GGTTCTCACGGATCTGTATATCCAGGAGAATCAAGGTGCCAAGTGGGAACCGCACACTGTTAAGCCTCATTCCGAAATTGTCGAAGACGAAGACTATTACCCAACGGAATTGCTCAACAAACCTCTTTTCCGTTTCGAAGGTAAGGGAAAGACTCTTCACAAAAAAGTCCAAGACTGGGCGGGCATCGGGGGAGAAAACCCTGTTGTGGTTCCCCATAAGAGCTGGGTCGAAGGAGATGATCCTGACAATGTCTATGACTTCTTCAGCCTGGCAACTCTTAACGACTCTGGTCTTACCTTCTCTCAAATCGCTGACGTTATCAAATACGCGCTATGAACGAACGTGTAAAGAAACTGTGGGTTGAAGCCTTGCGCAGCGGAGAGTACAAACAGACTCGCTATAGGCTTAAGCAAAACGAGGTAGATGGTAGTACATCTCACTGTTGCCTCGGTGTTTTGTGTGAGGTTCATGATAAAGAGACTGATGCTAAGAAGCAATCGTTTGATTCGATGGAGGGATTTCCTCCTTCACATATCTCTGAATGGGCTGATGTTAACTTTCAGGCTATAAGATTTAAGGTTGAAGGATATTCGATGCATTCGTCTATCCCTTTTCTTAATGATGGCCGCAAATATAACTTCAACCAAATCGCAGACCTTATCGAGGCTCAACTGTGAACGAAGAAGTCAAACAGAAATGGATTGCTGCTCTTGAGAGCGGAGAGTATAAGCAGGGAAAGTTCAATCTCAACAAAGATGAACAGTTCTGCTGCCTTGGGGTTCTTTGCGATATCTATTCCAAGGAAACGGGCGAGCCGTGGGTTAATTCCAATTTCGATTATGGTAAGAAGCTCATTCTTAAAGCGGAAGGTAACTTGCCTGTACAAGTTAAAAAGTGGTCTGGTCTTGCGTCTTTCGACGGGGGATTGTCGATCACGAATAGGCAAGGCGGAGAAGTTTGGCTTTCAAACCTTAACGACCACGATATGCCGTTTTCACAAATTGTTGATCTTATCAAGTACGATCTTTAACTGAAGGAACTGAAATGAAAAAGCGTGTAAAAACTAAGTGGCTCAAAGCTCTTCGCAGCGGTGACTACTCCCGTACTACTGGCCAACTCCGTGACGAAAACGGATTCTGTTGCCTCGGCGTTCTGTGCAACATCCATGCTCAAGAGCATCCGGAACTTGCTGTAAAAGAGACTAGCAAATTTAGCTATATGGATGCATCCGGGCATCTTCCTCCTGCAGTCGTAGAATGGGCCGGGTTGAGAGATGTTGCGGAAGAAGAAGCAGAAGACGAACCTACTGATGTAAAGGTTACGTATCGTGGTCAGGCAACTACCCTTGTAAACCTGAATGATACAGATAAGCTGAGCTTCAAGCAAATCGCAAACGTGATTGAGCGTTGTCTGTAAGTTTTATTCAATTTCGACATTTCGAATTGGTATAAGTTTATTAGGAAGCATTGTATTTATTCGATGCCTTTCTTTTCCCCTGAACCAAGCGATGGTGTTCGAATCACCAAAGTCCTGACGAGGATTAACTAACTGTCGAGAGGTAGAGTGGAGTCGCTACCGGATTAGCTGAGAGTTAAACGAATCAGTTAAGGGGAAACTTCCAACAGAGGGGCCGGTTAGATTCTGGCGCTGATGAGGCGAAGCTCTATAAAGGACGGAGCGCTGTTGGAAAGCTGAAGAGAGAGATGTAGTTGCACTCTTTCTGTTGGAACTTCTGTTGGTAAGGCAGCGAAACCAACTAGGTGTTTGGACCACCGAAACTAAACCGCAGTACCCCCGTAGTCCAGTACGGGGTTCCCTTCAACGCTTAAGCTTTGTCTTAGGCTGCAGAACTTAATCGTTGTAGATAAGGAGAAATAATGCCGTGCGGTGATTGCAAAAAATTCAAAGGGCCTGGTGTTGCGTGCGGTGGAAAGTATCTCGACCATCGGTTCACACCGGTCAGCGCAAAGGTCGGACCTTGCATGAACGACTTTGAGCAGAAGGAGAATGAGCCAGTAACTGCAGTGCCCAATCTCGGCCAGTTGCTTAAGGAAAAACTCGACGCCAAGAAACAGAGCTGCTCCAAATGCGACAGGCTCGTTGGCGGGCACTGTCCTAGTGCGAGCGGATCTTTTCTCCTTGAAATCAAACAGCCTGAAGTAATGGGCGGCTCTTGTAAGTTATACCTCGCCAAGAAGATAGAGTCAACAGACTCCAAGTCCCGTCCGTATCAGCTTCACCTTCACCTTTTGCCAGTAGAAGATCTGATCGCAGGTCACGACTACAAGGCAATTATGTCGAGAACAGGGATGCGATTTGAGTATATCGACGGCACTCCCATCACAGATCCTGTCAAGGTGGAGTATTTGATAAAGAATCATTTCCATCCTAGCAGTATCGTCTGCAACAAACTAGAAGTACCTACAACCAAAAAGGAAGAAACGACCATGAGCAACGCAATCATCCGTCTGGCAGATTCGCAATTCACCAAGGAAGTCGCTGACTTCGGTGGTCTGAACGTGGATCTGCGTGAAGCACTGCAGGACATGCAAGCAGCGCAGAAGAAGGAAGCGGCCATCGCAGCAGCGAAGGAAGTGATGGGCGTTCTGAACGCTGCTGAAATCGTCATCGAAGGAAACGTATCAGAAATCCGTTCGGCTCGCAACACCGTCGAAGCTGCAAAGACTCGTATTGCCGACATCAACCGTGCTAAGACGTACGGCCTGGAAACGAACAACTTCGTTCCGCTGGGCATTCTGGTCGGCCTCATTGGACCGTACAGTGTCGATAACAAGGAACTGCTGAAGGTTCCTACCGACTGGACGCCGAAGGCAGCTCCGAAGTCGGAATAAGGTCAGCTAGGTAGTACCCTGTGAAACTCAGGGTCGGGGAGCTTCGGCTCCTCGCTACGCTCAATGACTCGTGGGTGGCCTCCCGTTGAAAAGGCTGTATCTCCTGGGGGACTGGGAGTACGTTAGCTGTCATATTTACTAGGTTGCACCCATCTCTACTACTATATTTGTAGAGATTTATACTTTGGATATTGCGGCATCTACTGCCGGGACTTGCTCCAAAATGTGAAACTTCTGTTAAGACTACTCGATAGCATGGCAGAAGCGTTGTATCTGAGGACTGGGCAAACCTAACCGGTGGCCCAGTTCTTATTTCTCTTGAAAGATTCTTTAGTCCGTGTATAATTACACGTTCTTATGGTAAGCGGCGTATGATGAAACTGGTATCATAGAAGACTTTTAATCTTCCTTTTCCGGATCGTACCCGGATGCGCCGACCATTTAACTAACATGGAATAGACCATGATGAATTCACATCAACGCTCGGTGACGGTTGATCGTCTCAAGCTTATCGAACAACTGAAAGTAAACCTGGCTCAGCACAAGATTGACTACGCTGAAGCAGTAGTCGGCTATCGTTTGAAACTGATGGACGATCTGGAGGTAAAGCTGTATGAAGTAAAGGCCTGCACAGCGACAGAAGCTCTCAAAGTCCGTGCAGTCCAGTTCGCTCCTCCTCAGAGTTACGAGAAAGAGTACGTAGATGCAATCGCAATGCTCGAATGGTCGGTCAGCGACACCATCGAACTGGATCAAACGTTGTTCAAGCAATACGTCCAGAACGAATGGGGCTGGAGCCAGAACTTCGAAGTAGCAAGCTCACTGTACAAGACGTTCGCTGTCGGCGCAAGTCGCTAAGTAATCTATGGGCGTGCGAATCGTAGCAGGCCGAACCTGCGTAATACGGTAGGGGCTGAATTGAGTCCCCCTTGCGAGTGAGAGTCTCGTCACGTCCACCAATCGAAAGGTCTTAGGATCACTGTAGCTCATCCGGATAGAGCACAAGCCTTCTAAGCTTGGGGTAATTGGTTCGAGTCCAATCAGTGATGCCTAAGGCTTTTCCAATCGGAGCAGTATTCAAATGGAAACCAATCATGAAACTCAAGAACAGATTTGTACTGATGGTAATGCTGATGACAATGGCGAGTTGCGCTACGCAGCCCGCACCCGCATTCTTCGTGAAGGATACCGCTTCTTATGGCCTCTCAACGACGAGCCTCTAAACCAAGACCTCCGAGGCACGAGCAGTTAAACGAAGGCCTGGTAATAAAGGCTAAAACAGGCGGTGAGCATAAAAACCGCAAAGATAAACGTACTACCAAGAAACAGTTTGAGAAGGAACTTACCTCCGAACTGGTTGGAGAATGACATGACTCTAAGTGAAATATTCTGCATGGATTGTGGCCTCGAACACGCTGAGTCAAAGATGCTCTATGAAATCGAGGAAAACAAGGAAGCCTTCAAAAGACTTCTGTTCCGGTTGAATGATGCTACGCAAGAAGTAAATGCTGGTGATCGTGCAACTCTCATTCGTCTTCTCGAACCGGTAGTCAAATAGGAGTAGAACATGTCTGCTCGTGATGCTGTTGACCTCTCAGTTGGGCAAGAAGTCCTTCGCTACGAAGGTCGGTTCATGGAAAATCCGTGGGAAGTAATTCCCATCACCAACTACGAAGTTCTTCAGCGCAGTCCGGGTTGGGAAGTTCGTATCATCTACAAGCAGGACTAAGTTTAAATGTATATCGATCCTCCTGGTAAAAAGCCTTTCGTAGCTGCTGATTTAGAATTCGAGAAAGAAACTCCTAAGCAGAAAGCTTCTCGTCTCGGAGTCCCTCTGATTCCGAAAAAGCCTATCAACCCGCCGCTGCACAATCCCGTCATCGCTGTATGCGGTGAGTGTGGACACGAGTTTCGTGGCGGGGTAGAATACCGCTCCTGTCCTCTTCAAGATTGTCCTACGGGAAGTCGTGTGACACTGAACTAATCAAAGATTTGATCGTGGTCCTCCTTTCTGGCGCTTGTTTCTAAGCGCCTTTTTTTTGATTAGCCAAGAGCGTATTTGGTATAAGGATAATGGTAAAAATTCTAATTCCAGAAACCACTGCGCTCAAAGGGGGCTCACACCATGTCAACTGAAAAGAAGTGTCACGAAAAGAAGTACGATCAACTTACTGCAAAGAATGAAGCTGTGAGACTTACCCGCAAGGATAGGTTTCAGAAGCCGAAGACTGGTAGTGCGTTAGGTCAGTACAAAGCTTACTTCTGTAAAGAGTGTGACGCATGGCACATTCGGAAAGAAGGCCCAAAACAACAAAGTAGTAAACAAGAAAACATATTATGTCCAGAATCATCCTTCATACCTGCATGAATGCAGAAGACAACGCAATGCTTCAAGCGTTGTACTCACGTAGTATCGATAGCGTAGCCGATCACATCAAGAAGATTGATGAGGTCGGTTCAAGTAATTTCATGTCCCGATACTACCTGGGATACGGACATGCGTCTATTGGTGACTGCGGTTCTGAAACAATGTATTTCGAGGGTATCTCAATGCTAGCTGCAAAGGCTATTGAAGATAACCCTCTTTTCGTAGGACAGGAGTGTAGCTCACGTTACATCGATTTCAGCTATCAACCCTTCTATGATCCTGCTCCGAAGAACTCAGAAATGAGCGGTCGGATTGCAAATCTTTACGCTGAGTATCGTAAGTTCTATGTCGAGAGTCTTGAGCCTCTGAAGGCTCATCTCAAGACAGTGTACCCAATCAAGGAAGGCGACAAGCTAGTTACCTATGACAAGGCTATTGCTGCACGTGCTTTTGATATTCTTCGTGGTTTTCTCCCTGTCGGTGCTACTACCAATGTGGCTTGGACTGGACGACTTAGCAACGCTGGTGAGCATCTCATTTGGATGATGCACCATCCGCTTGAGGAAGTTCGAGTTCTTGGAGCTAAGGCGTATCAACAGATGCAGATGAAGTATCCTAATTCGTTCCGTCTGGATTACGCAATCGTAGCTAATTGCTCAACACAAGAAGAGTTTGAGCGTGAGCTTAGGAACATCGAAGGCAATAACGTGTATGAGTTTAACTCTGACTTCCAGAACTTCTACGCTATGTATCAAGAGGTGACGGGCTACGAAAGGATAACAGACCCTATTGAATTGGGAACATTTACTGTCGCTATTGAAGACGAAGATTCCAGGGCTCTGTGTCCTGGGTTTAAAGATCGCCCCAAGCGTACCAAACTCCATAAACATTCCCTTGTTTCTCAAACCACTATTTGGACCGAGTCTAGAATGGACTTCGGTTCATTCCGGGATATCCAACGTCATCGTAATGGCTACTGCACAATGCCAGTTGTAACAGGAGAGTATGGTATTCATCCTTGGTACTACGACAATCTTACGCCTGAACTTCAGAAGAAGGCTGATGAGTTGCTTGAAAAAATTGAGGATACGTATGACAGGTTGGATGTTCGTGAAAGCGACGAAGCTTTCTTAGCTTTCGGTCAATACATTCTCCCGATGGGTAATGTTGTTCAGGTGGCTTTCAAGTACACCGTTCAACAAGCTATGTACGTAGCTGAACTTCGTTCTGGTAAAACTGTTCACGCTACTGTCCGTCCATTTGCTCAGGCACTTGGTAAGTATCTGGAAGACTATGGTGTCCCAGTTTTCTATGATAAGGACGTTGATGACTGGACTGTTCGCCGTGGTGAGCAAGACATTGTCAAGAAGTAACTAAATATTGGTATAAGCACAGTGTCGGGAACAATAACGTTTTCGGCACTTTTTCTTTAGCGTTAAGGAGACTCAAAATGATCAAGTCCGGTAACTACATCATCATCCCGATTGGCGTTTCTTGCTTCGTCATCGAAGAAAAGGAAGACAAGTTGGAACTCGTAGGCGAAGCTCCTGGCAAGAGCATTGACGACATTTTCAACGACATGCGTAAGACCGTTCACGGCCTTGCAATGCAAGAACGTAAGTTGGTGGAGCAGACCGAGCGTAGCTGGAGGCGTTTCCAAGCGACGAAGGAATTCATGTCGGAAGCGGAACTCCAAGTTACCGAAGGACTGTGGGAGAACTTCAAGCTTGACGAAATGAAGGCTGACTGCGAACGTTTTGCATCAAACTTCGAGAAGGCACTGTTCGAATTGACGGACCTGATGCTCGAACACAACCTGGTCATCAAGTCGGTTGAAGGCGGTGAGGAATCTCCGCTCAAGGGTATCAGCATGGAGTCTGTAAAAAGCATGCTTGATAATCTCGGCAAATCCGAGTAAAATTGATTTATCAGCGGTAGCAGAGAGTTACCGCTTCTTTTAACTTTCGAGAGGCTCGAATGTCACATAGTAAACTTTATCATGAAGTGGCTGAAATGTACGCAGCTACTTTTGGCAGTAAACAACTCGCAGTATCCACAGAAGAAAAGCAATACGACCTGGCTGTAGTCATTGGTCGTTTCGAACCTCTGCATGTAGGTCACCAGATTCTCCTGAACAAGGCATTCATGGTGGCTGACAAGGTACTGGTTCTTATCGGTTCTTCGCACGCTCCCCGCACTATCAAGAATCCGTTTACGTACGATGAACGTTCGCAGATGGTTATTCAAGCGGCTGGTACTTCGAACATTTTCACGGCTCCGCTTGTGGATAACCTCTACTCAGATGATGAGTGGGTTACTTCCGTGCAAAACGAAGTAGCAACTGTTCTCTTGGCAGGAAAGGGTTGGGCAGACAAAGATGTAAAAAGCAAGGTTGCAATCGTCGGTAACAAGAAGGACGAAAGCTCATACTACCTTGATCTCTTCCCGCAGTACGATTACGTTGCAGTAGACGAAGTCAAGCTCGGCTTTGATGCTACAGCTATCCGTGAAGTAATCTTTGAGAAGCCTGGATTCATTGAGCTTCTCAAGAGTTTGGTTCCGGAGTACACTTTTAGCTTCATCAAGGAGTTCATCAAGACTCCGGAGTATCTACGTCTTGGACGTGAATACAAGATGGTACAGAAGTACAAAGACTCCTGGAAAGCAGCACCGTATGCACCAACCTTTGTGACTGTCGATGCGATTGTCAAGAAGGCTGGCCATATTTTGATGGTGAAGCGTAAGGCTGCACCGGGAGAAGGACTCCTTGCATTACCTGGAGGATTCCTGGAACAAAATGAAAGGCTTGAAGATGCGGCGATCCGTGAATTACAAGAGGAAACTTCGATTGACCTCCCTAGAGGTCTTCTTAGCGGTAGTATGTCTGCCGGTGTTGTTTTTGATCATCCTGGCCGTAGTTTGCGTGGGCGCACTATTTCGCACGCTTTTCTTTTTGACCTGGATAAGTCGGACAAAAAGCCGGGGCTTCCTAAGGTAAAGGGTGGCGACGATGCAGTCGCAAGCACCGCTTTGCAAAAGGCTACAGACTGGTACGAGATCGACTATGTACTCAGTCACGCTGAACTGATCTTCGAAGATCACTCATCGATCATTCGCAAGATGCTTGGTATCTAAAACAAAAGTCCCAGAAATAGATTCTGGGCATTCTAATTAACGAGGTGTTAATAATGTCACAATTCAAAATCAATCCGCTTCTCAATACCGATTCATACAAGCACAGCCACTTCCTGCAATACCCGGCTGGTGCAACTGCTCTGTCTTCTTACGTAGAACCCCGTAAGGACAATAGCGGTTTCGGTATCACCCACGTAACTCCGTTCGGCCTTCAAGGCTACATCAAGGATCACCTTCTGACTCCGATTGCGCTTGACGACGTGATTGAAGCAGGACGTATCTGTAAGCTTCACGGAGAGCCGTTTGCAGAAGGCGCATTCCGTAAAGTGGTAGAAGTGTACGGAGGTCGTGCGCCTATCACGATCCGTGCTGTAGCTGAAGGTACGCAAGTGCCTATCAGCAATGTTATCATTGACGTCGAATGTCACGATCCCGAAATGCTTTGGATGGGTTCATTCTATGAAACGCAAATCCTTCGTGCGGCCTGGTTTGGTACCACAGTTGCGACGATCAGCCGTCACTGTAAAGAAATCATCTTCAAAGGACTGGTCGATACGTGCGATAAGCCTCTTGACGAGCTTCCTTTTAAGCTTCATGACTTCGGTGCTCGTGGTGCTAGTTCTGCAGAAACTTCTGCTATTGCTGGTGCCGCACACTTGGTGAACTTCATGGGTACGGACACCATGCTCGGCATGGAGTACGCTCATCAATTCTACGGAGCAGAACGTGATTCTCTTGGGTTTAGCATCCCTGCTGCTGAGCATAGTACTATTACTAGTTGGGGGCGTTCAGGAGAAGCGGACGCATACCGTAATATGGCTGAGAAGTTCGGCAGTGGCCTTTTCGCAGTTGTCTCTGATAGTTACGACATCTTTAATGCTGTCAAAAACGTCTGGGGCGATACCCTTCGTGATTTTGTCCTTGCTTTGCCTGGTACTCTCGTTGTTAGACCTGATTCCGGAGATCCGGTGTCGGTTGTTAGGACGGTTGTTGGGATTCTCGCAGACAAGTTCGGATACGCGACGAACGGTAAAGGGTTCAAAGTCCTGAACAAGGTTCGTGTCATCCAAGGCGACGGTGTAAACCCTACCTCAATCGCAGCTATTCTCACGGCTCTGAAGATGGATGGTTTCAGTGCTGAGAACGTTGCATTCGGTATGGGTGGTGCTCTTCACCAGAAGCTTGACCGTGATACGTTTGGTTTTGCAATGAAGGCTTCGGCAATTCAAATCGATGGTAAGTGGAATGACGTGTACAAGGACCCCGTCGCTGGTGGCAAGACTAGCAAGCGTGGTCGTCTGGCACTGGTCAGTGACGAAAGCGGTGAACTTACTACGATCCGTCGTGAAAATGCAATGGGTCGTGACGATCATCTCGAAGTCGTATACACTGGCGGTAAGCTCGTGAAGGAACTGACGTTCAACGAAGTTCGCAGGAACGCTGCAATCTAAAAGGAGAACTGCTATGAAATAATTCTATACGGAGTTACTCATGGCTTTTGAAACTGATAAGAACTACCCTAACCGCAAAGACAACCGTCGTGTTTACAAGTATAACTATGCCAAAAGCGTGGACCGTACATGTCGTAATCACGGCAGTTGCAACTGGTGTCAGGGTAATCGGTTTTACTCTATCAGCAAAGCCTTGGCGAAAGCTAAGGACATGTTAGAAAACGACTAACACACGGGGCTTCGGCCCCGTTTTCATTTGTTCTTTTTTTAGTTTTTCGATACAAACTTGGTATAAGAATCTTGTAGTAGAAAATTATATTATTTTTCATCGACCTAAGGACCTAACCAAAATGTTTATCGTTCAACTGATTCTTGTGATTTTCGCAATCTTCACGCTGGCGATTATCTGCGTTGCTTATACGCAGTGCAAAATGAATACCGAAGCCTGGAAAGACAGGGTTGCGTACAAACTGCAAAGCTCGTTCCACTTGCAAGAGCGAATTGCAGTTCAGCTCACCGACTTGCATTTCCCCACCTTCCATACTGTGTTTGCGGATCAGCCGCATCCGGATATCGCTGCGCACCAGATCTTCTGGGATGAAGGCGTACAAGAGTTCTTGAACCGCACGCACTACTCGCCGGAACTCGGCTTTCCGTACCATATGTTCTCCCGTCAGAACTATGGCCGCGTAAACATCGAAGTTTAATTTAATAACAGGAACTGAAAATGTCGCCGCAAACTTTGAAAACAGCTGAACACATGAACGGCATGATTGAATCGGCAATGGAGACCATTGAACTTGGAGAAATTCAGTTGACTCCTGGTCAGACAATGCTTGTTCGTGCTGAACTGCTGAACATGTTCGTCGCAGGCTACGCTCGCCGTCAAGAAGAACAGCGGGAAGCTAGCAAGGCACTGTCAGAGTCGATCTCCGCTCTGAAGGTCACCATCGAAGAGCTTGCAACTCTCAAGGGCGTCGGTCAGGAGCAAAGCGGTGGCGGTTAATTTCTTCAAGCCCAGAGAGCTGATTAACGCTTTGTCTTGTCCTCTCTGTAAGTCAGATCAAGTGCAGGTCTGTCTCGACTATAACAATCCTCAAAAGGACTTGGCTAAATGTCGGAATTGTAAATGCACAGCGCCTCTCCAGATCTGGAATGATCGGAAGTAATTTAAGGCCCGGGATTTCTCGGGCTTTCTTTTTTGTTTAACAATGAAAAGCAGAATTCATATTGACCAACACGCTATCAGAGCAAACCGTAAGAACGGTACTGATCTGCCTGTTATTAGCGTAAAGACTTATAAGTCGAACACGAAATGTCGTGAAGTAGAAATCAACGGCCCATCCAAACTGATATACTCGCCTGACAAACCTCTGTCATGTGGAGCACGAGTGTGGCTGGAAACTGAAGCTGAGATAGTAACGAGATGAGCATGCCACATAAGACTTTACTAAGCATTGCTTTACTAAATGCTTTTATTGCTGGTCTAGCAATTGGTTGGGGTAATTACGTAACAGCAGCGATTGAAATAGTAGTAGTAATCTGCTGTATTCTTTTTGTATTCTTCGGGGAAATTGATGACTAATAAAGTAATTCTGTTGATTGACATGGACGGCGTTCAAGCCGATTGGACCAAGCGTGTACTAAGTACGTATACGGAGAAGTACCCTGACCGGTTCGTTCCCAAGCAAGAAGATGTAACAGAGTTTTTCATTGAAGGGTTGTTTCCGGAAGAACACCGGGAAGATCTTCTCAAGATTCCCCGTACGAAGGGTTTCTATGCTTCTCTTGAAACCATTCCGGGTTCAATTGAGGCGATGAAGGACATTGAAGAGAATTGTAAGGACTTTATCGAACCTTACATCTGTAGCGCCCCTGAACTTGACTTTGAAGATCTGCTCTGTCATTCTGAGAAGGCTCAGTGGGTTAAGAAAATCCTCGGAGATTTCTGGCTTAAACGAATGATCCTTACAAAGGATAAAACTGTAGTTCGCGGGGATTATCTCATTGATGATAAACCTGTGATTACTGGTGCCGTGGATCCTCAGTGGAAACATATTCATCTGAAACAACCTTATACCCCGAGCACGGCTCAGTGTACTTTTGAATGGAGCCAATGGAATATCTTGAAGAAACATCTTCTAAAGGAATCTAAAAAGTATCTAAAAGAATCCAGATATTACCGGTCCGGACTTTAATTACAAAGCCTAATTTTGGTATAAGAGAGTTGTAGGAATAGTACTTACTTTTATGTTTAGGGTAGGTGTCTTACATGCTCTCTGCATATAAGCATCACCCTAACTTAAAGTGTACAAACATGAACGTAACTCGCATATCAGGTCTAACCCCAGTAGTAGCTAACACAACGTTTAGCGGACGTTGTATCTTCGATGAAGGTGGGGTTCTTCAACCAGCAGCAGGTGTAGTAGTAACTTTTCTAAACGCGTTTATCGACGCAAGTGATTACCAGATTATTTTCGATCTGTCTAAGGGCGGCACTATCGCTGGTACTATCTACAACGATTATCACTCAGCAGTATGGTACGGCGCTGACTTCACTGGCCTAAGCCAAACAGGTACAAAAGTCCAAGCGGCTCTTGATTCGCCTCTAACCGCAAACGTTAAACTGGTTCGGGGCATGTATCTGTGCTCAGGCGTACAACTCAAATCAGTTGATAAACACATCATTTGCTCATCTTACAGAATGGGTGGGCAGAACGACGGCGTAATTCTTCGCTGGTCACAAGACATGGGTGCTGGCACTGCATGTCTACAGATGTACAACGGTCCAAGGAAGCTTGACACAGCTAAGTATCGTGGCTTCAAGATTATGGGCCCTGGTCAGAAGGGTGCAGTAATTGGAACGACCGGTTGTTTGATGGATGGCATTATTTTCGGTAATGGTGGTAATCACAAGTTCGATGCTAAAGATCTCTTTGTAACAGGCGTGCGTTTCGCATATACAGCTTGGACTAATGACGGTCACAGCTCACTTGATAACGTTGGTGCAACAGGTAACTTCGCAACGTGGAATATTCTAAGCACTGGTGGAGACTGGACATGGAAAGAATGTTCCAGTAACGCAGAGCAACGTGCAGCATTTTATCTGCCGAGAAATGGTAGCTTCGGCGTACATGCAGACATGGACGATTACTTTAATGGCTATGCGCCTTACTTCGTCTATCAGGACAATGTTCTTGATCCCCGTCTAGCATCTACAGTAACAGCCGGTATGACTGTCTCTAGTAGATGGAGGCGTATTGGCTGTGAGCGACTCGGTAACGCATTTATTAACCTGTTGCCTACTGATTCAAACTTCTATCAGCTCAAGCTTGAAGATAGTGGTTGGGATTCGTTCGTAAGTGGTGCAGCAGTGATTCCTAGTGAAGCTCAAGACTTCGCAATAAAGGCTGGGTACATTGAAGGTCTTGATCTTAATGATACTCTAGAGTCTGGTGGTGCTGGAACTCTATCAGCATTTACTTCTGGTGTGATAAAGGTTGGTAATAGTAGTTCTCGTGGCATTTCAGCTACGAGACTACACAACCTTCCTGCAGCAGGAAAGACATTCCTGTCAGGTACAACACGTGCACGTATTATTCCGCAAACATATAACCTGCCAGTGATTAACATCCCTGCTGGTTCGCTAAGTGCGACTTACACTGCTCTGGACTTTGAAGCATGCAGTCGTTCAAACTGGTTCCCACAGTTCCGTACAGATAATGATCTAGGCGGGGCTAATGCAGAAATGGTTGTAAGTGGTAATGTAGTTACGATTACGCTCTCAGAGGCGTTGACGTATGCTGTAAGCTTTACTATAAATCTCTATGGACCTGGCAATTAACTAACAAGGAGTGCCATGCTCTCGAAACACAAACAAAAAGGATTCACCATTATCGAACTGTGGTTCGTGTTGGTGGCACTCATCTGTATCGGAGTCCTCGGAACGGTTGCTTTCGTAGGATTCCATTTTCTTTCCAAGTGGTGGTGACATGACTGAGTATGAGTTCACCGAAGTGCCGGGATACGCAGACGTTATGACGGCGAAGGATTGGGCTGAAAGTGTCGAATGTGGTGCTTTCATTCCTTCTGATGGAACTGGTTTCTGGTGTAAAGGCGAGAAGCAAGAGTCGGTGGTTGACAGTTTCGCTACAAAGCCGGAATGGGCAACTCATGTAGCGTGGTACAACAAATGACAACTCGTTATTACGGCAGAAAATACGCATCAGGCAATCTGTGGGAGGAAGTGTCTCTCAGAGAATGGCGGGCAATGGTTACTAGTGCCCACTACGAGACGAAAGTATTAGAAACTTCTCCTGATGTTCCGACGAAGATGTCGGACAGAGACAAGTGTGAGCTGACGGATCAAGCCACAATGAATGCTCTTCGAAAGGCTGGAATCGATGTTTGGACTGAACAACCTGAAGATGACATGGCAGTCATGATGACGTTCGCAGGATTGAAGCGAACCATTCTCGCTGCTAGTGAAGGACTTGCAAAAAAAGAAGAGCCTTTATCTTTTAAAGGTGAAACCTTCAGCAACTGGTGGGAACGTCACTGCATGGACGGTTCTAACATGGACTATGCCTCGGCAGAGTTGGCGTGGAAAGCATCCAAAATTGCCAATGGAGAAGCAGGCTGATGGTCAGGTACAGAAGACAAGAGTACGATTTTCTATCGCAGGAAAATCTGGTATGGGGAGTGATCCTAATTGTGCTGGTCTTCGTTGCAGCGAGTCTTTACGCACGATATCAGCACAGTGAAGATCTTCGTATACACGGATGTAACCTTCTCACCGAAGCTCCTACTGGACGTAGGGTTTTCTGCGGCAAGGGTTGTACTAAGCCTGAACATGTTTACGTATACGAGTGCTACGAAGGCACACGAACCGAAGTTCACTAAGGAAAATCATGAACGACATCGATTTGAAACGTAAGAAGGTTGCGGGGATCGTCAAAGTCGCAATCGGCGCTATAGCGATTGCTATCCTGGCTCCTGCAATCATGCTGCTAGTAAAGGGCTTGGTTGGTATCGGTATCGCTGGTATTGTGGCGTTGGCTATTGTCAACTTCGCGCCGGTGATCTCGATGAAGTTCGCCAACTGGAAGATCAAGGCCATCGTAGCTGAAGCCAAGAGCAATCCGATTGAAACAATGATCAACGTTGCTCACGCTCGGCAGGACAAGCTGAAGGAAGCTCAGACTGCAATTGCTAATCTGAGCACACAGATCAAGAACTTCGGTGACAAGTTGGCTGGTTTCAAGCAGAAGTTTCCGGATCAAGCTGATGTGTTCGAAACGAATCATGCGAACATGAAGCTGGTTCTGAAGAAGTGGCAAGACAACTATCGTCTTGCAGACTCTGCGCTCTCGACTTACTTTGCTGAAATCGAGAAGTGCAAGGCTGTAAACGACATGGCGATGGAGATGCAGAAGCTCAACAGCATGGCCCAGATGGATTCGGACAAGCTGCTGGAAGAACTTAAATCGAAGACTGCCATCGATCAAGTGAGTGAGAACCTTAACCGGTCTATGGCTCAGCTCGAAACGTCGCTGCTGACTGAAGTTCCAGGACAGGCTGTAACTCCGCAGTCGGATTCGCTTCTTACCAACGATCCTGCACAAGTGGTGGATTTCTCCACTGTGAAGGTTGCTCAAAAGGTGTGACATGGTTAAGGTAGTCGGCCAGGATAGCGCCGTATCAAAGCGCATTACGTGCAAGAACTGCGGTGCTATCAACGAGTATCTCCCCGTAGATGTGCGAGAGTTGTATCGGGGAAGGGATATTGGTGGTGGTAGCGAAGGCCGTGATGGCTTTAACTGTGGCCAGTGTCGCAAAGAAATAACCACGAGGAGCTTTTGACGTGTACAAGAAAGAATGGAACTGGCTTGAATGTGCTTGGAATATTCTCGATCCGCAGGAAAATGTAATTGCAGAAGTCGGTTCGAAATCTCAAGCTGACGCTCTTCTCTCCCATCTCAACCGGGGTTAAACATGTACACGAAAGAACTAGATGGAACCCGTAATGCGTGGGGAATTCTTAGTCCAGAAGGCACTACTATCTGCTATGTAATAGGTGAGCACGCAGCAGAAGCTCTTCTCTCCCATCTCAACCGGGGTTAAACATGTTCGAAGGGATTTGTAAGCACTGCAAGGTCCCGATTGTATTAGCTCCTACGAGGCTTTCGGGAAACATGTGGCGAGGAAAGAAGCGTTATGAAGACCAGACACCGCTATCGCAGTATTGCTGGGTAGATCCCCAAGGCGGGTCTCAGCTTCACCAACCCGGACCTGAGAAAGAAGTAACCATTTCGGCAGAGCTGTATGCCGAATGGAAAGATGCGTATCTGGCCTTCGCAGGGGCTTTTGATACACCTATTCATCGTCAAAAGTTGTCGGATGAGTATTCCACAGATGCGCGGGATCGCCTGTCCGCATTCAACGTGAAGATGATCAACCTGATGCAGGAGTCTCAAAAGTGTACCGACTGATTTGCAGCCTCTTGGTGGTCCTGGTTTGTGTTGGTGGCTACTTCGCCTTCAACCATGACTCCGGATCGACTCAGCAGGCGTCTGACGCAGTGCAAACCCAAACGGCGGCTCCGGCTGCCTCAACGTCTTCGGACGATAACAATTTCAAAGACCTCAAGGTGAATTGACATGTTCAACAACAAGTACAACAACCGTCGTTGGATCTACGGCATGATCGTAGGCGCTCTGATCACGTGGCTGGTCATGCACAATGCACACGCTCAGTCACTCACCGTGGCAACTGGCGGGCCGAAGGGTACGTACTCGGCAATGTTCAAGGAATTGAATCAGCGCTGTGGTCTTGGCGAAGTTAAGGAAATCAACAGCCTCGGGTCGAACGACAACATCGACAAGCTGGTTGCCAACCAAGTCAACGGCGCAATCGTGCAGACTGACGTTCTCGTGCTTCGTGCGAAGACCGAAGATCTCTCGAAGATCAAGACGCTGTTCTCGCTTCACCCGGAACAGGTTCACTTCCTGGCTCGTGGAGATGGCGTGAAGGAAGGCGGCTTCATGGGTATCGGCGGAAAAGAGATCAAGTTCAACAACATCTCGGACCTTAATGGTCGTACCATCGGCGCTGCTGGAGGCTCGGTTTTGACTGCGAAAGTGATCAAGTTCCAAGGCGGGCTTACGTACAACGTTCAGGAATTCAACACGAACGCTGACGCCCTGTCCGCACTGACGAACAAACAAGTCGATGCAGTGGTCATCGTCGGCGGTCAGCCCATGAAAGAAATCGAAGCTCTGCCGTCGATCTTCAAGATCCTGGCTATTCCGGCTACGGTTCAAGACAAGCTCAAAGCGGTGTATCAACCGGCTCGTGTGAGTTACCGTAACCTGGGTGCGGCTGGCGTTCAGACGGTATCGATCACTTCGCTTCTGGTTACGCGTGAATACAAGTCGGCCAAGTTCGTGAATGCGCTCAAGAACTATCGTGAGTGCTTCTACAACAATCTGGATGATCTCCAGGAGACGACAGGTACGAGTCCGGCATGGCAGAACGTTGTCAAGTCGGATCAAGGCAAGTGGACGTGGAATGATCTGAAGTAATGGATACGTTTGTCCACATCTACCTCTGTCTTGCAGTGGCTTACTTCCTGATGTTGTCAATCTTTTACGAACAGGATGGTATAAGCGAAGTACTGGAAGATATTATCGGTTCCATTCTTTGGCCGATCTGTGTCTTCATGGACTTGTTTCCGAGGCGTAAGCCTACGGATAATCTTCGTTAACTGTAGGGGTGTTCACACAAGCCCCTTAGGGGAAACTATGTGGGCACTCATTGTAGTTACCGTTGCAACGACACCGTATCTCAATCCTGTTATTCCTCAGCCTAAGTACGAGGTAATCGGAACGTATGACACTATGCAACACTGCCAGGATGATGAGTTTCTGTACAGCGGTGCTGGTTACAAAGGGCGCAGATGGACTGTGCCTTATACGTACGATAAGAGGACTCAGTGTGTGAGAGTTTCGAATCAATGATATAAAGGGCGCTTCCACAGGCCCTTTTTCTTTAGGTGGTGGAAATGCTTATCTTTCATATTTATTTGATTGGTCTTGCTGTATCTCTATTTTTAGGAATGGTACTTGTAGGCTTTCAAAGAGGAGAAGAGCTTGATAAGATCATCGGTGGTGTTATGGCATTGATCTACTCAGTGTTTTGGCCTGTTGTCGCAGTGGCCTTGTCACTTTTCTTCATAGGGTATTTTCCAATTTGGATTGGTAAGTGTATACGGAGGATGACGGAATGACTACGGTACATTTCGTTTTGGCATATCTAATCTCGATTCCCTTTGCTATCGCAATTAGCCTGATCGTAATTGGATATCGTGGTGATAACATGTACTTAATCCGTTATAACGGAGAGCATGCAATTGGGGTTATGCTAGGTATTACATGGCCAATTACTGTTCCATATCTTTGCTTGTATTTTTGCATGGGATGGCTTGTACAGTGGCCTTTGTGGTTTGGTTTGTATTTGAAGCGTAAGATGCGTGAAATACGTAAGAAGAAATGAAGACAGAGAAACAACTCCTAGGCGATGCATTCAGACAACTTGGTGCACAGGTAATTAGCGATCTCGGTCGTATGCCAAAGCGCTTGAAAAAGCAGATGCATAAAGATAGAATTAAAGCCTTTCAAAACAATCAATTTAACAAGAGTAAAAAATGAGCACACAAGATTTAGACAAGGATGAGCAAGACGCTATTGAAGTAGCAAAGCTTATCGATAGCATGATTCCTCCTACTCGGTATAAGAGTTTTATCTATCGTCTGGTTAACGATGTATCAAAAGCATCGATGGGCGTCCACCCGCTTCCTGCTCATGTACCTTATCGCAAAAGTACGTTTGAAGGAACCGATTTCTATCACATCAATGGCGCTTGGTGGCAGCTTGGAAATGTAAGCTCTGACGACAAGGGCATTTTCGTTGAGTTCTATCGTATGGAAGGTGAATTCAAGGGGTACTCGGTATGACTCTTTACGCACATCTTCAACAACTGCGGGTTGAAGCTCTGAAACTTGGTGATTCTTTTTCGTTTACTAAGCTTGGTACTGTCCTTGGGGAAGCCAAGCAAGTAGCTACGAAAAAAGAGAACCGTGACCCTACTGATGAAGAAGTAATTAGCATTGTCAAGAAGGGTCTTGAAGGCATTGCAGAAATGCTTGCGCATGAGAAGGATGATCTTAAGCGAGGCGCTCTCATTGCTGAACGCCAGCTTCTTCAAGGCTTCATGCCGACTCAGTTGTCAGAAACTGAAATCAAGGTAATCATCGAGAATGCTGCACTGGATAACATCGGCAAGATCATGGCTATCTTCAAGAACAACTACGCAGGTAAATACGATGGAAAGCTTGTCTCAAAACTCGCTAACGAATTTCTATCAAGTAAGGTTTGAAGAACTGAAAGAAATCGAAAGATTTGTTACGTATCAGTTCGTTTGCGCAGAAACAGATCCTAATCCAGAAGAAAGTCTTTGGGAAATCGTATACGATAGGATCTTCTGCAAGAAATGCTCCGTAAGAGTATTCGAACTTTGCAGCGATATGGGTTCACGTTTAGACTATTACGATCCTGATACTTCGTATGAAGAAGATGCCAAAGCGTTTATCTATGCGTTGCGGGAAAAGATTGCCCAATTTGAGAGGTTGAATGTCTAATCTTAAAGAAGAATGTCCTACACTTGACACCTCCAAAACGCGTCTTGTGTTCTTGGATATCGACGGAGTTTTGAACTCTGACAAGACTTTCATTCTTGCAGGGGCATGGCCTAACCTTGAAGTGGACTATGAAGCTGATATGGGCTACTTCGGAGGGCCGAGGGCTAAAGTTGTTAAAGCTCCGTATGTGAAGTATCCCGAAGGCATTGATAAGTACGCAGTTGGGCTGCTTAACAAGCTCCTCGTTGCTACCAATGCTCATATCGTTGTCTCATCTACGTGGAGAGAAGGCGTTGACATCTACAGTCTTAGGTTGGTGCTTGGCGCTATGGGTGTTGATCCTACTCGTGTTATAGGTAAGACACCTGAGTTCCGTGGTAATCGTGGAGAACAGATATTTGATTTCCTTCAAGGCATTAAAGAAAAACGTTACTACACAGGTCCAGACTTTTTCGTACAGAATGGAAGACTTATTCAGAGTCTATCTAAAGTACCTGTTACAGTCGAGTCATACGTAATTCTAGATGACATCAATGACTTTCTTCCGCAGCAAATGAAAGACGTTGTATTGACTGATGGGCGCGAAGGCTTGAGCCTTGCTGATACTTTGCTATGCGGGGCAGCACTCACTGGCAAAGACTTTGAATTGAATCATTTGATTCATGGTGAGGAATATCAAGGACGTATTCTCTGGACTGAAAAAGAGAAGTATGAGTGAAGAAGAAATCGCTGAGTACGGAAGGTCAGAGTACTTACGAGGAATTAAGGAAGGACGTTCTCAAGTCACTAGTGAAATCGCTGAGTATAATAGACAGGAACAGCAGCGATTGAAAGAGTATTATGAGAGGCGAGAGAACAGAGGTTTACCCTTCTCTTAATTCAATAATTTAGTACTTGTTGGTATAAGCATATTGTGAAGGACATTCATAGCCACATCGAGTGTTCTTCATTTCCTTTTTATGTGGCTTTGTTTTAGGTTCAAGATGTCAGCACTCAATATTCAAACAGCAGCACGTAACGTAGTTCGCAACACTGTCAACCTTCGTCTTGAAAGCGATGTAACGATCAGTGATATGGCAGCTGCAACCAAGCTCTCAGAAAGCACTATCCGTCGCATTGAAAAGTTCAGCCGCCTTGGTGCCCTGGCTGGTAACTATCGTCCGCAACTCTCGACGCTGGTCAAGCTGGCTAACGCAGCAGATGTTACGCCGCAAGACTTCATTACGCAAGAACTTACCGTAGTGTAAGAAAAAGAATAAATCGCTTATAGTAGTATTCGACGGAGCGTATATATAGCTACGCTCCTTTCTGTTTTTTATCTCGGGAACAACAGAGGGCGATTCAAAATGTTTAATGAAATCATTAGCGTTGTAGAGTACGAAGAAGGCTTTGCTCTGATCGAAGATACTCAGGGTAAATACCTGGCGACTAAGGACAATCCCGAAATCACATCACTAGAGTTTCCACGTTGTTGGCTTACTGACAATACTCGTGATAGACTCTCGATGTTGACGTAATAGCTGTGCATGGTGAGTAGGACATTTTCTCCTTCCCTTGATTGAGCAACCTGGGGTTATCCTACAGAATTGCTTTTTGAACCCCTTTTGGGGGCATGATGAAGTATAGAAGTAACGACAACGTTACTAGAAGTATGTAACATTCTTCGAAAGTTGTCTTCGCCTGCAGCGAAACCCAGGGACCGAGATGCTCTGGGTTCGAGAACAGCTCATCTAATATAGTTAACTATAAGTTATGAGCTGCAGGTGATGGACATCAAGCACCGCATGAGTTCATCATGAACAACGACCTTCGGGTCGCACAGAGTTTGAAGTATCAAACTGGTTCAATAGCGATATCCGTTCTTTAGGGAAAGGGTTAAGTTGGAAGCCAGAGAGTATCTGCAACAGTGCTCTACGTTGCTTTTCCGAAAGGCAAAGCAAAGACTCTACCTAGCTTGTAGCTAGGTAAAGCTAATTCTGGAGCTGTGGTACGACGTCGTCCTCTTGGCCAGGCACCCCTGGTTGGAAGAGACCGTCGTAGGTTCTGCACAGAATGTGTTCAAGCTTATAGTTGTAAAAGTTTCGAGAGCCGTCGAATTGGATTATCTGCCAAAAAATCTTCCAGTTCAAAATTCGCTTTCAATAATTTAAGAAGTAATGGTATAATAACCTTAGTGAGCCGTTCTTATGTTGGGTTATCAATTGGTGATTACTCCCCAGCATTATTCTTTTTGCTCACCCTCGCTTTAATCCTCGCATTGATTCTAAAGAGTCAGTGCCTGAATTAAAGTTCATGGACCGATAGAATGGTTTATCTAAACCCAAATCGCAAATTACAGGTTCGAGTCCTGTACTCCGCTGCAGTTGCGGGGTTGGTGAAATTGGTAAACACAGCGATTCCAGATCCATTCGATTACTTGTCCATTCCCATTTCACGGGCCGTTCGATGCTAGGTTATCCCTCTTACTGATTCCCCTAGTTTCATTTCTTTGCCCGTATCAATTTTCAAACGAACCGAACGCATTAAGGGTTATCTACTATCGGAAAGTTAAACGACAGTCGTATCAGCAGTACTCGGAAACGAGAGATACTTCAAGAGGGTTAACATTGTTGTACTCTGCTTGAGCTAAAGCTAAGCTGGTGAATCCAGTATCTCCCTTGGCAAACATTTGTTCGTTTTCTCAGTTTCGCTGAACCGCTTGTATTGGTTTATCTACTGTTAATAGAGAGGTCGAAGGTTCGAGTCCTTCTGTGGTTGCCCTACGGGTTGCCGCATAGCTCAGTTTGGTAGAGCGCTAAAAATTCCAGTACGCCTTTTGTTCAGCTTCAATTTTGTGAGCCGTTTCGATTTGGATTATCCTTTTAAGATTTCCTCCAGATCACTTTCATTTGCTCACTACCTCTTTACGGGCCGTTAGTGTTAGATTATCACTATTCGGAAGTCGTGGCGTTGGTTCGAATCCAACTGCAGCCTTGAGGGTTGTATAGCTTAGCGGATAGAGCACGTAAAATCTTCTAGCACGCCTTTTGCCCGTATCCCCATCATGACCTTTCGTATTTAACTTTGCAGTTTGGAAAGTGACTATAGAGTAACTCTGTAGGTATCAACTTCCCGCTTCCGTTGCGTACCACAAGACTCCGCTGCGCTACGTCTTGCGCTACTCCACTACAGCCGGAGATCCGCTGGGTCGCTTTACAGCCCAGCATGAGGTCAGGTCATGACCGCAGTACCACTAGACTTACGTATCTCAAGCAGTTGTTAGATTGCTGGCTTAGAGTAACTCTAAGTTATAGCTTTCCGCTCTACGTCCTTCGGACTACGGCGGAGGAGATGATGAGCACGAGGAGCATCTCCAGGGCCCTGGTAACCAGGATCCGTAGATGTCTCAGCTCAGCACCACATGTGGTAAGTTAGAAGTACCCGAAGGTCTGTTTCCATCTTGGATTCAGACCTTCTTTTTTTAGTCGATTTAAACTTTGTTCCCTAAACTTAAGGAGCCTCAAATGTCATTCAATACCCTCGCAAAGAATACCAATACCCGTACTGTTGCACGTACCACGCCACAGAATCGCCCGGCTGGTAACGCTCCGGTAGCTCAGGTCAAGAACAACGCTGGCGGCTTTGTATTTGAGATCTCTGGCCTTCAAAAGCTGGATCGATTCCTTATCATCGGCACGAGCGGTGGTACGTTCTACGCTAGCGAAAAGGACATCACGAAGCAGAACACAGATGAGGTCGTGAAGCTCATCAAGGCAAATGGCAAGGTTGTGGTTGATCGTGTGGTAGAGATCAGCCAAGCTGGCCGTGCCAAGAACAATGACTATGCGCTTCTGGTCATGGCTCTGGTCTTCACCCACGGTGACGTTGCAACCAAGATGTATGCGAAGGATAAGCTGAACCTCGTGGCTCGTACTGGCACGCACTTCATGCACTTCGTTGCATTCGCAAATGGTATGCGTGGTTGGGGCCGTTCGCTCAAGAACGTAGTTCAGAACTGGTATTCCTCAAAGGATACCGATAAGCTTGCGTTCCAGATCGTGAAGTACAAGCAACGTGACGGCTGGTCCCACAAGGACATCATGCGTCTGGCTCACGTCAAGCCTGGCACTGATCCGGTTCGTCAGAACCTGTACAAGTTTATCAACAAGGGTGCAGAGTCGCTGTCGCAAGGTGACCTCGTGCCTCAGCTTCTGATTGCTGCAGAGCAAGCCAAGACTGCAGATACGAAGACGTTGATTAAGCTGATCCAGGATTTCAAGCTCACGCATGAAATGATCCCGAATGAGCAGAAGAACGACCCGAAGGTTTGGGAAGCTCTTGTGCCTCACATGGGTCTAGGTGCGCTGGTTCGCAACCTGAACAAGCTCACGGCAGTTGGTTTGATCAAGCCTTTCTCGGAAACGAGCAAGATTGTATCTGCCAAGCTCCACGACGTTGAAGCCATCCGCAAGGAACGTCTGCATCCGATGTCAATCGTAGTTGCGCAGAAGATCTACGCGCAAGGCCGTGGCGATAAGGGTTCACTCGTATGGACTCCGGCCCGTACCATTGTGGCTGATCTGGAAGATGCATTCTACGTTTCGTTTGAAGCAGTAGAGCCGTCCGGTAAGAACATTCTGTTGGGCCTGGATGTATCGGGTTCAATGAGTGCTCCGATCAGCAATACGCCTCTGTTGAGCTGTGCTGAAGGTACGGCAATCATGGCTATGGTCACCGCTCGCACAGAGCCGTGGACTGAGATCCGTGGTTTCACGAGCGGCGCTAATGGCTTTAAGGATCTCGGGATCACATCCAAAGATACTTTGGCTACGGCGTGTGGTAAGGTTCGTGCGCACAACTTCGGTGGTACGAATTGTGCATTGCCGTTCGAGTATGCGCTTCAACATAAGTGGGACGTTGACGCTGTCTGTGTTTACACGGATAACGAAACGTGGTCTGGCGGCCAACACGTGTTCCAAGCGGTACGCAAGTATCGTCAGGGCATGAACAAGCCTGAAGCTAAGCTGATCACGGTCGGTATGGCTGTGAACAACTTCAGCATTGCTGATCCGACTGACCGCAATATGCTGGACGTGGTTGGTTTCGATACGGCAACTCCGAGGTTCATTTCGGAATTCATTGCTGGCAACCTGTAAGTTGAAAGGTTGTAGTAAGTAAAAGCCGGGTTTCGACTCGGCTTTTTTTAGCCTTCTGAGAAAAAACTGGACACATGTCCAGAAATCTCGTTTTGTCCAAAAACCTCAGAGCCTTATAAACAAAGGGTTTGCGGGGAGCGTGTCCAGTTTGTCCAATTTCTCTAAAAAAAACTGGACAGCTGAAACCCTTGCTGCATAAGGCTGAGAGCCCGATTGTCCAGTTTTTTGGCCTTTTTTCCAAAAACCATACCTCACTTTCTATTTGATAAATAAAAAAACAAAAAAGTAACAACATAGGGTTCACCCTAACAGTCCAGGAATATGGGGGTACTATATATATATTTATATTTGAACTTTTAAAAAATATATTTATATATAAGAGGGTGAGGTAACCTTTTTGCTAGTTTTTTATTTCTAATAGAAAGTGAGGTATGGTTTTTAGAAAAAAGTGAAAAAAACTGGACAAAATCGCTGTGAGCCTTATATACAAAGGCTTAGAGCCTGTCCAGTTTTCTAAAAAGTTTCTGGACAAATTGGACAGCAGTGCTATAACTCATTGTTCTATATACGTTTTCTCGTTTCAATGAAAACGGACATTTCTGGACATGTGTCCAGTTTCTTGCGAATCCTTGGTATAAGGGAGACGCACAGTAGGGTAAACCATGAGTAGTAGACTTATAGAAAAACTTAAAAGGTTGGCTCTTGACTCAGCTCAACCAGAAACAGGTAGGTATCGAATAGCAGCAGCGGTGCTTGATCGCAAGGGCAAAATTTTAGCCACTGGAACTAACTCATATGTGAAGACTCATCCTCGACAGGCTGAGTTAGCTAAGAAGACTGGGAACAGTCATCGTCACTGGCTACATGCTGAGGTAGCTGCTTTAGTAAAAGTAAAGAATGGAATCCCTGCCAAGATAGTAGTCGTAAGGGTAGGTAACGCTGGTGAACTTAGACTGGCTAAGCCCTGTCCCGTATGCATGATGGCTATCAAACAGGCAGGAATTGAATCAATAGAATACACGGTATAGAAATGTGGACATACGAGAAGTAGTTAGTGATTTATCAAATCTACTCGCTGAGGCTTATCGCGGGTATCCAAGGGGAGTAAATTTTGTACAAATTCAAATACTGCCTAATTTAGCAGGGTCAGGCAATGTAGCAGAGCCTTCTAATACAATTAGATGTCAATTTAGGCTGGTAGGTACGATCGAGTACTTTTATGTTCAAACTCATGTTCCTCTCTTTCTACAACGTAGAGAATCGCCCGATTTCGCAGAGTTAATTGTTAGAGATATACGATACGAAGTAGATCAACACTTAGGAAATGATGACATGGCACAGTGGAATCAACGCCCAGATCAACGTCTGAGGCAACAAGAGAATCAAAGACGTCAGGCTCGTGGTCAGCCTACTACAGAGCCTACTATGGATGGAGTTCATCCATCTTTAGCTGCAGTTCATGTTGGTTTTGATGCTGCCCGCGCAACTGCTGGCATAGCTATACAGGACTGGTTAAACCAAGAAGGTCCCACTCGTAGACTTTTTGGGAATGATGCCAATGGAGCTATTGAGTACGCAACAGTAGCAGCTGCATCAGCAGCTACAACTGGAGGAGGTATGTGGGCAGCTGCCCCTGCTACCACGACGAATAGAAGTTTCTACTACACTAACGGCAATTCTACGAATGGTACTAATGCTATCTTTGGAGAACCAGTTAGCGAAGCACCACTCACTGTTACTGAATCACAGTTGAAGACCATGCTCAGAGATCTCATTAAGGAGAGTCTTGATCTGCGTCTTAGCGTTCAGGAATCAGATGGCGAAATCACGGTAGAAGCAGAGGTATATTTTGATGGTGAGTTGATCACCTCAGACTCAGACATGATTCAGCTATGAAAACAGTAATTCTTTACCATGCTTCATGCATGGACGGTACAGGCGCACGTTACGCAGCTTGGAAGAAGTTTGGTGACAATGCTGAATACCATGCTTGTCAGTATGGTCAAAATCTACCCGATTTTCCTCAGACGAGTGACACTGAGGTATTCATGTTAGACTTCAGTATGCCCAGGACAGCTTTAGAGGCACTCAGGAGCCGTTGCAAGAGGGTAGTGGTCATCGACCATCACGCCACTGCTCAGGAGGCCCTCCTAGGCCTTTCTGACGTGGTCTTCGATTTTACCAAGTCTGGGGCAGTGCTCGCATGGGAATATTTCCACCCCAACGACCCTGTTCCGATGCTGCTTCAATACGTTCAGGACCGTGACCTGTGGAAGTTCAAATTTCCTCTAAGTGCAGCAGTGCATTCAGGGCTTGGACTACTCAAAGGCCGTATGGATGCATGGAATAACTATGCTGAGCAGGAAGAAGAACTGCCAAAGCTTATCGACATTGGTAACACTTTGCTCCAACAACAGAAACAAATCGTTGAAGCAGCAGTGCCAAAAACAGTCAGGGTAGTGAATTTTGATAAGTATCAAGCAGGGATTCTAAACACAGGTGAGTTCATCTCTGAGAAGGGTGCAGCAATCTGTGAAGACAAAACGCTTAACGTTGATCTTGCGATTATGTGGTTCATTACCAAAGACAATGATGTAGTGTTGTCAATGCGTTCACATAAAGATAGTGGCGTTAACGTAGCTGATCTATGTAAAGCACTAGGCGGTGGCGGACATCCCAACGCTGCTGGTTGTAGAGTTGGTTTCAAGATTCTTGAACATATCCTTAACGACGAATGGTGGAGTGAATAATGTATAGCAAAATTCAACAAATGATCGCTGGTAATATCAACTTCCTTACCACACAGATTCAGCCTTATCTAGATAAGTATCAATGTAAAAACGCATTTGATCTCTACACCCAGCATTTCGAAGACATGGAAGAGAAGGTCAAGGTGATGGGTTACGTGCATCGCCGTGACGCGTATGTTACGATTGGTAATCAAATTGCTAGTGAACAGACCAGCATTCAAGACGAAATCACTGATTCGTTTATGAAGACTATTCCTAGTAGTCGTAAGCAAGAGATCATTGGTAACGCTTTCAGCCGTGAAGTTGAGAAGCTTCTCATGGACTCGAATCCTGAGATGTTGAATTATGCTCATGAGGGATATCTCAAAGACGCTACGATACTTCTGAAAAATGAAAATTATAGCGATGCCCTTCCTCTGATCGCAGCGATTTGGTATGATACTGAAATTGAAAAACTTAACGAACCGGAGGAAACTCCGAGTGAACCAAACGAACCACAACTAGCATGACAGAATTAAGTAAAACAACCGCAGTAGAATGGGCACGTGCTCTGTATTCAAATCCGGAAGATGTGGAGCACGTTGTAAAGCTTTCAGAATCACAAGAAGCACAAGTACGAAAAGATATGGAAGCAATGGAGAGACGTCTCAGTAAGATTGGCGTTGAGACTAATCCTATTGAGACTAATCCTATTGAGGATAAAATCAAGGCTGCTCCACTTCCTTCTTTTCCAGCAGAAAAAGGTCCAGACTTAGCAAGACAAGCGTTTATTAAAGAGCTGAATAGAGAATCTAAGCCTGACAAGCAAAGCGCACACAGTTTTCTAGACGAAGCTTCAAACACAATGAAGCAACGAGCAGCATTGCGTGATGCAGAAGGTGGGGAACGCACAGCGGCCAAGATTGCAGAAGTGTTTAATGCAATTACCGGTCACAACATTAACGAGGCTGATGCTTGGATGTTCCTTGTTGTGTTGAAGATTGTACGTAGTCGTAATGGTAAGTATAACCGTGATGATTATGTTGATCTCGCAGCATATGCAGGCCTGCTCGGTGAATGTGAAAGTCAGAATCGATGATTAGCGACAAAGACATAAAAGAGTTTATAAATACTCACAGAAACAATCTTACAATGCGTCGTGAACGGTCTTGGTATGAAGATTCATGGACTGAGACTGTTGTTAATGATGACGCTGTTTTTAATTTGATTAAAGAAGTTCTTAAAGCTTCAGAGCAATGACGAAAAGAAAAATTTCTGAAAACGTAGAAGATTTCAGTAAGTACGATTTTATTGGCAAGACTAGTGAAGCAGTTAAATTCTTTCAGAGTCTAGAAGCGAAGTATGGCCCTGAGTCTACTATTGAATGGACCACTGACTACAATGAGGAAGTATATTTCTACGTAGACGTACATCGTGACGAAACCGATGACGAGTATAAGAGTAGGCTTGAACAAGAAGCTTTTTATGCTAAGAATCGAGAAGAAATAGAACGTAAGCAGTATGAAGATCTTAAAAAGAAGTTCGGATAAGATTGAGGGCGAAAGCCCTCTTTCCAATTATGAAGAATGGTCTCTTATCCATGTAGACATGACGGAAGTGAGAAAACAAATGGTAGAACTATCAGAAGAAGAAAGAAAGCAGCGTCGCATAAGCATTGATGCTAATGGTAATAAAACAAAGTCTTTGAAAGAGTTAGTAGAAGACTTCAATAAGCTCAGCCCTAACCAAGCCGTAACAGGGATCATCCAAACACCGGTGTATCCTACAATCGGTCCAAAGACTCCATCGCCTCTAGATCAACTAACAATTAACATGGCTCCAACAGTTGCTCCATTATCAGCTCAACAACGCCTAATCGAGCTAAAGAAAAAGATTACAGAGTATAAATACTTGCTTAGCATCGTAACTGACGCTACTGTAAAGAATTTCGTTACTCAACTCTTCCTGAACATAGAAAGAGAACTTATCGAAATTCAGGCTGAACTCAACAAAAATCCGGTTGTACAGCCTGCACCTGTAGTTCCTATAACGCAGCCTTATATTCCATATCAACCAGCTCCAACAGTTGGCTTGCCTGGTCAACCCTATCGTGCCGGTGACTTTCCAGGAATGCCACAAGAAACAACAACGTTCGGTGATAACATCACTGGCGTTAGAACTACGTTTCTCAGCAATTCAGAAGACGGTAAATAATCAATGACAAGCATCGCTCAAAACTTTCTCTCCATCCAAGAAACTCTCAATCAGAAACTCAGCCTTGAGTGGAAAGAAAAGGGTTGGCCCTATCCGGACGCAATGTTCACTGAGGCTACCGAAGCATATAACCATTTGAACTGGGAATGGTGGCGTGCTATTGACCGTAAGATCGACTGGGATCAAGTCAAGCTTGAAATCGTTGATGTAGGTCACTTCTTGTTTAGTGAAGTAATGGCGGAAGGTTATGAAAATATCTTTGAGAAACATGTCAAGATCCATTCTGATTATAAAAACTTCAGTGGTGAAATTGATGTAGCGTATCTTAAGCGTCGTATCAAGTGTCTCATCTCAGATATTCTCGATTACGATAACGAGAAGAATACTAATCGAGGAGATGAAGACTATGATGTTCATGCTGTAAAAGGGACGTTCTTCAGTCAACTTTTATACTCCTTCTTCGACGTAGTTTCTGCATTGAAGTTGACTATCTCAGACTTTTACGCTCTATTCGTAGGCAAGGTTTGTCTGAATCAACTTCGTTGGAAAAACGGGTATAAGAAAGGTATCTACAGTCCAGATGCTTACTCAAATAGAGAGTATTACATTAAGACTTGGAATGGTGTAGAAGATAACGTGTGGCTTTCAGAGACTGCTGCAAAGCTTAATCCTGCAAGCGACACTTTTAAAGCAGAGCTTGAGAGTCTCTTAGATGAGAAGTACAAGCAAGTCTATGACGCAGTTTGGGATCCAGTACTAAAAGGCAAGTAAATGCACGACGATTGGCATCAACGATATTATGAAGATAAGGAGGAAGAGAAAGAACTCTTTCCTCTGCACCTTAAACGTGTCAAGGTCATGATTGAACTAGAAGTCATGGCGGATGTATCAAAACATAACACTCATCAAATCGTTTTATGCCATCCGAACATGGACGGACAGTTGACGTTTGATGTAGATAATCTTGAACAGGCTGAAGATGCGTTAGACGAATACGAGATGGATTGTATTAGTGATGAAGAACCTGAGATTGAGCCAGAACCAGAGCCGGTTAGAGAAGACCCGCCTAAGCTTGTCCAGAATACATATCAGAACTTTTACAAGCCATTCCCTGTACCAGAAGAAAACAAGCCAAAGCCTGTATTGAAGTTCGAACCTGACGGGCCTATTACTCAGAGTAAGCCCCAAGAGGTAGACGTCAGAGTCACGGTCGAGCCTAAGAAGAACATCTCTATTGAAGATCATCCAGTCGTATCCATCATGAATGATGTAGCTGAGTTGACAGATATCTGGCACAAGCTAGTGCCGAAGTTCAAAGCGATGAGAAAAAAGACAGGTAAGTAACAAAGAAAAAGCCACGTTTCTAGCGTGGCTTTTTTTAGCTTAATAAAGTCTGTACCAATTAGCAGAAGAATTTCTCCACTTCCAAGCATGGCCTTCTCCAGCTGCAAGGGTAGTCGGAGCATTGTTCATAGTCTGCCCTGCGTTAGCACTTAAAGTAAACGTAGTAATAATACTCTTAGTTGAAATGCTTACAACTTGGCCATCCTTTGGATTAGGTGGCATAGTCACTGTAAAAGAAGTCGTTGTACCGCCATTAGTAAGAAGAAGAGTTGACTGAGTATTAGCTATTGTTAAGGAGCCTCCGTTAGAAGGGACTAGTGCTAAATAAGCAGTGTTTGAGTCAGGACTAGCTCCGCTATAGCCAATCACATTTACATTTCCTGAAACTCCGCCGCTATTATCTATCCATTCTCCTGTAACATTATCCTTAAGCGATCCGCCAATCCAGTTACAATCACTTGCCCCCGCATCTACTTCGAAGCCGTATTTTTGCTTTTGAGTAACGCCAGTATTTATACCGGTTTCACATCCCGTTGCGTTGAACTTTACTGCGGTAGGACCACAATACACTCCAGAGAAACTTCCTATACCTGATTGAGAATTTCCGCCGACTAGCACACCCACGACTTTAACTCGTGAACCGTTGTTATTAATTCCACATTTGAAGTTTCCAGTACTTCGCCCACCCTTAAAACTAACTAAGTCAACTCCACTAGCGATGTAAATACCGTCTGCAGAAATTGATCCATGAGCGTACATATCGGTGAAATGAATATCTGAGCCCGATTCTAGTCTAATCTGTTCACCGACATTTGACAAATCTCCTTCAAAGTCATAGTATCTAGCGAAATTACCTACAGTAGTTCCTGCAGTGTTTGTATGTAAGATGCCACGATTTACTCGCAGGCACACTAGTCCAAAAGCTTGAATAGTATTGAAGAACCCGTCTACTACAAAACCGTCTGGATTTGCCGTACCATCTCCTATGAGAGATAGGCCATTGATACGTATCAGGTCTGATCTCTGAGTAGTACCATCGCCGTAAAACATTTTTGTGCCACGATATCCTTCGAATGAACATTGTTCAAATGCGAGAGTATTAGCACGTACTATATGAATTCCATTGAATCCATTTACGCCACGAACATTTCTAAACACTACTCTCGTAGCCCAATTTACAGACAACGTGTATCCCCCTGTCATATTTGAGGCATCAATACGTATATTCTCAAGACCACCTCCTGTTGCTCCAAGTGTGGAGACCGACACGCAGTCAAAACTACCTGCGAACTTAAGAGTAGTATTAAATCCCTGACCTAAAATTCTTTGTCCAGAAGTTGCCAAGGTTATTCCTGCATTTAGCAAGTACGTCCTTGGTCCACAGAGTATGGTTTTGCCAGTTGCTAATGCCGCAATGAATGCAGCGCTATCGTCAGTAGTGCCATTGCCCGTTGCTCCGAAATCCTCTGGAGATGTCATTTCAGCGAGCTTGTCATGCAACGATCTGTCTACTCCACCAGCGCCAAGCAGGGAGCCTAGAAATCTAATTAGTTTTGAACCGGGAAAAGTAGCCATGTTTTTGTAAGGTTAGAGACTTCTATTTTAGGCAATAAAAAAGCCAGGATAAACCTGGCTCTGTTTAGAGGCTTCCTGCTGCTGTCTGTATCCAGGCTGTTCCAGTGTATATGAAATCAGCCCAAGTCCCTGCTGTGTTGAGTAGTTTAAGCCCTGCACCTACTGTGACAGTAAATGCTCCAGTCGCTGCTGCAGTTCTTGTTACTCTCACCGTGAAGCCTTGCGTACCACCAGTTGGTAGAGAGACAGTTCTATTTGCTGTAAGCGGTGCTGTGTACGTTACTACGATATCACGTGCGATACCTAGTGTAATATTTGCATCGCCTACGGACACAACGGCTGTGCTTGAAAATGTATTAGTAGAGCTTGCATTAGACCACTTAACTTCGATTGATGTTACGCCAAGAGGAATAACTGAACCAAAGGTGATCAGTGTACCGCTTACAGTAAATGTATTAACGTTTTGATACACGCCATCGAAGAACACCCACACTGACGAAGCATTAGGAGGAGCTGAAATAAGAGTGACATCATTGTCAGTGCCAGCTACGAAATCAACGCCAGCAGCGAAGTCTTGAGACGATACACCGCCTGAAGTAATAGCTGCAGCAAGAATGTCAATAGCAGCTTGAAGCAGTGTGTCATTTGAGGCCAGATCCTGTAGTGGACGATTATCTGCTGTGTAGTGGTAGACATCGTCCTGGGTGTAGAATCTAACAGGGTTAAAGGTTACTAAGCTCATAATTCTTCTAAAGTTGTGTTTCTATTTTATAGTACTGGTTTGATCGTGAAGCAAACTGGGATTCTAGGTAGAGGGCCCCAATTGCCATCTCTGTAAGTGCCAGTATCAGCATTGTACAGATTAAACGCTTTCCAGCCTAGCTTAACTTGAAGATGCTTACCGCCGTATTCATAGTTGAATTGACCGTTAGGGCCTTTAGCGAAAAAACGCGTAGTCCCGTCTTGAGTCTTTACAAACGTTGCAGTCCACTGAGTCTTATCCCAGGCTACGCCAAGAGGCTCATAGTCAAATGTGTAACCTGGATTACGACGTAGCCATTTCGTAGCTACTTCCTCATCAGTACCCGTAAATCCATACTGAGGCTGACGACCTTCAAATAACGTTGCATCAAAGGTTTGAAACCATGAGAGCCATTTAGGAAGATTGCCTTCAGCATCTACGAACTTAGCGATAAGCGGTGCAAAGATCATCGTAACAACTACAAACAGAAGCGATGCAATTGCGTAGAACGGGTACAGAATGAGAAACATGTTTGTCCTTTAGACGAAGAGTGTTGGATCGATGGCGTTCGAAAGCTGAATAAGGCTATATCCGTATGGAGTTTCGTGTGTACCGTCGCCAGTAACAGGGCTATAGATACCTGTTGATCCAGTAGGGGCTTTCCACAACCCACTATCACGAGCTGATTCTACAGCATCTGCTACTTCAAAGTAAGCCCAGAGTGGACTTGGTTTAGTACGAATCCAGTTATTTAGAATAACACGTTGTGGATTAGTACCTGCTGTAGTCTGGTTAGCTAGGGTAAGCCAAGTATCTGTACTGGCAGTTACAGGAGGAATCGTTGACTGAGAAATCTTCTTAGTCGGAAACAATGCGTACCCAGCCTGAAGCGCTGCTTGAATAACTGCGGCTGTACGGCCTGCTGTAAGATCGTTAACACCATATTCGAAATGAACGTGGGTGTGGTATTGAGCCAAATTACTACGGAATGTAGGAAATGCATTGAACTGTTGAATCGTATCTGTTTCACAGCCACAGTTAGTATACGGCAATAAGTGGCCAATAGAGCGGAACACTTCCCCCATACCGAAATAGCCAAAGTCTGCAGCTGTAGTCAGAGTACTTTGAGCATCTGAACGACCAGACATACGGCTATCCCCATATCCGATTACGCTAGGCACTGAAGACTTACCAAGGACGGCCAGAGGATACATAGTCCATGCACCGCCCGCTGTGCCACCACTTGCAGTCATACCAGTTAGGAATGAACGAGGATCAACAGTAAGTGCAGCTAATTGCGCAGCGCTGTATTGAGTTGCAACATCAAAGGTAGAAATAGTAACAGCGTTTGCTGAAACAGGAATACTCACTGCTGATGGAAATGTCTGCCAACGGTGAACCCAGAATGTAGCACCCTTTGGAATAGCTAGTTTAATAGCGTCGGTTGTTACATTAGATCCAGCAGCACATGTTGTTGATTGATTTCCGCCAAATGTTGCTAGTTTGTATACGCCTTGAGGGTACTCAATAGAGATCATCTCAGTTGATGTAGCCGGGCCAGAAAACTCACCAGTGTTATTAGCGTACCAGTTACCAACTACGATTTGAACGCCATCGGCTGCAAGAATATGGTCGCCCATATTAGTATGCTGTGATTTTGACTTCATAGCTTGAACAGAAGCTACGGTTTGATAGTTCTGACGGCAACGAGTTGCAATGTTACGAACTGTTTGCCCCGGAGGTGTAGTAGAGCCACCACCTGAAGAACTACCAACTCCAGCAAGCTTAAGAAGCTTTTTAAATTCGCCTAGACCTAGACTCATTGCTTCACCCAAGCGCTTTCGCCAGTCAAGTTACTGCCGGTATAAGTATAGGTCTTGACCCAAGTGTTGACACCGTCTGTAATGGTGTCTGTGATAAGATTGTTTGAGCCGTCGTAGCCGTATGTATGAGCTAGAGAAGACGGACTGATTAGTTGAGAACCAGTTGAGTCAAATACTAACTCAATGGTTGCGTCGGTAGAAGCTGATGTAAAAGCCATGATGAGGTATCCTGGAAAGATACCTCTATTTTACTCGGAACTAACTATGCCCGAGCCAGTAGTTGCAGTGTAAATTCCAGCGGCATCACCAATAATATGTCCTTGGTCTCCGACACGGTGGAAAGCATTGCCGTTAATGTCTTGACTAAGCCCAGAGCCAGTCGTAGCAATTGTTTGGTGTCCGCACGTAGCGTTGCCAATAGCGCCGATTGTGCAAACGACTAATCCATCAGCAGTAACAGTAGTGCCTGGATTACTAATGAAAGTAGTAGTGTAGGGAGTAGGAGAAGCATGGAGGTGACAGATTCCTTGGCCTTGATCTCCAATACGGCAGACTGGCTTTTGGGCCATTACGCCACCGTATCAGAAAGAATTGTTACAAATCCGTTCATGAAAGGAGTACGTTTGCCCTGAGGAGAAGTCAAAACAAGGTTATATACAGCGCGGTTCCAAAGAACGTTAGTCGTCTGTTCAGCAGTGAACGTAACTGTGACTAGGCCAGTATCTCCACCAAGAGTAATACCGCCAAGCGTAGTTGAAAGCTCAAGTACGAACGCACCATTAGCATAGCCATCATAAGTGCCATTCATGTTTTCCTTAAGCTTCATATCTGCTGTGTAGTCAGTCAGATCGATGGGTAAGCCTGTTGAGAGATCAACATATAAAAAGGACTGAGTAAAATCAGTCCCTTCAGTTATTTCAAAGTGAGTAACGTTTCTTGTCATGGTTTAGTGCAAGCATTAAGCGCTGCTTCTAGTTTAGCCGTATATGCGATCAAGTAGTCGTTCTCAGCAGCGAGTAGGGCCAAGTTGGTATAAAGCAAGTCGCCTTTTTTAGCCTGTGTAAACACATATTTAGGCTTAGTGATATTTTGCTTCTCACACTTAATGGTCACAGGAACTTTCACTTCTTTGGTAACGTACTGGACTTCGGGTTGAGCAGCGCCAAACACGGTACAGCCAGACAAGAGCATGGCTGTGATGAGAATTAACTTTTTCATGATGACTCTTACGGTTGATTAGCTTGACGATTATCGATTAACTGATCCATCAATGCTTTACTATTGGCGTAATCGTCGGTGCCAGTAGGCTTTTGTGCAAGAATCGTTTTGGCGTGGCTTGTGAATGTCTTAGCCTTGACAGTAGCTTCGCTTACTGCAACGGCAGCGGATGCAGTGGCAGTAGCTTCAGCTTGTGCTAGAGCGTCTGTGTTGGCGCTACAATCACTGGCTGCAGATTCGAATTGAGCAGCAGTAGCCTGTGAGGAACCAATCTTCTGATTTAGAGAAGCAATGGTTGTGTTGAGCGTCTTGATGTGGAAATACTCTACGGTGCAGAATAGTGCCAAGACTAGTACTAGTACGCCGATGGTGATACCAAGCCAGTGCGAAAAGAAAGCCTTAATAAGTGCAAATGATGTAAACATATGTTTGTCCCTTGATTAAGAGAAGTCTATTCCACACTGACCCGGCTGTCAATTACTTCTTAGTGATATCAGTGTCGGTAAGTGCCTTGGCAGCAACACCAGCACCGATAGCTGCAAAGCCTCCACAAAGGGTAGTGAAAGCAAGTGCCATGTTTTGGCCATCGAAATGACCTTGGAAAATACTTGCAGCGTAGCCAGCAATGAACATTACTACTGTGGGAACGCTGAGGCCCATTGATAGAATACGGACTGGACAGAAGCTTACGCCGTCGTTTTCTGTGATTAGATCTTTAAGAAATTGTTTGATTGAGAACATGGTTTAGTTAACTCCTAGGACTTTCTTGGCACGGGCCCAGTAGGCTTGTCTGTCGGCCAGACCATTAGTGCCGCCATTAATTCGCTTGGTTACTTTTAAAAAGGCGTCATCAGTATTAGGCTGAGCCAAGTCTGAAAGATTTTTATCCTTCCAGAATTGTCCTGCTGATAGTGCGGCCCATTCAGGCAAAGCTAAGTCAGTGGGGTGAGACAGAAAATCGTGGTCAAGAGCCATTGTCATTGCAGCGTAATTAGATCTGCCTGTAACCTGGATTAGACCTCGACCCTTATACAGCACACCGTCACCCTTCTGAGTATTTCCCAGATCCTTACGCCCTTCATAGGCTTGTCCTGAAGCGAGTTCTGTCGTATAGATACATCCACAGCTCTCATGCATGACTTGAGCGATGAACATAGCAACGATTGGCATTTCAGTAATGCCGTATTTAATCAACGTTTCATTGATTGGATCTGTGAACGTGTCCAGACGAGTTTGATTCATCGTCGGAGCGATTGTTTTGAGTTGTGCTTGTGTAAGTATCATAAAAAAATCACCGCTAGTTGCCTATACGGTGATTTTAGATGAAACGTCAATAGGAGAAATGTTACAAAGTGTTATACACCAATTGCAAGCCAGGAGCACCCTGTCGTACCGGCACCTGCAGAAGGTACCGTTAATTTAAATTGGGAAGTGCTGATAGCCTGGATACCTATACCAACGCTATTCGTTGTAAGTGAAAGGTTAAAACCCAAGCTTGCATAAGTAGCCAAACAGCTATTTGGAAACGTCATCGCAAAATTGCTAGTTGTAGTTGTCTGGGCGGTATAGTTTCCATTTCCCCATTGTAAAATAACTCCACTTGGTAATTTTTGAAAGCCAGCTGTTGACAAAAGTGAGGTACTAAACATAGCATTTTGACTCAAAATACGAGGAGTATTTCCAATTACAACCCATGAAGTTGGACCTACAACGATAGCAGTTAAATACTCGTCCACGCCCATCAAGATACTTGTATTAGGATTATTAGCTCCTACTAAGGTATCGCCAGCAAACGTTGCTACAGTCAATGCAGTAGCACCACCTGCAGCAGAAATAGTGATCTGAGAGCCAATTGCCATTGTACTAACTTGTGGCAAAGTAATTGTTAATGTAGTTCCAGCGCATGTAATGAAAAAACCGGCATGGGCCGCAGTAAGCGCTGTATTTACCCCTAAGCTCAAATACCCTGAAAAATTTCCAAGTGCTCGTTGCACAAAACCCGTTGTTGACAAATTTGTACCATTGTCAAACTGCGGAGGAGTAGTTGTTGTGACGTAAGTTGACCCTGCAGTAAGCAGATCAGTCAAATTACCTAAATTTCTTGTACGTGCCATTTTTATTTATTCCTTAGTTACCAATTGCAACAACGAAGTAAGCAGTAGCGGTACTTCCAGTAGTAGGGTTACCTACGGTACAGTTGGTAGTTGACTTATTAAAAACTTCAGGAGCTGCATAATTTCCAGCCGCGCCAAACGCAGTAGCAGTTACTCCGATACATTGTGTTGGAAAAGTAATAGGGAAGGTTACTACTGTGGTAGTATTAAACGCTACTGCTGCGCTATAACCCCACTGCATTACAAATCCACTAGGAAGTTTTTGGAAACCGTTGTTTGAAAAATTTGGAAGAAACGAACCAGATAAGCCAATCTGAACTGATCCACCTACAACGTACCACTGCCCAGTACCCATGTACACCAAAGTTGCTGAATCTCCAGCGTTTAAAACGATAGAGTTAACGTTATTTGAAAAGTTCGTAGAAATAACGTCTGAGCCCTGCCGTTGAATAATGTTAGTACCTCCGCCACTAACAAATTCTACTCTAGTACCAATAACTGCACTAGTAGTAGCAGGAAGAGTTACCGTTATATTGTTACCTTGAATGTTACAAATCGATCCTGCAACTTGCGCTACAGTGAGGGTAGTGTTTGAAGAAACTCCAAAATTTGCGGAGTATTGTAATCCAAACTGTCTAACCCAAGCTGTACTTGCATTACGAATAGTACTATCAAATTGAGGTGCAGTCGTAGTTCTAGAAGCGCTCTCCAATGCTACAATCCATGACGTAACCATGTTTTGAACAAGAATACGTTCACCGGGAAGAATAGAAAATGAAGTAAAGCTTGAACCAAGCAGAAGTGCAGTGTCTGAACCAGCGCAGTTTACTGTGCAAAGAGCAGAGCTACTATTGAAAATGCTGTATGACTTGGATGGGAAATTCACACCATCAAGTGAAGGAAGCGTGATTGTATAACCGCCAGCACCAGTAATCATGAACTGTTTGTCATACGTAGCTGCACCAACGCCAAGGGTAGTGTTCCCGACGATTGTGACTACTGCTTGCTGATTAGGAGGAGATACTGGGTAAAGAGGTAGACCAAAATAGCTCATAGTTTATAGTTTCTAAAAACTACGAGCAATCATTGTGTACTCGTAGTTGAATGTTCTTTCTCAATGAATTTTAATACTTTCTCTTGAGTTAGACTTGTGCCTGAGCCAACTATATTGAATAGATAGTAAGCTGTTCCCCAAAGCATGAATACTAAAACTGATAGATGGAGAAGTAACTCGCTCGGCTGAACCACTTTGTAGCCCAGAATACCTAAACAGTAAGCATTGCTGAAAGCTGAGATGGAGAGAAGTATTAGAATGTATCGAAGAGACGTGAACCACTTGTTCTTGATATTCTTGTTCTTAATTACAAACGCAAAAAAGAAACCACAGAAACCCATCCCTATTGAAATAAGGAAATTAAGAACAAGCGGTATATTTACATCAGCAAGCAGGTTTAAAAAAGTCGAGATCATTTGTTTTCCTCAAATGGCCCACCTTGAGAAGGAAGAGACCGGCGATCTTCAATGACTATAGTCTCACGGATAACTTGCTTTTCATCGTCGCGTGAATCGCCGCCGATTACTCTGTTTACGATTTGATCTACTGCGTCTTCGCCTCGTTTGTCGATCCATCTTAGAACTGCTCTGATTACATATACACCAACGGCGCCTAAAGCCCAAGAGAGAGCAACTACACCCTCTGTCGAATGAACGTTAGCGTTATCTGCAATCCAAGGACCCATGAAAATAGCAAAGGATGAACCTACTATCGCCATGAATAAAGCGTTCTTGAAACTAGTCTTGTTTTGATCACTTAATGCAAGAATAGGAACGACAGAGCCAGATACACCCGCAAGGATGGACCATGCTTTAGCAATAGTAAAGATTGCCCCAGCAGATGTAGTGACTGGCTCGGCCATAGAATATTCCCCTATTAATTTAGTATTATGTCGAAGCTTCTACTTCGAATTTCTTTGCATTTTGTAACTGGTCTGTAACAGCGCCTGGCCAAGGAATAGATGGTAACCCTACTGGGTTCCAACCACATAGTTTATATATGGTCGCTGATAGTGCGCTGCAGACTAGGTCGGCTCCATCAGATTGTGGGAGAGGGATGCCGAACACTTTGTAACCAAAGATACGAGCTAAATCAATAAAACCATAAGGGATTCTTGAACCAAGCTCGGACCAAATTACAGCCTCGCACTTGTCACGGTCAACTGGACACTCAAAAACATCAAAGTCGTATTCCGCTTCTTGTGAAAGGGGAACGACGTTGCAGCCTCCAGCGTTTGTCTGAGCTAACAGCAAACGACCACCTGCCCAAATTGCAATGCCCGTATGTGTGTACGGGCTATTCGTTACAATTCGGGTCGCAATGGGCAAGAACTGGAATTTCTTATTTCTTACAGCGATAAGATCGCCAGTCTTGATAGAATTGCGTACATCATCGTACTTCATTTAAAACTCCGGGTTATTCGACCGAAGCTGAGCCTGCTTGTGCTTCAATTTGTGCAAACGCAGCCTGAGCCGTGCTTACAGCTGAGTTAACAGCATCTACCGTAGTTGCCGTACTCACTGCAACCTTTGCTGTACGACGTGCTGTTTCGATTGCTGCTGCAAGATTGCACCACAGATCGTACTGGGCAAGAATATCGTCACAAGCAGCCTGTGCTGACTTATCAGTAGCCGTAGCTTCTGACTGTACTAGGCCTGGAACTGTGCCGGTGTAGTTAGCAGCCTTGAACGCTGCAGCTTGATTTTGCTTAAGCAGATATGTTGCAACTTGACCTGAGTTAGCCGTGATGAACTTTCCACGAAGCACTTCTGCAGCGTCGTCAAGAGCTGCTAGTGAGCGTGCTTGAACATCAGCAAGTGGAGGAGCAGGAGGATCTACTAGAATAGGGTTGCCATTAGCATCAGCCGTAATTAGCTTGCCTGCAGATTGACCTGTAAGCAGCGCTTGATGTTGTACTTCAGTAATCGCTACTGCGTCTGAAGGAATTTGTGCAGCCGTGTGGATTGAATCATCGTAGAATCCACCAGTTGACTTTGAATAAAAAAGTGCCATTTGTTTGCCTTGTTAATTACTATGTGATTTTAATTCTTAATAACCGATTGCCATCCAAGAATACTGTCCAGTTAGCGTGGAGTTATTTCTTAGTGTAAATGTAGCGTTGTTAATTGCTTGCCAACCTCCACTAAACGGAACTGTACCGTTTGCAGAAGACTGAGATGTAATCATTACTTGTAGAATGTTTGCAGGCATGGCTACAGGAAGGGTTACAGTTATACTTGTTCCTGTTGTTATGGAAGCTGTTGTACCCCACTGCATTATCATTCCACTTGGAAGTCTTTGAAGGCCATTGGTGAGTAGGGAAGATGAACCGCCACCACCTACAAGATTCCAACTACCTCCATCTGAAATACATTCTACTGATACTCCTGTTTGCAGCACAAAAGTGGTTGAACCTGCACCTGAAGCCCAAGGTTGTGAGAAATTAGACGTTGAAGTCAAGGTTACCGGGAACGGAGAGGTATTAACCATCAAATAAGAAACTCCGGATACAATTCCAAAAGCTGTAACGTTAGGAACAGTTACCGTAATGGGTCCAGTAGCTCCGAAAAAGGATATAAAGCTACCTACTTGAGCTGTTGTAAGAGTTTGAGTAGTATTAACGTTAACTACACCAGATCTATTGCCCAGAGCCCTCTGAACAAAAAATGAGTTTACATTTTGATTATTATTGGTAAACTGTGCAGGGGCAACGCTTGTAACCGCACCCTCTACAAGAACAAGCTTATCCAACGTTTGATTATAACGAAGTGTAATCTCAGAACCAGCTACCCAATCGTTTCCAAACAATGCAATTGCAGCGCTATTGAAAACAATAGTCTTCGCTGGAAGTCCGTTAATAGCAATAGTAGGCGTAGTCGAAGCATTAGCTGCAACTGCACGAACCTTAATTTCCATGCCATCCAGATACGCTGCAAAAGTAGGAACTGTAGTTACGACTTGAGCGTTGCCCGTACCGGTTGCGATACCATAGAAGTTACCAGCAAGGTTATCTACTTGCTGCTTCGTGTAAATGTTTGATACTTGTACTTGTGAACGTGAGATAACTTCAACAATATCCCCGTTAGCGAATGCTCCAGAAGCAAGTACAATGTTTGCTCCGTCAGTGCCGGTAAACTCAGAAAAAGGGTCGAGTTTAGCCCCGTTGTAGAAAACGTCAACGTTGCCTGGAGAATACGGAGCTGAAAATGTAGTTTGACCAGCAGTTGCAGTAAGCCGAGTACGAAGCTCTTGCTCTCTGTAGTCTGCCGGTGGTACACCGAAATATTCTAAATCGACTGCCATTGTTTACCTTATGAAAGTTCTAGTACGCTAAGACTTACACCAATCATTGCTGCTGTATCAGCAGTAGCATATAGTGACTCGCCAGCGTTCATTACAATTTTAGGTGACTTGGAAGCACTACCGTACGGAATAGGAACACTATTTAGTTCATAGTTGAACGTAACACCATCATATTTGAACAGTGTCAAATAGTGCATTAGCTTATTGGTTGCATCCAGGTTGGGGAATGTACCGCTGAATACAATAGCTGTAGTACCAGCTGGGACTGGCCCATAAATAAGCGTGTTTGAAGTGCCTAGTGTAAGACCGTTTGTAGAGTGTTTAAAATTCTGTGCCATTTAATTAAGAACCAAGAAGGATTGCGTAGATAAGACCATTATTTGCAGCGATGTTCAGTGCGTTCAAATTAGAAACTTCACTTTGATAGACTTGGTAGCTATCAGATGCAGCAGGTGCAAATGGAAGAGCCGTAGCCCAGTTTATAGTGTTGCCTGAAATCGAAGTAATAGCCCTGACCAAGCCTTTATTCTGACCAGTCATGAACTGAATAATGTACTTTCCTGCAAACGGTAGAGGTATAATAGTTGCGGCGTTCGTAACTGAAATTGAAATAGTAGTTCCAACGCCTGCTAGAGTACCTGAAGTAAGAACGGTAGGGTAATTCGTAAAACTCCATACACCGCTTGCACTTCCTGAATATGCTAGTATGTAGTTACCACCGTCATCAGTACTCTGAGTGACGTAGCTGTTCGAGTCAGAAGCTCCGGGAGCTGACAAGGAGTCAAGGTTAGTGATAGGTGCAACACGGTCTTGGAGACGTGCAAACGACTCGTAAGTACCGGCAGTTGCACGGTTTTCAATACGAGTACCGGCCTGGTATGTGCCTGCTACCCCTTCAAAACCACGAACGCAGTTAATAAAGCTATTTCCGCTTACGCCATTTACCTGAATAACTTCTTGAGTTGATCCGGTATCGATGGTTGCTAAGAAGTGTTGACCAGCAGTAGGCTGTGGAAACAGCGAAGCATTCGCTACTTGAATTGTTGTGTCGCCAGGCTGAACTGAAGACGCAAGAGTCGTCTTAGCGTTGTTGGCGTATAATCTTGTGCTTGTGGTCATATTTAGGCAATAGTAATAACTTTAGTCGTGGTAGCAGCCAGTTTCATAGCGGCGCTTAGGTTTGTTACGCCTTGTGTAATCGCTGCGATAACAGAGGCTGAATCATCGTTGACGCTCAGTGTAATTTTAGCCTGATTGAACCTGACGAATGCATTTCCGAACTTAGGAATAGCAGTTCCCGTGAAAATCTGAAAACGTGTCATTTCCTCGACATTAGCTACGCCGTAGTAATCTCCAAGCGCATTCGTTCCAGTGTTTTTATACAGGAAAATATTTTGTGGCAAGAAACCATTGGGAAGAATAAGAGCGGTGACAGTAATTTTATCACCTTCTAGTTGAGTGGTTACTTGGAGTTGCGAAGTAGTCGTTGGCATAGCTTAAGACATCTGGATGGTCCACTCGAAGTGGATTGAGAACTCGCTAGTCTTCGGGATGCCAGGAAATGTCTTGATATTAAACATCGTTGCACTGGCCTTATACAGACCTGCTTCTGTGATCAACTGACCGTTAGCAGTGCCTTGGTCAACGTCCGCAATGAACGTAACTGAAGGTGCAGCATTGTTAATGGTAAACGATGTAGCAACGTCAAGAAGCGGAGTGAATAGCGAAGACATAGCTTGACTGATAGGCTTCGGAAATAGACCTTGTGGGTCGATACATCCACCAGTGCCGATCTTCAGATTAATGATTGGATCAGACAACTGATTAGCTACGTACAGGCTACTCAGAAGAACTTGCTTAGCCGTGAGCACGATAAGATTTTTCTTTTCAAAAGCCAGTTCTTTACGGCCATCAGGATACCACTTCTCTACTCTTAAAACGCCTTCAAGCGGAATAAGATTGACCATCTTGAGAAAGCGTTTAACGAAGCGATTAATAAGGTCTTTCATGTTTAGCTGAGTTCTTGTGCATGGGTGATAACTGTACCACCTCTGGTAATTGTAACTGACGAGTTGTATTTGTCCGAATAAGTGTTCGGAGTTATAGAGTTATTATAGCCGGATTCTTCATTAATCGCAGTGCCGTCAATACTAGAATCACCAGTATAGTTAAGGTCTGCGCCGCGCAAAGTATAATGCGGAGTTCCAATTGCTTGGTGTCCACGAGTCAACGGCATATCGTAACTAATAACAGCTCTATCCATTTCTTCTACTGGGAAGTACTGAGGAGATTCAATCGAAGCATTCTCTGTGACCCAATAAATTCCAACTGTATCTTCTAGAATACGAACACCCATCAAATAGTCTGCTAATCCAACGTCTGCCGGAGTAGGTGCATACGTTGCTTGCATTCCAAGATCAGGAATCAATGCTCCCAGATAACCTACGTTTGTGCCACGGAAAAACAAAGTGTTAAAAAACGTTACAAGCGGGTTTATTGTAAAAGACGATCCGCTATCATTAATCGCCGCCACGTTAATTGCAAGGCCAGAATTAGAAGGGTTGAAAATGGAAAACACCCACTGACCAGTAGGCGGAACGTCTGTGCCTACAGATAAGCATTTAGCAGCAATGTCGTATTGCTTGGTAATGTAAAGCGGAACAACCTTCATACCGGCAGGGATGTCGTACCAAGTTACGGCTTTGCCATTAGCAACTGTCAAGTCACCACGACTACGGTTGAACGCTACTTTGTCACGGCGAATCTGAGTCTGGTCATGTCCACGTTGGAACATAGCAGTAAGCCAAGATGTTTCCTGCGTTGTATTTGCACGGAACTGAGCCTGAGGGTTGATAAACCCTGATAGTGAACCGCCGTTTACAGTAGTCTGATTTCCGTTTATAAGCTCGTCAGTACCTAGAATCTTTGTGACCCACATTGGTACGTTAGAGCGAATGAACGTAGGGCAACCACGCTTAATAGGGTCGTCAGTATTATCCCTGCGCATACGAGCGATAGGATATTGAATCTTTTCACAACGGCTAGGATCAACACGGTACGTAGACAGATCATCGCTTAGAGTAAGCTCTTCTGTCATCGCAGTAATAGACCAAACGTAAATCGGCTGAGTGTACGTAGGTTTTACTTTGTTAATAATGTCCGATAACTGCTGGAACGTTTGAATATTTTTAAACGAGTCTACCTTCACGTTTACTAGAAACGTGTGTTTCTTTAGGTAGTTGCGCATTAGATAGTCGAAGTGACTACCTTCAGTTGCAAATCTATCCTTCTGACCAGCCGGTAGTTCAGGAATGATTGAAGCTGGAATCTGTAAATTAAGCCACCACTCTCCATCACTCAGGTAATCCTGAATCTCAACCCATTGAGCTAACTCTTGACCTGTAACGATGCTGTCGCCAGGAACAACGTTAGGAACAACACCAAAAGGAATTAGATATTGGTTCTGGTCAGTAATAACGATGTACTGGTCAGTCTCAAGATAGTTACGAACATCAAGAACAGTCTCATTTGCACGAGCCAAAGGCATGCCAAGAACAAGGTTTAATCCCTTGCGAACTAAATCAAGAGTAGGGCCATTAACGTATACGTAGTATAGGCCGTAAACGAAGTTGTAGAATGCATCAGTTGAACTCTCAGGATCAACGCCAATCAAATCACCGAACATCGTTGAGATAAGGTTTTCATCGATTGTTGCATCTACGAACCACATTGCATACTGACGAACGCCATTGACATCTGTGTTAGATGAAAAGCCCTTATCTGAAATGTCAGCAGCAAAGCGAACATTCATAGTTCCGTCAAGTGCTGTTTCTAGATGATAGTCAACGTCTTCCTCAAGAATTACCGTGGGAAGAAATGGACGGTTAGCAATGTATCGACTTGAGGTAATTGCCTTGCCGACCTTGTACGTGTTTACTTGGCCTTGCACTGCGTTGGATGCAGGAAGAATAACAAGCTCAATAGATGAGCCAATAGTTTCCTGAATCGTTGCAAGGCTAATTGACGAGGTAAGCTGCAAGAACTTGCTGTAAGTTTCTGCAGCCCCTTCTGTGCCAGCTTCAAGGATAAGGTTCATACGGTCTGTATCCTCGAACAGAACCGTGAAGAAATCTGAAATACCATATAGGTACGTCATATTCGTTAGGTTCTGCCCGATGTTCAGGCCGTTTTCAGTGAAGTTAGCACGAGTCATAGTTAAACTGTTTGGTTATTCGTTGTTACAGTGTTCAGTATAAAGATGTTAGTTCTATCTGCTGGATCTAGATAGTCAGTGATCATACCTGTGGTTGCAGGAATTAAGTCACGAGTGTAATGAGTATAAGCTACGCCAAGCGGAGTCTTGATATTCGTAATACCGGCTAGTGAAAGCTGAGCCATAAGATCTGAAAGAATCAAGGTATCACCTGGATTCATATTACTGAAGAAATTCTTTGTAGTTTCAGTAATTACGGTCGCATCTGGGGACACGCCATTATAGCCAGTTACTGACAGATCGATCAAGTAGAAGTTAAATCCACGAGCAAGCAAATCTCCACACAGTACACGGTTTGTTGAGTTCTCTAGATATGACTGTACGCTATCAACGTTATCAAAGAAGCTGATTTGGAAACTTGCTGTTTGATTAGCATAGAGTGAACCAAAGCTTACAACCAAGTCTTGACGGGAGCTAAAACCATAATCGAACCAAGGAATAACAGAATCACATACTGCATTTGAACCAGGACTTCCGATAGTTACTGGAACTGTGAATTGGAACTGATCTTTATTAAGAGCGTTAGTTACTAGCCATGTGCCGTTGTAATCGGATGGAGTTGCACCACGAATTGTCACATAGCGGTTCTCAGTAATTCCGTGGTTAGGAATTGTTACGGTAACAGTAGTACCTGTGCAAGTAAGCGCAGTAATAGCTTGGCTTTGCGTATTTTTGTTTTTAAAGGTAAATGGTACAGCATAGTTAATAACGATGTTGTTAGTGACGGTAGCATTTGTCCAAAGGCCAGGCATTACAATGTCAAACGCATTTGCACTTAGCACGTTTACAGAAAACTGTCCTGCAAGTGACGGGTTGGCAATAAGCATTGATGAGCCAGAACCGGGCGTTGCAATGTTAAATGCTACGATGTAGTTGAAAGTATTAGCATCAACTACGTTAATTGGGAACGTACCATTGTACTGAGTTGGCGTTACACCTTGAATGGTTACAGACGTACCACTTGTCAGGCCGTGGTTAGCAGAAACTACAGTTACAGTAATTGCTGAGCATGAAATAGAAGTAATAGGCAACGTCTCAACAAGACCTGACACTGTAACCATTTGGCCAGTTGATAGTCCGTGACTAGTTGAAGCCACGTGAACAAGGCCTAGGTTAGCTGCAACCGTCGTGCTTGAAGCAGAGATCGTAGCTAGGAAAGGAATAGTATCGTCTGAGCTTCCACCGCTTACTGAGCTACGTGTGAAGTTGTAGATTGCACCAGTCAAGTCAGCATCACCGAAGTCATCTGTTGTAACTTGTACGATTGATGTAGCAATGGTGTTGCCACAGTATACGTCAACCATGCCTCCGTTATGGATAAGTAACGGTGAGTTCACAGCCTGAACCGTAGGAAGGACGGTCACGTTAGTTGCAGCAGTAGCCATCTGATACGTGAAGTGTGAAGAATCAATTACGGTAATCGTATACGAACCGTTGTACGTAGTTGGAGCACCGCCTGCAATCGTTACAGTTTGTCCCGAGTTGTAGCCGTGATTAGCCAAAGTAGCAGTCGCAGTAGTACCTGAGCTGGTAAGCTGGGTAATGAGCTGTGCTAGCTGACCTGTGAATACAGCCTGAATCTGATCTCGAATCATTTCAGAATCTCCCATACCGATTGAAACGATTTTATCCAGAAAGTTAAAGGTATTCTGCAGGTTTGAACTGATTGATGGATCGTTAATCAGATTACGTGTAGAAATAGCGTTCTGAGCACGTGTAATAAACTCTTCGTTAGTCTCTGATGATACTGAAGTATCCTTCAGGAAGTTAATTTCTGCGTGAAGGAAGTACGGATCAAAGTTAGAGAAGTAAAGCAGTGAGCCTGAACCGATGTTGTACTGTGTTCCTTCTGCTTCTGCAACTAGGTCAACGTCAACATAGTATTCGTTTTGGAAAGCATCATATGTAAGCGTGCCTGAGCTGAATGTAACTGCAGCCTGAGGGAAGAACTTAGAGATGTTATCGGTTGAGAAAAAGATATCAGTCGTTAGAGATACGTTCTTTTGCTTGGCAAAGAATAGACGTGCGCTAATAACAGCACGAGTACCAAGGTTACGGTTAATAAACCAGTTTGAAAGAATGTTATCAACGATGCTCGTAGGAGTAGTATCATTTACCCCAGCAATAGTGTTCTGAGCAAAGTAGTAATCGATACCAAGACGAACCAGTGCCAGTAGCATAGCAGATGGTCGCAGAACCATATCACGAAGCCCTGTACCTTCTCGGAGGTCTAGGTCTGGATATTGTGCTTCAAGGATTTGCTTGGCTAGAAGCTCGGCTTCAAGAATATCTTGCGCTGAGGGTTGAAGGCCGGGTAAAACAGAATAGAAATTTGCCATAGTTATAGGTCAGTACGTTACTTGTAGTAGTTTAATCCTTCTACATGCAACGCACCAGCCCTATTACTTAGACATTTGATCTGAAAGAGGAAGATCCAATTGTGGGAACGGTACGGCGATAGAAGCCATAGCTCCGGCATTGGTCAGAATACGCAGATAGATTACAATTGATTCTTTGGTTACGTCAATACCGAGCATTTGCACAGTCTTTAATTGACTTGCAACGTCAGAATCGGTGGTATTCATAATGTACTGACACTGACCTTGCGCATCGGTAATCTGCTCAGTTAGATCAGCGATCAAAGTAGTGTCAGTATCTTCAACACGATTTGCATTAATTACGAAGTCTGAGAAGAACGTACCCTGAGCCGGGATGATAACATTGCTACCTTTACGAGTAAAGAGAAGCTTCAGGAACATCTGAGCTACTTTCTGGAGACCTGTTACTTTACGCGGAGTATCAGCAATTTCGAATATAAGTTGGCTCTGTGGGAAGCCACCTGGAAACGAAATAAATAGCAAGTCATAAGTCCCGCCTTGTGGCAGGTTGGAGGTCGTTCCAATACGCTGATTGAAGTTGAAGTTTAAACCAGCCATTACATTGTACCTCCAGGTGTTACGATGCCGCTTAGCGTACTTACAGTAGAAGTTTTAAGCGTAGCGTAGTAATTAGATTCGTCAGTAGCTTCACCTTGGCCATCACCATAGTATTGAGCCTTGTTCTTTGTGCGAAGTGCAAACTCACGCAGAATAGAGGTGATATGATGAATACTCTCGATAGCAGCACCGTTTGGATAATTGGAACTGCCTGATTGAGCCATAGCTGTTACTCGGTGAAGCTCTGAAAAATCAATCGTACCAACATAATCGTTGAAATCCGGACAAGCGCCTCCACTGCCAAGATAGGTAGTCATGTCAGAAAAGTATTTAGCCAAGCTATTGTAGATATTTTGTGCTTGGCCTACTGCCGAATTAGCGTCGATTGCCATTATAGTCCGATTTCTCGTTTGGTTTTTTCGATTTTGTTAATCAACTGTTTCTTGATGTAATTGTAGCGATTGATGTTCACACCTAGCTTTTCTGCGATCTTCGGCGCGGGCATTTCTTTAACGTTATCGAAAATAAATTTTTCATCAGAAGATAGCTGACTCATGAGATAAGCCATAAGCTCAGCATTCTCGTTGTACTGAGTGAATTCTGCTGGTTTGTCTGACGCTGATTCAACCAAGTCCGAGTAAAGAGAGTTCTTGTACTTGATAACTTGAGGCTTTGACCAACCCAACGCTTTAGCAAGTTCTTCTTCAGTAGGATCACGATTAAGCTGATCTGCTAGCTCCTGATTTGCAGAGTTCCAATCTCTGTACAAGAGTTGCATATTCTCGGGAAGACGCACTGCATTTTGATACTTGTAATTAAGACGGCGTACGCGCTGAAGATAATTCGTAACGTGAGTAGAGAGCTGTGTACCCTTTGCAGGGTCGTAGCTGTGAATAGCTTTAATAGCCCACTTCTTAGCTTCCGCACTTAAAGCAGCACTAGGCAAGCTACCTGATTGACGATTCACTTCTTGGTAAATAACGCCGCTAAGCTGATTAACTAGAGCGCCAAGATGAGTTTTACTCCCAGTCTTTTTCCACTGGTCGTATAGCTCTTGGTCTTTTGATCGATAATCGATCCATGCGGGCTTTTCTGTTTCTTCCATTATAGATAAACGCTGTAGTTAGAGTAAACGCTGTTAACGTAACCAATCATATAGGCCTGAAGCCTAGCAGAGAACTTCTGATAGACAAAGCAGTCGTCAGCCCATGAGGTGTCTGACAACATACCTGATTGGTAAATGTTAGTCGGGATATTAACGCTTCTAGGCAGCCCGCCTTTAACTTCTCCAAGGGCTGCGAATCCGTCTGTGATAGTTGATGCGATTGACATAGTGTTATTTTACTCCTTAAGCTACGTGACCACCAACTTCAGATGAGCTGGATGTCGTATCTTCTGTTTTAGCTGTTGCAACAGAGTTATTAATGAAGTCAGCAACTTCCTGATAATCCAAGAACAGGCTAGCACCTGGCTCAAGCAATGTTGCAGAATCCAATGCAGGGTTCTGATAACTGATTGATGTTGGATTGTAGTTAGTAGGCGTCAAATCAATAAACGTAATACCAAACTTGGTTTGAATACTTTTCTTACCTTCAATAGGTCTCATAACAAGACGTAAATTACCTACTGCTGTCAAGAAGTCATTAGCCTCGCCGCCATTAGCAGTAGGCTTTGATGTTTCCGTGCTTTCAACTAACAATCCAGATGAGCGTTTAACTGGAATAACTCGACCCATCTCAAAATCATACAGATCATCGATTGCAACTGCGCTTACACCCAATACACTCTTGTAGAATTCATCTGCTGCAAACTTAGCTGCTTCATTAAATAGAATCGTGCTATTCACTTGCAAGTCGTCAGGAGGATTACCATATCCATCGCCATCTGTTGAAGACTTGCCTGATTGACCAGGTTCAGTATTAACAATGGCAAGAGCCGTCTGAAGCCAAGGATGAAGTGGCTGCATGTAATAGTTAACCATCTCAGTATATGTACACGCTGCAACGAAGCCAATGCTTGTCGAAATACCACGTGAAGTAAATGAGTGAGTCACTGATGAGCACATTGCATGGAAGCTTGGCGCATTAGGCGAATCATCCAGAATCTCCATTGGATAACCTGGGACAATATACGGATTGAAAATGCCATCAACGTTGCCCATACGAGAAGCAACCACAGCCTTAGTATACTCGTAATCTGCCGTAGCAAAGAGTAAGCGTTGAAACGGATGAATATCAGACTTCTGTGAGTATGGGTCTAGCGAATCCTTATCTGTGTTACGCGTATCTTCTGACGTGCCATCATCAAAGACTGTAACATCGAAACCATACCGATCAATCCAGGCTGCATGCAAATCACAAAGAGCTTTATAGTCCGGATCAGTCTTGTCAGGCCACGTTTCATTATTGGGCGAACCAATGTCCTGAATCTTACCCTTAAGCAACTGTGCAAGCCAGTTAGGCAGAGTGATACGCTTATGACGAACACCTCGGCCTACTTCATATTTACCAGGCACGTTAAAGGACTGACCCGTAGTACCTTGAAGGTTTACTTGCAAGTTTGTGCCTTTAGCAGCATTTGACATAGCTGCGCCATATGCCACGGCTTCACGAATAGAATTCGGAGCACGATACTGGCTACCGATCTGACCTTGACTTCCCGGAATAATATCTGAGAAAGCTGACAGACGGCTAGGAATCTGCGACTCGTCCTGAGTAACGTTGATAGTTCCATACATCTTAGGAAACAATACATTACAAATAGGGCTATAGTAAAACGGAATCTGTGGCTTAATGATTGTCTCAATAGCCATTTTATCAACAGACGCATATGTCGATGGAATATCCATGTTACCTACGTTAGCATCTGGATCTACTGGAACTTCTGCAGGGCTCGCCAGAGTCAGAATTTCATACTCTACTGCTGAGTAGAAATCAGAGAACATCTGCAGAAACGTAGTCAACTCCCCTGAGAAGCCAAGCATATTACCGATGGTGCTAACTGCGAGGGAAGACTTGATTGCTGAAATGCTATTAAGTCTGTACGCAGGAGGGACCATCACTGGCTTAGCAGTAGATGAAGGCGTGACTCCGCCTGGACAATAGTCCTGCTTGCTAGTATCGATAAGATTTTCGATTATTGTGTGTCCTGCCATGCGGTCAAAGAAACCAAGTCCATCCTCAACGAGAGGGATGTACATGTCAGCCATAATAGTATTAAGCGTAATATCAGCGTAGCATTCCTTCTTCAATTGATTCCAGAAATTCATGATAGCTGAAGGCATACCTATCAGTCTTTTTTCAAAGTTCTGGAAACGCTTGCTAAGCTTCGATACGTCGGCTTGAGAGACAGTTGTGTTACTTGGGTCAAGCAAGTCTTTGGAATCGCTCTGGAGGCCTGTAATGCCCTGCAAAGCCTTAATAATTGCCAAGGTTGAGTTCAGGTTGTTTACCTTAGCTGTAGCTTGGTCTGGATTCTGGTCATTTAGAATCGTAGTAGCGTTTGAAGCATAGCCTGAAAACTCCAGAGTCACAGTAGAGAGCAAAGAGTTCTTGTGTTCACAATGGAACGTAATGCTTGAGCTACTATTCTGTCTTGACTTAGAGTAGTTACCTACAAGAATATGTCCCCAGAATAGAAGACGATCTCCCCCGTAGTTCTTATCTGAGTAAAAGATATGTACTTTGGGTTGGTAGTAACGAGCGATGTCAAGCAGACCTGGCTGTGGCGGGATCTGAATACTTGCCGTAGGTAGAGAACCAATACCTTGAGAAATAGAAATAGCCTCGAAGGGAACTTGTACGCCTTCGATGTAAAGTTTGACATCTTGGTAGATAATGTCAGTGTTATTAACTGTGCCGTCAACCTTGCCCTCATCAACTGCTGAAACACCTGCAACACCAAATACACTAGCTGCGGCTGAATCTGCACTGGTAGCTCCGGATACTAGATCAATAGCTGAGCTTGCAGCAGTTGAAATAGCATTCTTAGCTGCAACTACACTTGCTACTGTACTGTTCACAGCAGAGACCGCTGAATTGACTGTGTTTGTAGCTGTGTTAAATACAGACGTGACTAATGCATCAGCAGTGTTACCTGCACCTACAAGAGCAGCATTACCAATACTTAGAGCAGGTGATACGAAACTTCCGTCAATAGCTGAAAAGGAGTTAGCTAAATTGCTAACACCACTAGAAATTGCCTGAGTCGAGGCTGTTTGAATATCAAAAAGAGTTACGCTAGTGCCGGAAGGGAAAGCAGCGTTAAAACTAGAGTCAACCGCAGCATACGCATTGTTGGTAGCTGTTGCGATTGCATCTTGCTGTCCTGGCCCCGTGGCTTGAGATAGGGCGAAGTTGCTCATCTGGGTAACAGGATTGTATAGCTGACTGCTATAGTCTGTGTTACCAAGAGAGGCGTTAACCGAACCCAGTGTTTGATTACGAATTGAATTAATCGACGTCCCAGCCTGTGAGAACGTCGTGCTCGTAATTTTTGATAATCCCTTGTTCTGGGACATCACTGTGTTAATGGTTACATTTTTGATTGCGTCGAATAAAGACATTATTAGTTCACGTTAGCATAGATACAATTGATAGCAAGAACGTAAAGCGCTCTTTCAAGCGTATCGTTAACTGTATCTATATAATCCCTGTACTCTTGTGGGATTATGTCTACTTCCTTTGTATACTCTACAATTAATTCTAGCTTATTCTGAGGAATTAAGCTACCCAACAGAAGTGATCGGATAGGAAGTAACTGTGAAGGAAGCGGTTTCATTCCCAGTAGAGAACCGGAATATGTCTTTGCTAAGTAAACAAGATAAGGTGCTCTGTTGTAGCTTGAGAAGTGCACAACTACGTTATCATCAGTAGCAAGCGGAGTATTAAACGTAAGAACCTGATTGGCAACAGTATAGGTACTGGCATCCTGAGCTACACCATCTACATAAATAGATGTGAACTGATAAGTGTTATCAGGAGCGCTGAGTGGCCATGTGTTTTCACCAGCCGATGCCTTAATAACGTCGGTAGAAGAAATGTACTCTGGCTGAATGATTACTCGTGTTCCAATTGCAGGAACATCTAAGCGTTGATTGCTTGCATGATAGCATGCTTGGCACACTCCCCCTTTTGAAATACAGGTAGAGAGGGTACGTGTAGCTATTAAGTAAATACCTTGAAACAGAAGATTGTCGATTCTATCTCGACTAATAATCTGTCCTGTAGCTAGCTCTACAGCACCTTCTAGTTCGTAGTTGACGGTTTGAAAAAGTCCAAGCGTAGTATTGCAATTCGTTTCTACAATAGGAACATTCGGAGTAAAGATCATACTAGCCAGGCTAGTTACATCTTTATTCTGATTGGGTACGAAGTCGTAAATGTCTTCAAAAACTAAAAGGCTTGAATAGCTTCTCATAGTGATGCGCCTGATTGTGCTGTGTATTTCTTACCGGAATTTAGCAATGCTAGTTTCGATGGAGTAGTCCCCGATGAAGATAAGCTTGCCATCGGTTTGTTCTGTAGATATCCAGTAGTAATAGGTAGTCTTCCAGAGTTGACTAGCTCACCGATTGACTGAGATATTGTCTTAGGAGCATTGGTAATAACTCCCGCTGCGTTCTTAAGACCTCCAAGTGCAATACGTACTTGATTATCAATCGATGTAACTTGGCCGGTCAGGCCTTGAATCGTGTGATTAACGAGATTAACAATGCCTACAGCTTGGTTACTGATATCTGAAACAGCACGGATTATATCACGTACAGGACTTGTAAGGGCATTGAATATCGAGTTTATAGAGCCCGCTGCATTTTTAACAAGCTTAGTCAGTGATGAAAGTACGCCATAGATAGGCGAGAACAGGCTCGCACGTAGTCCAGTCAAGTTTGCACTTACACTTGAAAAGATACCTGAAATCGTGTCTCCTGCGCTGCTTAGAGCAGAACCTACGGCTGAGCTTGCGCTTGATCCAGAGCCATCAGTTGTGAAGCCAAACGTATTGGCTCCTACTCCGAATGTATTTCCAAGATCAGAGATACCGGCGCTTAAGCCAGAACCAATGCCAGTAATACCTGCTGCAATTTGACCTGAAGTAGATGTAGGATCTTGAATCAAACTCTGTAGACTAGACATGCTGTTCTTAACTGTGTTAATACCTGCCTGACTAACGAAGTTAGGAATAGCATCGAAGTTGATTAGTCCACTGTCGCTAGATGTGGGTACGCCAGGTACACGAATAGCAATAGGTACAAGTTGTTTGACAAGAAACTGGAATGAAAACTGAATGTCAGTATCACGGCTTGAATTCTGACCCCAATCAACGTGAGTAAATGACCCAATCACGTACATGTTAGGCAGGACGAGTTTAACCAACTCATAGTTACGAGCTAGTTCTGTGCCTCGAAGAACTTGACCATACATGCTTAGAAATTCAGTGAACCATGAGTTATCTTGGCTATCAAAAATGTAGCCAGAAACGTTCATCATAATAGGCTGACGACCGAAGTAATAAGCTACTTCCCCATCTCCGAATGTCTCAGTGATCTGCAGTTTTTCATCAAGGCTACAGCGGATATCAGTTACAAAGAAATCAGCATATCCGCCAAACCCTCCACCGCCATTAATAGCTTGGTCAAGAGGGCCACCTGAAGCTGATAGTGAAGTACCGCCTAAGCCTTCGTTATGACCAGTCTGACGGTTCAGTGAAGCAGATCCATCGGTAGTCAATAGACGAATATAAGCACGGCTTCCACGATCTCCACCTCCTACGTTAGCAGTGTTAGTGCCACGAGGACGCAATGTGAATAGCCGTTCTGTTTGAGTTACGGTCCCGTTACTGTTCTGAACACTATTAGTGCTAGAAATAACTGAATCGCCAAATGTTAATTGTGTAGCCATTAGTCTGTGACCTTAAAGTCTGTAACTTGTAATACAACTGCTTGATTGAGGGTATCTAATTGCCCATCTAACCCACCAAGTTGAGGAGGGACATACGATAAGCCTTGCGATGTATAACGGATGTTATCAATCGCGCCTCTTACTTGGCTTAAGTAGATTTCATACGGTGACATCACAAGAAATCGTGGTGTAATGTATGAACTTGTAGATTTAGTAACTATAGGCATGATCGTATTTTATCCCTTTATTTTGGTGAACCATTGTTGCGTTGATTATTAGGAACCTTTAGGTCACTAGTTCCATTAAACGGGTTCAGAAAACTCCAGCTAGAGCCTGAACCTGATGAACTACTACCACCCATTCCATCAGCAGCCTTTCCTAACTTATCAGCAGCACCGTCTAACTTGTCTACTGCAGCCTTGAATACTTCATTGTTCTTTTTGGAGTCAATGTTATTAAGGATATTCTGAGTAGTTGCAAAGTCATATCGACCTGAAGCAACTTTCTCATATGCCTTAGCATTCTCTTGACCTTCTAAGTCAAGGTGTTGCTGGAATCCTACTACATCGTTAAGACTCTGACTCGTAGCACCTTTCAGACCTTCTGTTTTTAGCTTCCCACCTGCTGCATAACCGAGTTGCTTAGAAACAATGTTTTCCATCGTAGCCGTATCGCCTGACTTCATGGCGGCAATAAATGCATCACGTTGTTTCTTATCTTGAATGCGATTAGGATTCTTCTTGAACTCATCGACGTTAAAACCACCGGTATAAGCCAGGTTACCTAATTGACCTAAGCCAGTTTCAACTGAACGCTTGTATGTATCAGTAATGTAATCAACAGCTTCTCTATCACCACGGCCACCAACAAGACCCTTGACTTGGTCATATTGACCGCTGTTAAGCATGTCACGAATCTCAGCTTGGCTTGCACCACCAGCAATCTTGTTAGCAAGATCTGAAACCTGACCGATTGCATTTACTGAGTCAAGGAAGTTTTTACGGTGACCTTCTGGTATCTTCTCTTCGCCAAGAGTTTTAACAACGTCACCCATCAAACCCTTAACCTGGCCTTGTTGATTTTTAACTAATTCTTCGTGATTACCGAACGAACCTACATCATCAAGGAATGAGTCAAAGTTACCGCTTGACTCTCTTGAACCACCACCAGATAGAAGACCTGCTACGTTAGCCATATCTGCCTTGTTCTCTTTAAGCAGAGTTCCAAGAGCCTTGCTACGACCTTGTTTATCCGTAGCATTAATAAACGCTTGAGCGTTCTTATTGCCTTGTTTAGCCAATGCGTTGATTTGTTGAGTGATCTTGATTGAGTCACTGCCCATCAATGTGTCGCCATTAGCAATACGGCTTCCTACACGGCCAAGATCAGTAAGAGTACGTCCCGAGAAGAAGTCATGGCCCTCATTAAGGAGGTTCATACTAGTCTCAGCAGGAGCTTGATTGTTTGTCTTTCTGCCAGTAGTCATGGAGTCAATCACTTTATCCATGTCTGAAGTAGTGTAATTGTCACCGAATGAAGCACCGAACTGTAACCAATCAGCTCCGCTCTGAGTAGCATCACCAACTGCAGCTGAGCCTTCTGCAAACCAACCAGCAGCCTCACCCATCAACGATGTGACGTTTCTGCCGCCTTTCATTAGACTACGTACAGTTCCACCGATAGCACCGCCATACAGATAGTTCTGGGATACGTACTGACGTAGTTGTTTCTGTGTCTGAGCATTACGTGCTTTAAGGCCTTGACGATATGTGCCTGGATCTGACTCAGCAGTACGTTGGGCGATATAAGCCTGAATTTCATCATCGCTCATACCCATAACGCCTGACATTACGCCAGCCATCTGTTCAGCACTGTATTTACCGTTCTTATCCCTCTGGGTAGCCGTCGAATCAAGAATAGAAGTAATCTGATCTTCCAGAGCTAATGATCCACGCTCATCCATCTGCTTACCGCCAAGTACACGGCTATATAGATGCATTCCACCATACGCCTTCATAGGGTCACGACTGAAGTCTGATCCAAACTGTGAAGTAACATTGGTAATGCTCATTCCAGGACCAGAATTACTAGATCCTGTACGGCCATTGATATATTGGTTGTACATTGCCATTTTGTTAAGCAACGTTTGTGAACCGTTAACCTGTGCTGTTAGCGATGCTTGTGTTGCACCTTCAACTCCACCCATACGAGCTATTTGCGAGGTATTGAGAATACCGTTACGTCTTGCTGTATCGAACGAACCAATGATGTTAGCAGCAGCCATTTGACCTAGATAAGGTGTCATGCCGTTTGCTTGGTATAGATACTGACCTTGAGCACCAACAGTGTTCATGATGTTCTGTACGCTACGGCCAGACACGGCTGCGCTTAGTCCAAGAGACATAAATGCTCTTGAAGCTTGGCTGTTAGGGCCTGATACTGATGCGCCAGCACTGTGAAGCTTAGAAATTTCTTCAATAGCGTTCTTAATCGAAGGGTCACCGGCAATAGCCATTACTAGCTTGACTTGTTCAGCTACGTCCTTGACACGTTGACTAATTTGCTTAACCTTGGTGTCATCCAGCATGCCTGAACGGGCAGTGTAGTCAGCAATGTTTGCATACTCGCCTGTCGAGAACGAAAAGTCGTTAATACCTTGCTTAGTGATCTGCTGGGCGATCTGAGTAGACTCTCTGAAACCAAGTCCTTGACCTGTTACAGCATTACCTTGCGCGCCATCAAATGTTACTCCCTGGAAGTTATCACGTAAGTCACGTGCTTCACGGCGAGTATTCATGTATGGGTTAAAGATGGTTCTTTGACCTACTTCCATCGCAGCTTGACCAACAGCTACGGGTAAGAACAATCTACCAGCTAGTCCACCTACAGCGCCAAGACCTCCTGTAAGTCCACGTCCAACAAAGCCAGGCATATATCCGCCCATGCCTGAAGCAATACCTGCTCCAAGTGCACGACCTGTAGATCTACCAGCCCAAGCGCCTATTCCAGACGTGTACTTGAATGCAGCGCCGAAAGCTAATGCTGGAGCAGCAATACGTTGACCAGCCCAAACTACTGAATCAAACGGACGTGATGATACACCCTCCATAGTCTGAGTGTTGTTATCGATAGGATTACCGTATCTAGGCTCTGACGAAGTAGGGTTAAGAATATTGTTAACACCAGCAAAGAAACCTACTCGACCATATTGATTGTATGGCTGAGGACCATCATATTGAGGTCTGTATCCTGCTGTGTAGCTAGGCGTAAGCAAATTCGGATCCATTCCGAAACCTGGATTCATATTCGCAGGGTTCATCGGATTGGCAAACGAATTGGTATACGTATCAGCCTGAGACTGATAAATGTTGCCGAGCATGTTATAAGCTGAAGGTGGGATCATGCCTTTATTTTAAAAAGAAAAAGCCGCTTTTTAGGGCGGCTTCGGAATTACTTAAATAGATGGTCAAGACCCTTGACGTTATAACCTGAGCCTGATTTCTCAAGAGTAGGTTTAAGATGCTTAACTACGTTTTCGTAGTATTCTAGCATTTGTACTTCCTTCTCTGTTTGTTCTGGCATTTCTGTATTGAATGCTAGTGATAAGTACTTAGCCCAATGTTTCTTTATGCTACTTGACCAATCCCGCGCTTTATTAGGATCGGAGATACTAGGGTTAGTCAAGGCAGTAAGCATGGTCATTTTCATCTTCTCGACTTCGAGTTGACTTTCTTTGGTCATGTACTCCCTATATATCCGATCATGCAGAGAACCAAGCGGAGGGACTTTCATTCCTGAGAGATGCAACTTCATTCTCTGCATCGCCCAGGAGTGTTTTAAAAATTTTCTTCTAGATCTTTACAGGCTTCGTTTACCTTGGCATCAAACTTATACAAGGCATCTAGCAGCATTGCAATAACAGGGCCAGGAAGACGTTTGATGAACTTCGCTTTATCTTCATTCTTAAGAGCTGACAGATCCCGGCCTTGATAGAAGGTAAGCGCATACTGAAGATTCAGAACCATCTTTGATTCATTCAGTGTTGCGATAAGATTAAACGACGTTGAATCGATGACTTTGCTAATCTGTTCAATGTCTTCTGCCGTTCTTGTCCTGAATTGAACCTTTAATTTGCCACGAATTGTAACATCTTCAACGTATTCTCCTTGGAAGATAATCTCATCAAAGATACGCAGTAGCTCGTCTTTATCGTATTGAGGCTTTTCAGGAGTCTCGTCCTTTTTTTCTTCTGTAGGAAGTTCAGTAATTGGCTCTTTCTCAATCGCAACTTCTTCTTGTTTTGTAGCACGGCCACGCTTTGGCTTGTGCTCTGTAAATTCAAACTCGCTCATTTCTTTCCTTAAAAATCAAATATGTTATTGTCCTTAACTTCGTCCACTGTTGTGAATTCACCTTTAAGAACCATATACGCTATGTTAGCGAAAACTATGCTGTGGAACCAATCATCACACAAGTCTTCATCTTTCTTATAAAGGCGACGTCCAGTAATGGATTCCTCTTCGAAAATGTTTAGCGCATCTTGCCAGAACTCTGACATCAGATTCCAGCATGGTGTTTCAATACGATCACGACCAAGCTTAGCCTTAAGTACCATCGTGTCCATATTAGTAGTTCTATCTGCAGAAAAGAACTTCCCCTCTTTGTCCCAACGAAGCGTAGACTTTGCTGCTACATATTGTACAGAATTAACTCTATCTTCGCCAATACTTTTTCTCATCAATTCTACTTGAAGCTGACCAACACCACGGTCTGAAGCAAGCATTGTACATTTATACTGAGCGTACAATTCTTCTACGCGCTTTACCTGATCCAAGATGTCAATACCGTTTAAACGTTGAGCGTAGACTAGATAAGCTTTGCCATTCCAGTCATAGCCAAGAATAGTAATAACCGTATACGAGTTTGAGCCACCACTCACTGACCAGTCTACTCCAAGCACTGTATGTAGAATACCCCGGTCATCCATAGGAAAACCCTTATCCCACTCAGTCTTGTTGTTGTTACAACATGCCATTACTTCTTTAAGTGATAGTGGACGACCAGCTAGACCGCTAGGGCATCCAAACACTTCGTTAGCAAGTTTAGGTACTGAATATGTCTTCGATTTATGAAGAAGATCCTTCCACTTCTTAGGCTTTGTACGAGCGGGGAAGATTAGCTGTGGCAAATGGAATCCATAATGATCCTTCTCTAAAGGCTTTGCCGCTACCCACTTACCAGTCATCATATCAAGTAAGCCACCACAATACACACAGCCTGGACCATCCTTATTTGCATGCAGCATTTTATGACAAATATCGAAATCGATAGGAAGCGTGAACTTACCACAATGCGTACACTTAACCGCCCACTCCATCATGTTCGATTGCTTGAACTTTTGTGTGAGTGAGTTTGTTTCTGTCTTAGCCGTGCCTGTATATCGTCTGAAGGCAAAGTCTGAAGCACCTAATGTCTCTGCAAGAATCGGTGCACATTCAAGGCTGGTGTCCTGGAACTCATCCAGATATAGCGCATCAGCGAATACTCCTCGAATACGGTCGGCATCTTGTTCAGTTTCTGCGTAACCAAGAGTTACAGCACTGCCATTAGTGAATGATTTAGAGAATACGTTTTTACGTGAACCTGCATCAACGAAGTGTTTACGAATCAGAGGTGAGCTTAAGAACGGGTCTAGGTATGCTGTTGAGAATCTTGAAGTCTGTTGAGATAACGGGCTGCTGAATAGAGTTGAAAAGTGTGGACGAACGAGGCTGTTGGCAACAATAGCTGCGCCAAGTGAGACTGACTTACCAATCTGTCGTCCAGCCATCAGCGTCATTTCATTTGGAGAAACGTCATAGATGATTTCGAACGGTTTGTAGTCTTCGAGATTTAGAGGTTTACCTTTTAGGGTTAAAAGTGCCTTGGAAATCTCGGAGGGTCTTAGTTTTAAAAGGCTTGCTGTATCCATGTTCCTATCTTAGTACTCTATTTTGGTATAAGAACTATGTAGTAAACATACGTCAATCCATGATTATATCTTTAGGACTGGTGTAGTTATAAATATTCTACGAGAAAGGGTTTTTAAAATGAGACTAATGTGTGGCGCAGTAATTGAACGTATTCCCAGCGTAGTTCTGACTGACGATCAGAAGCAGCAATGGGAGAGGTGGATCAATGCCCTTGAGTCTGGCGAGTTCAAGCAGACTACGTTCGCTCTAAGAGATGAGACTGGCTTCTGCTGTCTCGGGGTTGCTTGTAACCTCGTTGATCCAGAAGGTTGGACTTTTGATACTGGAGCACATGCGTACAGTTTTCTCCCGAATGAAGCTTGTTCTACAGAGAATGCTGTCAAGGACCATTTAACTCCTTTTGTTCGAGGTCATTACGGGTCTGAACTAGGTCCACTAGGACTGTACGTAGGAGGTAGATTTCCGGATGAGGAAGGGAATACTCTGGAATTACATTCTCTTTCATTATCAGGGATAAACGACATGGGTGCTACCTTCGTGGAAATAGCTGAGATCTTGAAAAAGGCAATGGACGGGGGATACACCCGTTCGGTTGCTCTGATCAAGTAGCCATCGGGTGTCTTAAGTCTCGGGATTAGTTGCAGCCTCTTCTAGTCCCGAGGCTATTTTTCAATTTTTTAGCTAATTTGGGTATAACAGTATTGTAAAGGCTGTGCATAGCTTTTATAGGTATCAGATATTTCAATAATTTAGAGATGTTTGGTATAACTATACTGGACAGGTAGAAAATACATTTCCAAAGTCCATCTTTTTATTTAGCTAAAACAAAGGATTTACCCAAATGGCTGCAACCGTAACCAAGACTATCGTTACCATCGCTTCGACCGACACCGAGTATCAAATTCCGGGTGATTACACACCGGCTTCGATCCAACGCAACTACGCTAACGATATTCCTAATATCGGCAGCATGCAATTCGAAGAGCGTGTCGTTACGCAAGACGGTGAAACGGTTCGTGAAATCACCTTCAAGCCCCGCACGGGTACGAAGGGCGCTGGTGTAACGAAGACTATCGTGACCATCGCTTCGACGGACACGGAGTACCAGATTCCGGGTGACTACACCCCGGCATCGATTCAACGCAATTATGCGAACGACATCCCGAACATCGGTTCGATGCAGTTCGAAGAGCGTGTTGTGACGCAAGACGGCGAGACCGTCCGTGAGATCACCTTCAAGCCGCGCACCGGCACGAAGGGCTAAGTATTACTTCAGTTGCTTTTAGCATCTGAGTAATGGTACGAGCAGCAGGGTTCCTCCTAGCCAAGCTGCTCGTCTTTCCTGTTTTTTTTAGTCGAGCTAGGAGCTTAAGAAAAACAGGAATAATAAAGGACATTTACTATGCAGACTTTTAAAGTACCTCGCTCAAGTTCTAATTTACCTAGAGAGGTGAATAAGCTTAGAGTAGATGCAGAAGAGAAATTCAAACATTTCTGCACCAAGATGATCGTTGATAGCAAACTGTCAACGAAGACGTTCAATTACCAGTTTGATATGTGTGGTTCGAGGTCTGGTGGTCAACGTAAGTCAGTACAGAAACTGAAAGACATTCTGCTTAAGGCGGTTAAGAAACAGGTTCCGTATCTTGAGTATATGTCTGGGGGAGATCTTCTGTTTAATAACAACGGGGCTAACAGCGTAAACATAAAGCTTGTTTCTCCGTACATGATGCTCACTATTCCTGATGGTAATGAAGTCTCACTCCTCTTAGAAAGCGCTAAGTGGGTTAAAGTAATGCGTCGTTACTTTCGATTTCTGAACTACAAGTGTATGAGAAATGGTATCTCTCTCAACATTGACCGGATTCGTACAAACGTAGAAGGCCATGCAGATGAACATGATACGTATAGACAGTGGACCAATAACAGAGGTCCGAAGTCTGACTTCACTGGTAGATTCAAAATTACGCTGACTGCCAAAGTATCCATTCGTGGATACTCGCATGATGCGTATCTACGCTATAATCCTCTCGGTGTTGAGCCAATTCCAGGCGTTGATACTCACGAAAAGCTTGCCCAACATTTTCTTGAAAATAATCAACTGGATAATCTTCGTGCATATAGAAACGTTGAGATATGGGACACATACGATATCACTTCTCGTCGTGGGCTTTCAGTCTACCCGGATTCAGAAAGATTTATGGCGGTAGAGAAAATCTTCCTCGTTCTGGAAGAGATGCAACAAGTAATTAAGACACTTTCTAGAAAATCGAACTATGATACTGCAGCGTTTAATATCGGAAGCGACAGCTCTACCTGATCTGTCATCGGAAGTTAAGGAAGCACAGAGAGAGTTCAATTCTATCGGAAGCGATCTCAGTGCTAAAGACCTTGAAACAATGGCCAAGGTAACGATTAAAACCTATGCTTGTGAGACTACCTCCAGGCGTAAGGTTAGCGTTAAGACCATTGAAATGGGAATTGTTAAAGCCAAACATGCATCTGTTGAAGAGGATGAAGAGGATTTCGTATGAGCGACTTTATTGTTGATGAAGTTAAAGAAGTTAATGTGGAAGAACAAGTGGAGCTTGTCAACGCACAAGGCCAACACATTATTCTCTTTGAAGATTGTGTAGCAGCTTTGATTGGTGATGACACGAGTCAGATTCAAAAGCGTATTACGTACGAAGATTTCGGGAGCATCATTAACTCGATTCTGAATCGTCGTAATGAAGAGTCTCTTGAAGGATTCCAGCTTCCTGCAAACTGTTTCTTCTTTGCGAAGTCTGGTAACTCGATTCAGCTCAGCTGTTACTATGCTGAGCGAATTGCTGAGATGGCTCACTTGGATACGAAGTATACGCTTAAGACGCCGAACTTCATTATCAGCCATAAGCTTGAGAAGCACAACGGAAAGCAGTGGCGTGTAACTGAGTCTAGGTTCTTCTGTACAGATTCCAAGGTTGGTGCATTACCGAAGGGTTTAATCTGGGATCCAGACCACAGCAATCATGTGTTCATTTCTCCGTTCCCGAACACGTATCCTGAAGGTCGTATGTGTTATGGTGGCAATTCAATGCCTTCGATCTTTCAGGACAACAACCTTCAAGGTCTGAACTGGTATTATCAGTTCTTGTTCGAATCCCCGTTCAACAATGACCTGGGTCTGCGTTCTGTTCGAGGTGATGATATGACTATTAATCAGTGGTTCGAACTTCTTGCACAAACTGCTAAAGACAATCTTGCATTCCCGTACAACAAACTTCGTGGTTATTCGCGTTAATCAAGGATATACAAATGGAAATCATTAGCCAACACATTAGCTGCGTTGTTCTTCCCAATGAACTTCAAGCAGCAGTAGACGCTGGTTATAGCGAAATCTACGCAATGACCAGCGAAGGTATTATCAAGCATCACAAGCTTCGTGGTCGTAATCGTTTCGTGCGACTCAAGGTGGAAAAACTTCCGACAAACTATAAGGAAGGAAAGATCTCGCAAGAAATCAACTTCCTGCCAGATGGCAAGATTCCTATTCAGTTGTTTGATCAGGTCGTAGCCTTCTTCAAGCAAGTGATGGAAGTGAAGAAGTCCGAGCTTGAAGCAATGATCTGGGTTTGTTGGGATCAAGAGAGTGGTTATCATCTGATCGTTCCTGAGCAGCGTGTGTCTAAGGCTTCGGCATCGTATGACTGGAACTCACTGCCTGCTGGCAAGACTATTGTGTGTGACATTCATAGTCACAATACGATGGGTGCATTCTTCAGCACCACGGACAATAACGATGACCGTGGCAATATCGGTTTCTCGGGTGTGATCGGTCGTCTGAAGGATGAAACTCCGCAAACGGTGTGGCGCTTTAATTACAAGGACAAGAAGATCGACTGCAACTTCGATGACATCTTTGTCCTCCCTACTCGTGAAGAGCAAGCAATTCCTGAAGATTGGATTTCCAAGATCGTAACTACGAGTCCTGGGTATTCGACTGGAGGGAACAACACAAAGGGAAAAGCGGATCATCTAAAGCCTTGGCAGTACACAAGGGGCGGAAGCGAGGACGTAGGAAATCGGGCAGGGCCGCATATGCAGGCTCGTGATCGGGGGTTACTTCCCGATGGTTATGGGAACTATTGGGAGGAGCACTCAGCTGCCGCTGGAGCTGGAGCAGGCTTCCCCTGGGAGTCCTGGGCCTTCAACCCTGATGCAGTAGACGCTGACGGTATCATCGACACGTCTATGCTTACGCTTGATAAGGCAGAGCGTGCTCTGGCGGTTCTTCGTGAGAACCCTGAGTATGAAGAGTCTCATCTGAGCGCTCATCCGCAGTTGTTCCCGTACAATCCTGATTTCGATCCTGATGCTAACACAACGTTTGACTGTGATGAGCGTTATGAAGAAGTCAAGGAAGTTCATGGCAAAGACGTTGCTGACATCTATTGTTTGATCGATGATGGCATGGCTGTGCTGAACGGAAAGGATGAACTCGTAGAAACTCTGATGGCAGACATGATTCATATGATGTCAGAAGAAGGTCAAGAGGAATTGTTCAAACGTCTGTATCAGGAACTTCCTGACAGTGCTCAAGAACGTATCCAGATGAACGGTATCCATTAAGGATTCAGAGGCGCTCCTAACCGAGCGCTTCTTTTTTTAGATAGGTGAGAAGATGAGTGAAGTCATGGATTGGGCGTATAAAAATACTGTCCATTTGGTTAAAGATTTTCACACTGCAGCACATTGTATTACGACTGGTGGAGAAGGAACGCCTCCATTCATTTCTGCATCTTTTAGTGTTGATGGATTATCGTTTCTGATTGGGATGGCTATTGCTAGGTACGAAAATGATAAGGAGAAGAAATGCATTACAACATGACTGAGTGGTTTTTGTATTTTCTGGAATGTCAAGCTCGTCCGGATAAACGGCGTCGATTCAAAAACTATAATCATTTCTTGGAATGGCTGGCAGAGTCTCACAATGACTGAAGAAAAGAACAAAGAAAAACAGGAATCAATGCGTGAAGGTTTTGAGGCACAACGTCAAGCTGGGGTTAATGTTGATTGGTTTACTTGGCAAATTGCTTGGAACGATGGCTGGATTGCAAAGGAATTATCTAGATGATTTGTGCATATTGTAAAAAAGATGAAGATACAAGACCTTACGGATATAAAGGTGCGATGATTTGTTTAGACTGCGCTATGAAGCCTGACAATAAAAAAGAAACAGAAAAGAATTTTGAGATGCAACTTGATGCAGCTCTCTCTGCTGGCAACAACGTAGCTATCATCGGGGAAGAAACTGGACCTCGTCCTTTAAATACCGATTCTTTGGTATAAGAGTATTGAACGGACCGCCACGTCCTTAAACAAGGTCATTGCGCCTATATGTTGTCTAACCTTCGGAGTCATTTTTATGTTTACGTTTCGTCCCTCCTCTATTCCTTCGAACATTTTTGTAGTTGGCTGCGGTGGAACTGGCTCACGGCTGGTACCGGCACTGATTCAATTCATCCGGTCCATCACGAAAGAACACGTACCGTCGGGCTGGCTCGGCACCACGAACATCGTCTTGGTTGACGGTGACGTTGTTGAGCAGAAGAATTTGATTCGTCAGAACTTCGTTCAGAGCGACGTGGGTAAGAACAAGGCTGCAGTACTGGCCAATCGCTATGCAAAGGCGTATGGCATGAACGTCGTTGCATATCCTAAGTTCATCGAAGAGAATACGAATCCATATCACTTCCGCAGTCTGCTATCGGAAGTAAGCGGCCTTGATATTCAGCATCGTTTCAACGACATGGTTATCATGTGTGTTGACAGTGCCAAGGCTCGTCGTATCGTTATCGAAGCCTTTTCTGTTAACGGTGATCCCACGGTGTTCATTGATGCAGGCAACGAAGACAGTTTTGGTCAAGTCCGTATGTTCCACAATGTAGGCTTTGTTGATTACGATTATGGCAGTGCTGAAGCTGCGCGTCCGCATTTCAAGAATCCGGAACGTATTGAGTACGCACACGATCATCTGAGCTACATTCCATTCGATTACTATTTCTATCGTGATCTGGAAGACAATCCTGGTCTCGGTAGTTGTGCAGATCTTGATCAGACGTTGGCTATCAATTCATTGATGGCTATGTACATTCTGTCGTTCGTGCAGAATCACTTCTATAACAAGGCTATCGACTACAATGCGGTGTCGATTGATATCGTCAGTGGATCGACCTCGTATACGAAGAATACAGTTGTGGAATATCGCAACAAGATGATTCATGGCGACGCTGATTTGACTCAAATCGGTACGGGTTGTGCTGGAATGCTTGGAGGACTGACTGGCATTAACGCCGTTGACGTACTGAATATGTTCATTCGTCGTAATGCTCTTGAAGTGGATGCTCTGATCAAGGCTCAGACGTCTGGCGAGCCGGTAGTTAAAGAAGCAGAGAAGCCCAAGAAGAAAGCCAAGGTCAAGGAGCTTCGTCCGATCATTCAGGTTCAGCCGATGGATGTTGAGATGACTCCTGTCTATAGTGGACTTGTTGGAACTTCGGAACCCTTGGTAGGCGAGGTAAGTGGTCCTACGTTGGTAGATTTTGAAGCTGAAGCTAACAACGTATCTTTCGCTCTTCCTGAAGCGGCTGCAGAAGAAGCACGGCCATCAGTGTGGGATAACGTCGATCAGTTTTAAGTATCAAAGAAAAAGCCCCTGTTTTACGAGGGGCTTTTTTTAGCTTAGTTGCAAGCGCTCACGAGATTCGCTCACGACTGGACGTAGTTAAATTATCTGTGACAGTGAATTGAGCCAGGGTCGTACCGTCTTGTCTAAGCATAATCAGTGTACCAGCAGTTTTATCCCACTGCCAGCTACCAACGGCTTCATCTTGGATATTCTTGGTAATTGTGTAAAGCGATTGAGTTACTACATTTACTACTCCTTGAATAACACCAAACGCATAAAGCAAGTATGTGCCAGTAACAGTAGGTGTAAATGTCAAGTTATATAGAGGACCTGCGACAGGGGCAAACGTAACTTGAAGAACGCTTACTGCACCATTGAAAAGAAGAATTTGGTCAGGTGGGGCTGTAAGACCTGTGCTTGGCCCTTGAGCAGTAATGGTAACTGGGTTGTTTACTTCGATTTCAATTGAATACATTTAGTCACCACTCATTTCTTTGATGTAACGCTTAATAGCTTTCTTTTTGTTCTCAGTATCTTCTGTAGTCTGACCTTCTGACAGCATCTCATTGGGGATGAAGTCAAATGGAGCTACTGGTACTGAGTATCCTTCTTGGTTAAGCATGTATGCAGCTGTAGCTACAAGACCTGTTGACTCGACTGGGATATATACACCATTCTCAGTCAGGACCTTACGAACTTCAGTAATTGCGTATGCTAGCTCAAGAGTCGTAGGTGCAGGTACGAATTCAAAGTCTGCTTCGATGTTATTAATAACGTCTGTAGCATACAGAGTAAACGCAGCGTCTTCGAAGTACAGTTCTGGTTGAGTTTCGATAAGCTGAAGAACACTAATCTTATCACGTGTCAGGGTGTCAAGCACCATACCAAGCGTAATAGAGATAGTTTCGATTTCTAAATCTCTCCACTCACCCTTGCCGAAGATACGATCCAAGGAGGCTTTGATGTGTGAAATTGAAGCCATTGCTAACCTAGGATCAGGAGCTTTCAATTCAATGCCGATATCTTCTTCGTCAAACATACTTATACGTTTTTAGTTAAGTGGAGAGCTACTTTCTGCAGATCCATCGGAAGAGTTTCAAGTACTTGTTTAAAATGAGCAGGACCGTGGTCGAACTCGTTCCCAATATCTGCACCCATCATTGATGAGAAATGGCCCTTACCAAGCTTTGCGATCTTCTCAAAGGGAACGTCCTTACCGCACAGCTTAACCATCAGTGATGACCGTAGTGAAGCTTCTTTGGTATGGATTGTTTCGTTGTAGAAGTTGTAGCCCTTAGTGACTAGACCAGCTTGCTTGTCCATTTCTGAAATTGTATCACAAATGTCACGAACTGTCTCTGGGCGAATTTGATGTGGAAGCTTGTGGATTGCAGTAGCCAGTTTAACGAATGAAGGATTTTTGGTTTCGTAGAAACGATTAGCAAGTGCCTTAACTGCAGCTTCCTTATCCATATACCCATTACCTGAATAGCGTACTACAGCTTCGCTAGGCTCAATACCCTTTTCTTTAGCTTCGTCATAAAGCTCAGCAGCTTGCTTTGAAAGAGTACCGTTTACACGAAGACCTGAGAGTTCGCCTTCGAAGTAAGCTTGCTTGGTCATGTAGTCGTCAGTAGCAATGGCAGCAGCTGTAGCTGTGCGCTGTGCAGCAGCCTTGACCATACGGTCAGTTAGTGCAGCTACCTCAGTCTGAACGCCATAAGCTTCGACAGCCTTTGCAACTTTATCTAGCGCAAAAACGTCTACGGCCTTGTAAGCGACCTTTTCATGGTACTTCATTTGCAGGGCCGTAGCGATGCAAGAGTCCTTGTTGTCAAGGGGCATTTCTTGCTCTACAGAAGCCTGCTTTACAAATGAAGCGGCTTCCGGCACAAGATCGAGAATTTCTTTAAGTGTGTATGCTAGCATAGTGTTTATATCTTAGTTCGTTACATGCGTTCATTGTCGAGGTTATGCTGTTCTACAAAGAACTTAACCTGTTCGTCACGACTAGCGTCTACTGAAGTTCTAACCTTTTCACGTACCGCTTCCAGAACCTTGTTCGTTGGTTCAAGCTGACCAGCACGGATATGATTTGCTGTAAGAACATTTAGAGCATGACCTGGGGTAGGCGTATTAGTAAGCGTCTCTAGTTCACTTCTCATGAACCTACGATCATTCGCTCTACCAACAGCTCCTAGGATCCCGCTGAAGGCTCCAGACATACCACCGAAGATACCACCTGCCAACAATGCTTCAGCTGGCACTGAGCCGCCTCTAAATGCCTTAGAAAGGCCAAATGCTGTAGCACCACCTGATACCGCTCCGATGCCTGCTTGCATAAGAGTGTTTTTAAGAACTGATCTGAAATCGTTCTTTGAGAAACCTTGAGGTGTACCTGCGAGAATATGGTTAGCATACATCTGCAGGGCCTTAAGCTGAGTGTCTCGGCCTAGGGACTTAAAAGTCGGGTCGTCAAGAACCTTATATAGATCGATACCTTTACGTTTGTAAAAGTCTAGAAGGTTCATAACAATTTCATTGTCATTCATGGTGTAGGGATCCGTTTTACTCAGATATTTTAAGCGGCTAAAGCTTCTGGTTGTAAGGCTTGAGCCTTGATTTCTAAAGTCTTTTCCATGAGTTTAACGAGGTCATGGGTGAGACAAGGAGTAGTGCTTGGATTGACAGTGAACTTGGTCTTGAGTAAGTCGTTGCTTTCTTCTGCACCTGGAATGAATCTATTCTCGATGAATACAAAGTCCCACTCTCCACTAACTGCGAAACAGCAAATTGCAAGAATGTCAAACTGGCCACGATAAAGCTTTGTAGTCTGAATAGTTCCAACACCTTCAACAGTAACTTCTCTCTTGTCTGTGTTCTTGACAGCTACTGTACCTTGCCAATTCTGTGAGAGAACGTCTTCTTTAACTGAGGAAGTCACTATCGACTTGCTCTCAATTGAGAGAGGTACACCTTTGTACACAACTCTGAAGTCACCCTTGTCTGAATCTCTGTCTTGAATCTTGGTTACGGAAGTTACTCCTGGAATACCCAAGATCTGAGTCTTCAATGCACGTTCAGCGAGATACCCTTGTAGGAATCCACGGAGAGAAGGATTCTCATCGATCATCTCTTGGATGTCGTTCATTGTGAACCCCGAAAGAATAGAAGCTTCGTTCATAGCGTTTTCTTTGTATTTGATTATCATCCGATTCTCTATCACTCAAGATCTTATGTCAACGATTTTAGTGTTAAAAGAATCTGACTCTATTAGAGACGATTTAAGAGGCTTCTAGAGGTCAGGTGCTACTCGGCTACTCACTAGGCCCTCTCAGAGGCTCCTAGAGGCTGTAATCCAATCCAAGAGTATTCTGACCTTGTAAAGAGGGGGAGTTAAACAAGAAGTTTTTGGACGTGTCCAGTTTTGTCCAAAAATGTCCATTTTCTTCGAAACGCTGAAACCCAAGCCCAGCAAGGCTTTGCAGGCAGTGTGTCCAGTTTGTCCAGAAACTTTTTAGAAAACTGGACAGGCTCAAACCCATACTGGATAAGGCTCACAGCGATTTTGTCCAGTTTTTTCGAGGTTTTCAGAAAAACCATACCTCACTTTCTATTAGAAATAAAAAACTAGCAAAACTGTTACCCCACTCTCTTATATATAAATATATTTTTTAAAAGTTCAAATATAAATATATATATAGTACCCCCTGTTTTCTGGACTGTTAGTGGAAACCCTATGTTTTTCTTTTTTGGTAAATTTATTTCTCAAATAGAAAGTGAGGTATGGTTTTTGGAAAAAAGGCCAAAAAACTGGACAATCTCCCGCAAAGCCTTACTGGGCTTAGGTTTCAGCTGTCCAGTTTTTTTTAGAGAAATTGGACAAACTGGACACGCTCCCCGCAAAGCCTTACCCAGTAAGGATCCGAGGTTTTTGACAAATTGGACATTTCTGGACATGTGTCCAGTTTTTGGTATAAGAAGGATAGTAACACCCAGTAGTGCCTTCTCACGACCAAGGAAACTACATGAAATCTAAACATACGTTTGAAGACCAATTGCAGGTAATCAGGGTCGATGGCCACTTTGCGTTAGTCACCATATTTGACGGACTCATCCAAGATGTACTTGGAGATCCTCCGGAAGGTACTACGTTCTTAGAGTGGGAAACTAATAAACACTTCTACCTCTCCAACGCAGCTACATGGTTCAGTCATCTCCCTTTTCTTGGCTATTTCATTTTCGAAGGCAAAGACTATGATTTCGGCCCGCACTCGGAAAATGCACATTTCATAGAAGACTATGGAAGAGTCGTAACCGAAGCTTATAACTGGCTCACCTCAGAACTCAAATTACGAGGCTGGTTAGAGTAATCTTGTCGGGGCTACGTGCCCCGTTTTGAATTTTGAAGATAGAAACTGGTATAAGTAAAGTACAGATAACTACAACCTTTTTTAAGGACCAAAGACATGAGCACATATCGTTCGGACTTGTTCAAACCGGTTTTGCTTAAAGACGTTGTTGCAGGTAATCACCGCGTTGAATACCGTATCATCCCTGAGTTGACTAGGACCCCGGATTCTATCGATCTTCCCAACTGGCTCGTGGAACAGATTTTGTACGTTTGGGATTTGGAGTATCAAATCGGTAAGAGTGCAGACAGGGTTAAGGCGATTAAGCTCGTCCGTGAAGTTAAAGGAAACTTGGGGCTCAAAGAATCCAAGGATGTTGTAGACTCAATCCATGAAGTCCATTTGCGTTGTAAAGGACTTGCTGCATAAGTAGGAGAACAAGGCCCACAAAGCCTTGTTTTTTAGCATCAACAAAAACAGATCTTTTGGTATAAGCATCTTACAGGGCACTACCCTACTCCGGAAGCAGCGACCAATCTTTTTAGTCAAGCCTACAGACTAATCAGGAGAGATCGCTATGGGTAAATTCCTAAAGAAGCTCGTCATGGTTGTCCGAGTTGTCAAGATCGTCCTTCGTATCGTTAATAGCGTTATGGACGTTCTCGATGACTTCGCAACTAAGCTGAGCGATAAAGAAGCGTATTAACCTTCCCGCTTAGCTCTTTTAGAAACCGTAGGTAGAAACTACCTACATTAATTTCGGATGCAACAATGGATATTTCGTCCACTAGTTCGAAGAACGTTCCAAAGATGTCATCGCCTGCCCTAGAGATTAAGAACAACTATTATCTCGTTAAAACAGGGCTGCTGTATAACTACTATCCTATCAAGGTCAAGCCGTTCACTGACGGCGATAGTATTATGCGGTTTGAAAAGGCACCGCCGGTCTTAATGGAAGGTATCGTGATCATAAACAAAAAGCCGTATCACGTAACCGTCCAAGATCTTATGCGTCAGGTAATTCGGAAATCAAGAGAAGTTGCAGTAGCTAAAAGAGAACAAGCAAATGGAAATTCAGGAACAACTAGTATTAAGGCCCTACGTCAAGCCGTTCAGCATCCAGTCGAACAAGGATCTGTCAGAGAAGCTTCGGTGGAAATCATCGAAGATGCTAACGCTGCTTGGGAAGAACAAATCGGAGCACTACTCGATTCTTTCTCTGCGAAAGAGGGGGCCGATTACGAAATACAGAATCCTGCATAATCCAGACAGCTTGATGCGTGTTGTCCAGTATAAGATCCTAACCCAAATACTGGATAAAATTGAGGTACCGGAATACATCCATGCTTTTGAGAAGGGCAGGAGTATTCCTAAAATGGCCGAAAGCCATGTGGGTAAGGACATGGTCGTGAGTATCGACCTAGAGGATTTTTTCACTTCTATCAAGCAATACCAGCTTTTCGATTTGTTCCAGCATCTTGGCTTCGGTCAAGCACCGGCTAGAACATTGTCAGAACTTTGTACTTATGAGTCATTCGTCCCACAAGGAGCCTTGACCAGTCCAAAGATCAGTAACATCATTACTGCACTGACATTCGGTCCTGCTATCAAAGAGTTCTGTGATGAAAACAATCTGACACTCAGCATCTATGCTGACGACATCACGATCTCGATGGATGCAGAAACGCGAGAGAAGTTAGGGAAAGGTATTGTTGGAAAGATCCTTCGCAAAGTATCAACTGAAGTTGGGCGTTACCGATTCAGGGTAAATAAGTCCAAGACTAAAGTGATGCGCCATTTCCAACGGCAGTATGTATGCGGAGCCGTTGTGAACGTCAAGGTCAATCTGCAAAAATCTGAGCGTAACAAACTCAGGGCTATGGTTTACAACTGCAACAAGAACGGAATTGAGGCGGAGGCCGCCAAAGCCGGAATCAGTGCAGAGTTGTTTTACAGTAAACTCATGGGGCGGTTGAACTGGTTCGGCCAGCTGAATCCCACAGCTGGTGCTCGTTTAAAGTCAAAGCTAAAAGAAGTCGATATGGGCAAGCAATCAAGTGATCCTATCGCCATTGAGAAAGCGTAAAAGTATTTATGTCGCTAGACTCAGCAACACCGTAAAGTAATCGTATCCGCCATTACGAAAGCTTTGCCAGTTTTTTCTGACTAGTTCTTCTGGGTAAAAGAACTGTAGTCTGCTTCCGGAGCTTGGCCTGTACTACCGCAGTAAGAAGTTATTCTTAACCGTAGTATAAACAGGGAGAGTTGAAATGGACCGCATAAATCCACATCTCGGTGCAGTAGATGGACTCGTACACTGCAATGAAACGAACGTAGTACCCATGATTACTTCTTAGGAACCAAATAGAAAGCCGGGGTTGAACCCGGCTTTTTTTAGCTTTTCGCAGTTAGACGTTGAATTTCGTGAATCCACTGTCTCTCAGTTTTTTCATTGTATCTATCGAGGTTGTTGTGATTTTTATACACCCAACCTTGAGCACGAGCATAGATGTTGGCAATAAACAACTTCTCAGCAATGTCATCTGAATCGTTGGGATCCGCATGGAATAAGCCATCTACCCAATCTACTTCATCAGAAACAACTACTGGTACACCTTGAGAAACTTGATCAGCAGTTACAATGTTGAAAGTTTCAGTGTAAGATACTTGTAGGCCAAAATCCATTGTGCCGATCAGTTTGATGAAGTCAGCATGTTTCATCCAAGAATGCTCAACTAACTCATGATCAATGCCATTAAAGATCATTTGTAGATTCTTAAGTACCTGGTTGGAGCCAGCGTTCTCAAGACGAGTACTATTGATGTGAAAGAACAACTTCTTACCAATACGATCAGCAAACTTGATTGCAGCAAGTGCTTGGATTACATGGTTCTTCAGAGGGCGAATTGCACCGAAACATCCGATATGAACTTCTTGGTTGTGAGGCTTATAATCGTGACGATCACACTTCAACTTCTGGATAGGGTAGTAGTTAGGAAGATACGGGCAGCGTTCTTTTGCTTGTGCTAGTGACCAATCGGCATGATGGTTATACACTAGTTGAGCGATTTCGCTGTTCGTATTTTCTGCATTTGATGAAACGTAAACGTTAGGATAGTCTGTGTATCTCATTGACCAATCAAACGCAATGCCTTCATTTGCCAAGAACGGTGACTTACTGTGATTGCGAATAACCCACTTAACCTTTGGATGTAGCTTTGTCAGAACTTCAAACTTCTCTGGAACTACCCAGTATGCTTCGATTACTACAATGTCTGGTTTGTATCTAGTAACTTCTCTATCAATACCGTTGTTGTCTTCTACGTGTACGATTTCTGCTTCGAACATGTCTGGATGATCATTTAGCATGTCAACCATGAATCGTGCGCTGTTAAACAAACCGCTTTCTAACATCCCTGTACTGCAGTACCCACCTTCATCTGTGTAGGCATTTTCTCTATACTTCAAAATAAACTGAATCTTCTTTCTCACAACCTCTCCTTTATCTGTTTGGCTCTTTCTGAAAAGTGAACCGAGCCAACTTAAAAATTTAGTAAACATAAATTATCCCATTTGAACGCCACCTGATGTGACATTAACGAAGTGACCGTTAAACGTTGTTTTTGCGCCATCACTGCTAAGATTGACTTCGGCACCACTACTATGTTTTAGGTCAATGACGCTACCGTTAACTGTAACAGTTTGTTGCCCTTCGTAATCAAGTTTGATTTGAGAACCATCCCAAGTGGCGATGTGGTTCCCCCCAAAGTCAACCGTAACCTTAGTGCCGTCTTGGTATATCTTTGTCTGTCCTACTACTTGAGTTACTGCTCCTGATACTCCATCCACAATTCGATACATTGAACCGGCTGGAACTTCTTCCCTGAAAATGATTGAAGAACTTGCAGGAGGAGCACCTGCATTTTGATAACCAGTCTTTACAGCCTGAGCTAAAGCAACATCACCGTAGTACAGGTTGTATCCGTAGTTCTCTATCTTTGCTGCATCAGATGTTGCTGCGTATCCTGTGTATCGATATACTCGACCTTTGATATTCTTAACGATGTCAGAACTCACATCAGTAAAGTGTTCAAAGTTACGAGAAACAATGCGTACAACATCGTCCCACTTAGAGATAAAGATCTCAGCCAATCGTGAACTTCTCATTAATAGAGAGCCCCCTCTAAGTACCGCTAGTATACCACCTCCGCTAGAGGCAATGACACGATCTCCTACAGATAAATCTCCAGCTTTGTTAACGTCGTTAATAGCATTTACACCTTCTGGACTGAAATTACCCGTGTCTACTGCTAAAGTGCCAGTATCGATATTGATAGGAAACGCACTATCAGAGGTTTGCGTACGAGGTAGGAATAGAATAATTAATGGATATCCAAGACCATGCATGACAACAACCCTATCCCCCATCACAGGCGTTACTCTGTCACCAGCACGACTCGATCCACCTGACGGTTGACCCCATTGAACCTGGTCTAGGTTCTGTCCACGAAGAGTTTTTACCTTACAGAAGGAACGAATTGGATCGACTTCTGTTACAGTACCTTCATCAAAAGTGTTGTCAATTTTAGACGGATTGTTAAGCATCATTTATACCTCAATTTGGTATAAGTATTATAGAATAAGTCTTTCACCCCAAGGAGGTATTTTGAAAGTTCAACCTATTTCAGATTTGCATCTAGATTGTCTGGAAGGTAAGCAGTGGGAAGGTGTACTGCATTCCATTATCAATCCAGAAGCAGACGTAATAGTGTTCGCAGGAGACATGTGTGAATGGCGCAACATAGGCCTTCTCAAGCGAGCACTGGCCGATGTGTACAAACGTATCCTTTATGTGCCAGGTAACCATGAATACTGGGGCTCAGAGGATTGTAGAGGTCTCGTTAAGGACCTAAAGACAGTGTTTTCAGGGATGCCTAACGTCGCTGTTCTCAATGAGGATTATCGTCAAATTGATGACGTCCTCTTTATCGGCGGAACTCTCTGGACGAATCTGTGGAATCCAATCAATGCAGATATCGTCAAGCACTTCATGGCAGATTTCAGACATTGTCCGAGTCTTACGACTGACTTCACTAACCAGAAGCATGAGTTCATGGTTGGATTCATTGAAGAGTGCTTGAAGTCAGAAAATTTCAAGGATCACAAGAAAGTCGTTATTACTCATCATGGCCCTTCGTTCCGGGCAGTAGCAAAACAGTACCAGTACAGCAGTGCCAACTGTGGCTATTTCAGCGCGTTGGATCATATCCTCGAATCTGAAAAATCTCCTGATGTCTGGATTCACGGTCACAGCCATGTTGCTATGGATGAAAAGATCGGCAACACCAGAGTCATCAGGAATCCGTTCGGGTATCAAGGGTACGGAGAGAAGGAAACTGGGTTCAACAAGGAATTCATGATTGACACCTCGTTGATCACCAGAGAAGTTACAGAAGCAGACATTTGCAGTATGCTTGAAGAGTTCGAAGCAAAGTTCCAATAACCCGTTTCATATAAGGCTAAATCATGCGTGAAGATCAAGTTAAGTCGATGTTCCTGCTGGCGGGGTTTGATGTCAAGAAGACGACCCAGATCGAAAATGAATACTGGCCCAAAGCGTATGTCGAGCTTATCAAGTCCTCGCCGTGGTGGTTGATGGACACGCAGTATGGCACGATCAAGATTGGCTGGCGCAAACGCGTCATCGCAATCGACTGGCAAGAGACCGGATATGTCTCTGAGCAGAACGGTGAACACACGTACGACAGTATCACTGATGATGCTGTAACTCGTGGTCCGTGCGATGTACATGCGTACAGTGTTCCCAAGGCCGTCGAATATCTGACTACTCTTCGTCGCAACATGGACTTCGAGGAGGCAGAGAGGAAAAAGACGCAAGTGTCGCATGGCACAGTCGCCAAGGTAAGTGCAGGAGCGGGATCGTTCGTGTAAGGGAGCAACAAAAAACCCGGCATTGCACCGGGTTTGAACTTCTTGGTAGAAAGGAGCGAAACAACCAAGATCTTGTAGAAACTTGTATTTGTTCTTAAAGTGGGACGGGGAATCCCTCGTTTCGCAAGTGTAAACTAATTTTAACACAGACTGATTTAAGGAATCAAGACATGGCAAGTCAAATTCGTTTCCTGGAAAAAACTGAGAACCAGAATCTGAGCGTCAATGAAATGGTTCTCAGGAAGTTTGTTGGGGCAATGCACACGCTAGAAGGTCGTAAGAACCTTCATCAAGTTTACAACGATAAGGATTCGTTGTTGAACTATCGCCTTGCATACACAGCTGCAATGACCCTCTTCACGGTCTGCAACGAAGTGCTGGGCATGAGCATGGGGGTGTACTTGAAACTTCTCAGTGCTCATTTCGAATTCATTCATACTCCGGTTTTGGAGTGGTAAGGTAGAATAAGGCCCAGGTAACACTGGGTCTTTTTTAGCATCTGGAAGGATTATTTTGGTATAAGTATATTGTAGTTAAAAACCACATTACGCTTACGAGGGCGACCAAAATGTCTAACAGATACGTTCGCACAAGATACGGGACCAATGGAAAGTCCGTGCTGATCTCATTCGAGATTCCGGGAGTTCGATTGGAGTTACTGCAAGTGGAAGGGCAACCTACTGAAGCATTCGGCGTGATGAAAGGTCACTGCTTGGAAAATATTATAACGGGGGCGAAAAAGGGAATAGAAATAGAAATCCAGCGGATAGCGTGCACATCAGATAGAGATAAGAGAGTAAAAGACTTAGAGGCAGCACTTGTCTGTATCGACGAGGCCATTGCAAGAGACGAACACCGACTGGCACGTAAGTTCCCAGTACGAGGTGCAATAGCCTGAGAGAGACCCGTGGTAGGGTGAGTAGTACTTAAGCCCAGATATCACCGGGCTCTTTTTCAATTTTCGAATGTTGAATCTGGTATAAGAAAATTGGTAATAACAATGATTTTAAAACCTATTCAGGAGTAAGACCGTGCACGAATTCTGCCTGTTCAGTTTCTACGGCTTCATCGCTGTGTCGTTCTTCTCAATCATCTTGAACATATTTGCTCAGATGAAATACAGGAAAGTATTTGAGCTGGTGGAGGATTTGCCGAATATCAGTCTTAAAGAAATGTTCAACGGTAACATTCCGTTCTACATGACTCGGTGGTTCACGATACTGATTCAAGTCCCGTATCTGATCATTCTGTGGTTGATCGCACGTGAAGTGCAACCTGATCCTATTTGGATGACAGCGTTCCTTATGGGACTGTTGGGGAATTACTACATCGTCTTCAGAAAGACCTCTAAGGTCTGGAAGCACATGTAAAGAAGAAAGGCCCCGATTTCTCAGGGCCTTTTTTTATCCGTTGAAGCTTACTGGAACTGGTCGGTCGAATTGAATCGAGACGTTTTCAGCAATTACAGGCTGTGCGCTTGCAACTGCGAAACTGTAGTTTTGGAACATACAGTATTCGAGGTACAGACCGGCAAGAGCTTGGCCGAAACCATCTGAACCACCGCCACGAGTCTTGAATACCATCAGAAGACCAAACGGTACTGCGAACGTTTCTGAGTCAAGGTTCATCTGAATGTATGTGTTCGGGGAATCAGCACCTGCTGAACCGAAACCACCATTGTTCATTGCAGGGCGATAAGCTTGTTGTGAAAGAGCGAACAGAACGTTGCCTTGGTCAGCGAGAAACTTGCTAAGTGAAATAGCATGTTGTGTCTTACCACGTGTGAAGAATGAACGATTTGAACCTACTTCGAATAGACGTGCTAGACCTGCGTCTGCGCTCATCTGAATGTTATCGGTTAGACCGATAGGCACTAGATCACCAACGCCACCTGAGAGGCCTGTGAAACGTGCTGGACCAGCGAAAAGAGCTGTGGTGTCCGGTGAAGCTGAAAATTGTGAAAAGCGTTCGTAGCCATCCTGGTTAAGCTTCGAGATATACTCGTTCTTCCAGTCCCACCCTAATCCAAACCCCGCTTCTTGTACGGTCGTTAGGCGGTCATTAGTAGCATCTGCTGCCATATTTTTAATCCTGAGTTAAGTGAAGTTTTGCCTGAATCTCAGGCTTACGTAAGTCTTTGATCGAGTTCCCCTCGAATCCTATTTTAGTCAAAAGTTCTTCGTACAAAGGAGGAGTAGGAGCTTGGAAAATTCTAGAAATTGCAGATTTGGAATGACCATATTTATCTGATAGAGCCATCAAATTAGTACCATCAATGTAGTCTGAAATCAAAGTGCTTAATTCCACTTCAGACTTTACTACCATGCAATTTTTATTGTATTTTAAGCCGTTTTCTTTAATAGTCGTTTTTTGTAATTCCGATTTAGTAATGGACTGTAGATGGGCTTTGTACCATTCTTTATACCCGGGTCTATTCCAAAGAGCTTTTTTCTCTTCCACAAATTTTCCCTTTAAGGCATTTGAAATTTTACTACGTACTTCTTGCGGAATTACAGTCATGCCATTCGCCGTAGGGGAAATGTTATACCCAACAGTATCATCACATACTTTCAAAGAGTCCATATAAAACTGTTCCCTTTCGAATCTATTTTCAAGGTTCGTTACTTCTAGTATCTCAAAATGAAATACTTCCAATCCGTGTTTTAAAACCGCAGATTGTAGATGTGCATTAACGTGTTTACCATTTTTAAGAAGTCTTACATGTTTGTTAAGTCTTTCTTTAAAACACTGACTGGATCCAATATAAATTTTACCGTTTACAGTATTAGTTATTTTGTAGACGCCTGCTGCGTTCAAATCTTGTTCGTTGCAAAGTAGTTTCATACTACTATATTACTAAAATTCCAATCCCAACTCAAGTACCCACAAACAAAAAAGCCCAGATTTCTCCGGGCTTTTTTTAGCTTAATCAACTCGATTAGATAATCAAGAAGAGATTAATGTAGTTCATTGGATAAACTACGCTGATATTCAGATTGATAATGACCTGATCCTTATTGTTAGGATCTTGAGCCAGACTTGCAATCTTGTAACTTAGCAGCGGTGAACCGATCTTCGGAAGTTTTTGACCCTTGACCAGTTCTGAAACAGAAATGATCGTTTGACGAAGAGTGTTAAGGCTATCAGGAGTAACGTTCCACTTACCAATGAAGCTCTTAAGCTGATCGTGGTATAGGTACGATAAAAAGTCCCAATTCTTAACAACTAATAGTTCACGGAATTCAAGTACTGACACATCTGTCGTCAGTTCGTGACGAACGAAAGGAATTGAACCTTGCGTTTCTTGTACGAACAGGAATGTACCTGCAGCGGCCATTGTGTTCATCTGTGCTCTCGTAAAGAAAAAGTTTGAGAACTTCAGATCTGCAACGCCTGCAACACCAACGTTGGTGAAACCTTGTTGTACTGGGAAACCCGCAACCATACCCCCAAGGGCGGCACATAGGTAGTAGCCAGGCAGATACTTAACAACGCCATCTACGGTAATACCAACTGTATCCGGCTGAACGTGGATCACACGCTTGTCGGTGAAGGTTGTGCTAGCAGCAGCTACAGCAGTTGCCTTTTGAGCCTTGCTCAGCGTACGACCAACGTAGTAGCTAACAGCAGTTGCAGTACCAGTAGCAGCTACGACTACTTGTTGGTTATTCAGTACTTGTTGTACTTGTAGTGAACCAACTTGGGTAGGAGTGCCAGTAGCAGCAGTAACAATAACTGAGTCACCAGGAACAACGCCGTCTGACATGAATGTAGCATTTGAGGCTGTCAGTACGTAGTTACCGTTGATAACAGTAATGGTGTTGTTTCCACCGTTTGCATTAACGAAGCCACTTGAGTACGGACCAATGTTTTGGCTCGTAGGAATTGCTGTGTTAACCAGAGCGATACGCCATGCAGCTTCCTGAGGAGTTGACATTTGATCAACGTGAGCTTGGAATGCTGAAAGAATATCTACTTCTTGTGTAAGCGGAACTAGTGCGTAAAGACGATGGCCTTCAGCAAGTTCAAGAGCGGTTTCATAACCAATAAGGTCATCGCTCGGTACTGCGATTACATTGATCTGAGTCGTAGTATTTGCCATGCAAATTACTGAAGCCAGACCAAGCGGGTTTTGATCAGAAGTATCACCAAGGATACCTTCGATGTCACCAGTTGTCGTAAGAACTTGGATAGCGCCTGAAAGATCTGTACGAAGAGCACGGTAAGCAAAGTGAACTTCACCGCTAACAACACGACCGTAAATTACGAACGGATTAGGTTCGATTGAGATCTGGCCAGTTGTAGGAGCGTTTGAAGCATCGTAGTTTGATGTACTTGTGCTTGGGTTTACAGCAGGAAGAAGCTGGTTGTTATAAATCTTGCGAGTCTTAACAGTGAACAGAGCCTTCTTGATTACTACTGCGCCTGCGCCAACTGCTGTACCTACAGCGGGGCTGATGGTAAGAACGTTGGTAGCTACGTTTGATACGTTTGCAACTAGGTCTGCACCGTTAGCACCTGCGCCACGGATAAGGATCGTATCACCGATTGCGATACCAGTTGCGCTTGCTACTGTGACGCTTGTTGCGCCTTGAGTAAGAGCACCAGGAACAGTTGTTTGAACGCTAAGGTCAGCCGGTAGAACGTCTGTAGTGTTCAGGGTAATCAGAGTTGAAGTCGGATTAACAACAGCGGTTACGGTCGTGCTGAATACCTTCGCTACTGAACTTGTGTTCGTGTAAGCGATATCGATAGCATCACCTGGTTCAACTAGAAGAGTTGAAGTTGTTTGGTTAACGTTTGAAAGCGTAGCCTTAGTGATTGCTGCACCAGTTGTAGCAGTACCAGCTTGGGCTGAGATTGTGAACGTTGTACCTGAAATGTTGCTGATCGTAGCAACTAGAGCAGCACCTGCTGCGCCTGCACCAGCGATAGAGATAACATCGCCAACTACGAAACGAGTAGCGTTAGTAACTGCGGTTACGCTTGCTGAGCCAGCTGAAGTTGTACCTGTGCCGGTAGGCGTAGAGATATCAAGTTGATTTGCGCCTGAATATCCCAGGAAGCCACTTACAAGGGTTTCGATCTTTGCGTTGTTCAGATATACCTGAACTGAGTCTGGCTCAACTACTTGGCCAGGTTGAGTTGAAGGAAGACCAAAGGTATTTACAACACCTGAGTTGCTGATAACAGCAGTCTTCGTTACTGTTACGTTGCTTACAGTTGTACCTGCAGCAGTATCTGTCGTGGCAGTAAGGCCAGACACTGAAAGTACAGTTGCGCTAAGTGTACTACCTGTTGTAGAAGCACCAGGGATAAGTAGAACGTCACCAATAGCGAAAGGAACAGGAGTAGTAAAAGTAACTACTGCTGAACCAAGGGTCATGCTACCGATTGCGTTTACTGCTGGAACTGCTGCAGTTTGGATAAGGGATGCATTTGAACCTGCTACGTAGCTCACTACGTTGTATGCGGGTCCAATTAGGCATACTTCCAGATCAGGAGTAACGTTAGCAACGCCGCCAGAGCTTTGGAGCTGTTGATAAACTAGTACTGATGGAACGACATATGACATATTTATTTCCTAAAAGGATTTTTTGATACTCGCAGTCACTTGACTACGAGCCGAATTCTTGACACATTATGCTGATATTTTAGCAGAATTATTCAGGCTGAAGATTCAAAATGAAGTTCTTGATCTTGATACTGTCGTTCTTAACTGACCAGCGTTCTTCACGCATCCAAGGCACTGCAATTGTAACTCTGAATTTCTCTTTGCCTTCTGAACTTCCATCGAGGTCACAATTACTAACCGTCATAGGAGAAGCGAAGTCTTTGAAGCCTTGGGTACTACACAGATAAGGTCGTGTCCACAGCAAGAAGTGCTGCACCATATCCGTAATAATTTCACAACTACCAAGCTGAGTTGCTTCAATTATGATTTCAGCTTGACCGCTATAGAGAATGAAGTTCTCAATATCGTGTAAGCCCATAGTTTGATTCATCGTCTTTGCAGAAGACATATTATCGGTAAGCGAGAACTTACCAACATTATATGCACCACGATCAACCAATACTCGGGGACGTTCATTAAATGGAATCTTATGAAGGTTATTCATATAGTCCAGTTCAATCGTCCTCTTCTTTTCGTCTGCGTCCCAGAAAAACGTTGACTGTTCTGTGTACTGGGAGAAGTAATAGCGAAGAGGTTGCAGGATCAATTCGCTTAAATTAACTGGGCTAAAAATCATGGTAAGTACGAATCCAAGTATTGTGACGGAAAGTCTGGAAGATCTCTGGTCACTAGCTGGAACTCGACAGCTCCCTTGCTTAGCTGAGTAAGGGTCAGCATTTGTCTTACAACGTTACCCTGTAACTCTGTAGTAGCGATTCTAGTAACTTCATATCCACTCCAATCTCCGCTACGAATTATAACATCACCAAGACGAATATCTGGCATGGAAATTGTCCACGCTCCAATTACATTCTCTTCGTCTTGTCCAAGGTAGTTTTTGGTGAGGTTGTTTGGGGTTGGATCGTACTGCAAGAAGATCTTTGCAGGAGTGAAGTATCCGCCCTCAAAACTAGTACCGATGCAATTAGGGCAATTATCGCGGGTCGTATGCTCATGCACAGGATCCCAGCAAGTCGTACAACGTTTACCATAGTTTTTGCGCCTAAATAGATAAGAACTAATTCCACCGAACCTTGACAGAAGCCAATACTCACGTCGTTGGATTTCCATGCTGCGGATAGTTACCCAGCTTCTTTGGAACGTTTTCCAGGTAGCGGGGTCGGATCTAAGGGCGATACTACCCTTGTCGAGAAGAAGTACTTCAACGACGTAGTATCCATGATTAAATTTGGACTCTTCTCTGAGGGTGGTGTCGATGAAGTGGTTTCCGACGATTGGGGTTGCGTTGATTTTGACAAAATCTGAATCCTCTATTTGAGAGAAGTATACATCAAATACACAGTTACCCCAGGAAGCCGGTATGGACCATTCTACAGTCGCCTGCTTGTACCACTGTGGGTAGACCTTGACTTGGATAGCCGAAGCCCTCCTAGCCGTTGTAAGAGGCAACTGAGCGGTTTGGATTAAGAACCCTGGGGTGACTGAGAAGTTGAATGCCATGTTTAGGGCGTATTGTTTTTAAAGTACTCAGCTACTTTACGCGGAGTAGTGAGTTTGTGATGATCACCGGGGTTGATTTTGCCGAATCTACTTTCTATAGCTGCGACCAACTTTTTACCAGCTATTGTTGTAGCAGCCTTATTTTCACGGTTCTTAGGGAAGAAGGCATGGTCTGGTTTCATACTTGAATCAAAATGTTTATGAGTTAAATCCATAATGATTTCAAGATTACCATCGCTAGCGATTTTTTCAAGATATTTGTTCATGACATTATTTTAAAAGCAAAAGCCTCCCGAAGGAGGCCTTGTTTGGAACTGTGTTTGATTACCAAGTTGGCATGAGTGAGAGGTCGCTTCGTACTTCTCCCCAACCACTTTCCATGTTCAACTGAATCTTTAGCTTTGTAGCTGCTTCGGTGAACTGTTGCTGAAACCCTGCTGCTAAACTTTGATACAACTGCGAACGTTCTTCGATTGGAATCTGAAGACCGCCGTCGCTGTAGTTCATAGTATTACGAGCTAAAAGCAACGCTTTACCGAGGTATGCATGCCAAAGAGTTCCCCACAGAAGAACTGATTTAGATGGGAAGTTTTGAATGCCTACTGCACCAATTGGCGGAATCGTATTAAACGAATCCACTGCTAGTGTCATAGAGAGTGAAATAAACGTGTCAGTCATTTCCTCACCTTCGATAAGGTAATTGTTGACAGCATAGTCTGACGTATACTCTCTTACTTCTTGCGGGGTGAGGATTTGATTAACGGACATTTATTTACTCTGCTGCAGCCTTACGACCACGCTTAGCCTTCTCTGTTTCTGCTACGCCATTTGCTTCTTCAGCAGTTTGACCGATCTGTGAAGCTGCTGCTTCTGATACCTTTTCTACTACATCGGTATTCTTGCCAATTGACTCTGAAGTTGCTGTACTCTTCTTTTCTGGAGTCTTTGAAGCCTTCAGTTCTTCAGCCGTCATACCTTGATAACCTTCGTGCTCTACAACCAGTTCAGGCGCCTTTACTAGATCGCTGACATCAGGCTCTTCTGAGTGAACTTCTGCCCAACCACGATTTACTGCATCGAGAACATCTTGGTGTTCTAGATCTGATTCAAGAATCTTAACGAACGAGCCTTGCTTGATAGAGATATACCCTGCTTTCAGTACAAGACCGGTCGGAAGCTTATTGACCAGATAAAAATTCTTAAAAACTACTTTAGACATTTGCTAATCCTTTCTTAGATTCAAGTATTGTATTTCTGTCCGTACAGTTTGTCAATTTTTTCCATGATCTTACGATCTTGGTGCTGGAAGTACTTGTGTACTCCAAACATGCCTGTACCTACAGCTGCTGCTCCACCAACTCCGACCTTTACTCTTGTCTGGAATGTACGGCCAGCTTCTACTTGTGCTTTGCGTTTAGCACGAAGAGCTGTAAGTCCCGTATCCTCAGCCTCGCGCATTACACGAGCCTTAGTAGCCCATTCCTTTGCGCTCTTCCCCGACACTTGATCGATCATTTTGAGGGTCTTGGATAGGTATCTGTTAAAACTACCTGCCATGTTGGTTTCCTTTTAATTTACAAAGAGTATTTTAACAGAGATAGAGAAGTAATACATCAAGCTTCAGATTGGTATAAGGAGAGTAATAACAATAGAGGTTTATCGTGTTACTAGAAGAAGAAACTATGACCGAAGCAATTCTGGAGTTCTTGCGGATTTCCGAGCTATACCTCTTTGGAGGATATGATGAAAATAAGTGAGATGACCGATATCGTCAAGAGAGCACCGCTCCCAATACGGATGATGATAGACAGGTGGGGTGAAAAAGACCCGCTCATCAAAAAGCACGTAGTAGGATTGGACTATGCACTGACTAGCGGAATGAGTGATACTACAATACGCATTCTGATAGAAGACTTCCTCGACTATGTCGAAAGAAAGTACTTCATTGACAGAGATAAGACAAGAGCGAAGATCGTGATGTTCCTTGCTGACCACCGTAAAAAATAAGGAGAAAATAGTATGGCTGAAAAGAAACGCTCAGTGGCATTTCCGATCCTGGCTCTGCTGGCGATCATCGCTCTGCTATCACCGAGAGCTAAGAAGTAGTCTTCGGAGAAACAAAATGGATCAGGCCGATCAAGACGAAATACGGAGAATCGTATTTGGTGAAAATGAGGTACTGTATTCAAAGATCATAGCAGTGGCGGTGGTATCTGTAATTACAGCAGTGCTGGCCCTCATAGCTCTGAGGCAGCGCTAAAAAACGATGCACAGCCCAGCTAGTAACTGGGCTCTACCAAGGGGATTTCATGGCACCGCTGCTGTACACTATGTACGCTGTATCTGTTCTACTGACTGCGTACGTTCTTATAAAAGTAGCTCCGTGGAAGAAACTCTCGTTAGAAAAAATTATACCGAGAGTTGTATTCGTGGTACTCGTATCATTAATACCAGTAATAAATGTGTGTTTCATAAGTTTCATCCCGTTAGTCAGGGAAGTAGATCGTGCAGTGAAGCGAGAGAACTTCAAAACGGAAGACGAAGAGCTTGAATTCGTTAGAATCTACATTACGACGAAAGTCTCTAAACGGGTATTGGCTTTCTGCAGAAGAGTAGGTCTCAAAAGAGACTAGAGCGTAATCCCGGTCAGTACGACGGGCTTTTTTTAAATTCCCTAAGCGTGAAGTGGTATAAGAATATTAGAAGTAAACATTATAATTTTACTAAGGAGTTTGACCAATGAAGACGCTCAACGGCATTACCTACGTCCAGCTTAAGACACTCACGACTGCAGAACTCAATGCACTTTGCGCGGCGTATGCTGCAAGCCAAGTTTTCATAGCTATGGAGTCTAGTGGCTTTGCTGACGAAGGTGAAAGAGATTTTGCAGACAAGTTCATGCAAATTTTCACTCGTCGTGCAGAAGAGATGTTCAATGAAAAAGTCACCGACAAAATATATTCGATGATGAGAATTCTCTACGACACGGAAGAGAAGTTCGACATGGCATCTGAAATGACAACTGAAATGGGTAACATCGCAATGATGACTCAGAAGATGATGAAGCAGATTCATCAAGATGTTCTAGCGATGCGCTAAAGAAAAAAGCCCAGCTAACAACTGGGCTTTTTTTAGACTTTCAGAAATAAGAAAAGCCAGGATTTTACCCCGGCTTGTCTTTAGATGGGATCACCTCCTCTCGGAAGTTCTAACCACGCTGAGTGATTAGAAGTTTAGAACAACTGCACCATTTACGTTACCGATACCAGCACCTACAGCTTCGTAAGTATGGAACTCGATAATGTCTGCTTCGGTCTTCAGGAAGACTGTCGGAGCTTGAAGCTCATAGAACTGACCAAGGTAGTTCTGAGGAGCAAAAACGATTGCTTGGTTCGTCGGGAGGATGTTAGCCTTGTTCGTGGTGATGATCTTGTAACCGAAGAAGTTATCAAGAGTCGCTTCGCCTTGGAACAGTGCTGATGCTGCCGGTGAGCCTACGTCTGTTGCTGCAAAAGTCAGCAGATCAGCGTACATTGATTGTGTCATAAGGATACAACCAACAGGTAGCTTGTTCAGAAGCATGAACTTGATACCAGCCATCAGGTTAGCCTTTGTAAAGCCACCAGCGATGGTGTGAACGTTGCTGTTTGCTGTAGCAATAGCGTTGATGTTTTGATAGAAGTTTACGTCTTCTTGTTCTTGAATATCCTTAACGCTGTTTTCTTGAAGGATAGTACGAATGTCGGTACGGTATGTAGCGAGTTCGAACTTGCTCTTACGGAAGTCAGCTGATTGGATCTTCTGGAATGTAACTGGGTAACGTTGTGTCTTCCAGTAACGGATTTCCGGACGGCCAAGGAACGGAGCAGTAGCAGCTACTGAATCAGGTTCCTTTTCAACGATAACCGTTGGTTCTTCAGTCAGTTGGCGATCAAGCTCTGAAGCTGTGATTTGAACTGGCGTAAGAATCTTACGGGTAAAGCCGTCTTCACGAAGCTTCTGACGTACGAAAGCTGACATTGCAGCTGAAGCTTCTTTGGTGTGACCTTGGTCAATCTTGTCTAGGAAAGATTGATTCAGGAATTGTACGTTTACTGTTTCTGTGTTATATGCGCTCATTTTATTGTCCTGTTACGATACTTTGATTGTAATATGAGCAGTTTGCGTTGAGCTTGCTGCAACAACGTCAAGTACGAAACCGAGAATAGGGTCTGTACCAGCTAGACCCAGAGCGATTTGACCGCTTTTAACAGTAACAGGTGAACCAGGCTGATATGAGCCTGCTGCGAAGTTTGAGATGCTTGCAATGAAGTTACCCCAAAGAACAACTGCCTTACCTGAGTAAGCTGATGAGCTACTATCGCCGTTACCAACAATTACTAGGCCGACTGAATTACTTGCTGCCGCTGCTGACTTGTCGATGGTGTTGTCTGATTGCTTGGCAACCCAGTCGCCGTTTTGCAGAGTAACACCTGACTTGATCGGCTCGACACGCTCTAGAGAACCATCATACGGCCAGCCACGGATGATCTCTGCGTTACGTTCCATTAACATATTTATTTCCTTGTATATGTTTCTATTTTTAAATAAACCGAGTAAAGACTATATCTACTCGGCTCAAAATTCTTTCACAACATTTCTATTTTAATGTGGAAAAATAGTAGTGTGGGAAATCGATTATTTTTAGCTAAAAAATTTAGCTCAGCATGAATTCAAGAAGGGGATCAGTCTTAGGACGAGCAAAGCCTACGCCATTACCCATTCCCCACGGTTCATCCATTGCAGATGCAACCTTCTGAAGAACTTCAGGAGAGACTCGTTGGAGTTGTTCCAGATCTTCTTGTGTGAACTGAGCGGCAGAAGCCAGCTTAGTGATTTGCTCAGGCATCTCTACAGGCACTTCTAGAGCCCTATCGAGTGCAACTTGATGTTCGGTAGCCTGCTTCTCAATCTCAGCCTTCAGGCCTTCGATTTGGGCTTCTAGAGCATCAACGTATTCAGCTGTCTTGTGCAGAAGTTCAACCGTTGGATTTTCATCTACTTCAAGAACGAAGTTTGAAAGTTCAGCAACGTTAATGTTTGCTGCTTTAACAAGCTTTACAGCTTCTTCATGATCAACGCCCTTCATAGCTAGAGCTGACGTAGCCTCTTTTTCCATGATATGTTGAGCTACTTGATAACGAGCATCTGCATCGCTAAAACCAGCTTGCTTAAGATGTTCGATAGCAACAGCTTCGGGAGTTGCAAGACGAACTGTTTCAGCGTGGTCTTTGAGGATTGTTGATAGTTTAGTCATTTGTCTTTTTGCTATGGAGCGGGCTAAAACCTGCATTAGCCATGCGCTTATTGTGATCGATATGCCCAGAAATTTTACCAGCTAAAGTAACACCTAGAGAACCGGCGATGAGACCTGCGTTAAATTTTCCAAGTTTTTTTCCAGCAAGTAAAGCTTCTCTAGAAAAACCTTCTGGCACTCCAGTTGAGAGCATTTTTCTATGAGCAGCCTCTACTAGAGAAGTGCCAGCTTTAGCACCTGCGAATCCTGCAGCTGCCATCGAGCCTAAAGCTATGCCGGGATGTACGCCTTTGGCTTCATGGTATTTCTTAAAGTCAGATTTATCCAAATTCACGCTTTTGATATTGAAAAACTTCTTATCATCTGAGTGAGGCTTAACCTGATAACTTTCAGCAACTTTCTCTAAGTACTTATTGGACATGTTTGTTAATCTGTTTATTTAGTTTAACACCAGCATAGTCTGCTGCTAAACCAGCTGCTCCACTTAACGCCATAATTTTAGCGTTGTGAAGTTTGGCACCTTGCCCGAATACCTTAGGCATAGAGTTCATCAGCTTATGAGCACCAAAGCCTGTAGCTGTGCCCAAACCAGCGATTACGCCAGTGTTGACCAGCTCTTGTTTATGTGTTAAATCCTGCGCAGCTTTATACAACGCTCTGGTAAAGAGAGTCTTAGCTCCCCGTATCAGTTTTGAACCAGGTGCCGTAATAGGCGCTGGTTCTTTTACTTTCCCTAGGCTTACATCTTTCTTGACAATCATACCAGCCGATTTGATGCGACCTTGAGTGTCCATGTCAAAATTAAGACTAGCGATTTTTTCAAGATATTTGTTCATAGTTACCTAATAAAAAACCCCTCTACATCGAGGATACAGAGGGGTTCTTACTTTATAAAATCAAGCTAGTTAGTCTGCTTTAGATTTATGTTTCTTGTCTGCTAGAGCACCTTTGATTGCCGAGTAGGCTTTTCCGCCAAGGTATCCACCGCCGACAGATCCTGCAACAAGTCCTGGAAGTCCAGCTGCATGAACACCTGCTACAGCACCTGCAGTACCGGTTACGAATCCTGACAAGGTACCACCTACTTTATCACCTTTTTTGGATCCAGCATAACCACTTAGTGCACTAAGAAGAGCTTCTTTTTCTAACTCAGAAGCCTTCTTTTCTACTAGATCAACTGCATTTTCAAAATCCAGACCTGAGTCTACCAGAAGACTTACTGCAGCTTGTTTTTCTTGGTTTTTGTTCTTTTGTACTGCGGCGCCAACACCTAGACCTAAGACTCCTGCGCCAGTGGCCGCTGCTGCGACCCTAGCCTTATTCAGTGTGCGTGGAGCACCCATAACATTCTTGGGACCCCCACCTGAGCCTGGAATACGTGTGACTTTTTGAGCTAACGAAGTGCCTGGAACTTTACCCGCTAGTTGCAGGACACCCGCTTCTTTCGTTAGCCCAGCTTTTTTACCAAGTTTACTGCGGTGTCAAAATCGAAGCCAGCTTCGATGAAGTGTGACAGTGCAGCTTGCTTAACTTGTGAAGCTTCTTCACGTTCGATTTCTTCAGCAGCTTCCTTGACCATGTTTACTGCATCGTCAAATTCAAAGCCTTGTTCTACGAGTGATGAAACTGCAGCAGCCTTTTCTTGACCAGCCGTTACCCAACCACCAGTTTGAACTTGGTTAGGAGCTTGTGCACCGATTTGTGCGCCTTCATCCTTAGCAACGCCAGGAGCAGGATTTTGATCAACTGGAGCAGCGCCACGAGCCATTGCGTCAGCAACGATTGCGTCGAAGATTTGGTTGATTGTACCACCATTACCCTTGCCGTCTGTGCCGGGTTGGTTCTGGATGATAGCATCTTGTTCAGCTACTTGAGCTGCAAGATCTTGTTGTGTCTTGTTCGGTACAGCATTACCAATACCGTTAACGGTATTTTGGTCACCTACTGAAGCCAGCTTTTCAAGAAGAGCTTCGGCTAGTGCCTTGCCTGCGTCAGCAGCTTGTTTGTTCATAGTATCCTCTGGTTTAACTTGATCAAGTTTAATGGATGCAACTTTTTGCATTACTTCTTTTGCTAAGTCAGCGCCTTTAGCCGCAGCTTCTTTGACACGTTCATCAGCATCGTTCTTCTCTTTGGCGTCCTTGACTTCTTCCTTAGCTTCCTTTACATCTTTGTCAGCTTTGTCGATAGCCTTTTCTGCCTTATCTTCATCTTTCTTTTCTTCTTTCTCTGTATCTTCACTAGCTACTTTATGGAGGCCAGCTTCTTTTTGCAGATCATTAAGAAGACCGTCTAGAGTGAAACTCATCATGACTAATATCCTTTTTTAATAGGGCTACGTTGAATTGTAGCCTTTCGAAAATCTTAGGTCAATTCTTTTTCTTCTGAACCAACTTAACCATCGCTGTTTTGGCGAGTTTGTAAGTCAGCTTATAGTCAGAAGCAGATTTAACTAAAACTATTTTAACACCATCTGAAGCCTTGTTCAATTCTTGCTCTTTCATTTTCCGCTCTATTGCTTGGGTAATGTACCACTTAGCAGCTAGAGCAGCTCCGCCGATAGCAGCAATGGCAGTAAGCATCTTCATCAAACTTGACTTATTCCCTTCTTCTGACTTGAGATTCTGTTCACGGAACTTTTCGTAAATCGTAGGTTCGATGTGAGGACCGTTGCCGACAAAGCCAACATTAGTACCCTGTACATAACCGTAAGTCGAAGCCTGTTTGTTCAGCGATACACGTTCCTCAACATACTGTGGAAGATACGAGGCATCCTGCATATGAGGAAGCATAGCATGAACGATACCGATGTTGGGTTCTGTAATTTCACCGAAATCACGGTCGAATTCGGGAATAGCAGTAAGACCAACCTTATCAAAATATGCAGCAGCCATTGGGCCAATGCCGCGCCCTTCTTCACCCATCAATTTTCTAGCAATCAGTTCAGCGAGAAAACCAATCGAAGGGCTAATGCCAAGATGAGCAAAGGTACTAAAAGTCTCATTAAGCTTATAATTTCGAAGAACATCGATAACCGATCCTTGCGGATCACTAACTCGTGATACAAGATTATCAAGATTAGAATCGATAGATACAACATCGCCATCAATCTCCTTCGTTAATTCTGAAAGCTTTTTAAGAGTAGCACTCTTCTGTAACGGAAGGTCATTTAGACCAGCCATTAGCGCCTCATCCACTGAACCAATCACTTCGCTTTCAGATGCTACTTTCTGTAGAACTGCGCTAGTTACGTCTGCTGGACGAAATACAATAGAGATGTCGAAGAATCGCAATGGAGCCAAGTTAAGCGCCATTACCTTACGACCATCAGGGAAAACCTTACCCAACTGTTCGCTTAGATGCTCACAATACTCTTCACGGGTACGAGCTTTGTTACCACAAATTGAACAAACATCGAAAGGTGTACGGCAAGCCATTGAAGTCTTTGGCCAGTCACCGCTTTCGATACGATCAACGATGTCTGGAGCCTTGTCGTTCCAAAGCTCAGCGATAAGCTCAACGCGGTGCATTCTGTCGTTGTAGACAGAGTACACAACTTGACCAATAGCGATTTCGGGATTTTTGTTTACGTGGTTTCTGAAAATATGGGCAGGAGCAGTCTCAAAGGTATTGTGGTAATCAATGAGGTTACTTTCTGGGAAGTAGTCAGCATTACGGTTTGCACCATAAAACTCTCCAGCACCCATAGCTAGAATGTGAAGATACGTCTTGCCCTGAATGGGCGTTAGTTTAGAAGCGAATTCTTGAATGCGAGAATCCGTAGCCTGCTTAATAAGACTGCCTGTAAGATCTTTGGGATCGAGAATAGTTACCTGTGGTTCTTCACGGTAAAAAGAAGACGTATCGATTAGTTTAGTTAGCATAGTTCTATTTTACAGGCGAATCTTTATTTTGACTCTTTCTTCGGATGCCACTTGTCCATAATTTTCTTGGCAAGATATGCACCGGCTACTGGGATTGCAGCCCCAACAGCATAAGAGCCCATTTGCGAAGGTAGAAGCTTGCGTACATACTTATTAGCAGCGGCAGCTCCCTTGTGGGCTTTAATTCCTTTGTATGCATGGTAATTAGCAGCAGCTTCTTCTCTTAAAGTTAGTGCGCCAGGAATAGCTGCAACGGCTGGAGCGTAATCACGAGTCTTGTCATTTGAAAGAGCTGCAATGGTAGCAACACTACTTACTCCGGGCATTTTGGCAATTGGAGCCAACGCTTTAAGCTTTCCGTAACTTTGGAAGTCTTTGGCGTGGCCAAGTTCATGCATTAGAACGTCAGCGTTCTTAACAGTCTTTCCACCATTTCTTAATCCTACTACAAAGTCTTTTTGAGCACCTACCCCTCTGGTACGTAGAAACGCAGGTCCAGGAGCGTCATTACTAGCTAAGTGTTTATAAATCTTTCCCAAAGGATTCTTTGAAAAAGTCATTTTATCTACATTGTGCTTTCTAGTATTGAAAGTAGTGGTTTTATGTAAACCATTATCTTTCATAAACTTTCTAAGGGTGTGGTGATCTGCTCCAGAATCGCTGTGAGAAGCTGATATTGCAGATACAACTTTTCTAGATACTGCATGCTGTAGGGCACCACCGGCTACTCCCGCAGAAAAGCCTCCAAGCAAGGAGGCTCCTACTGCTGAAACAACTTTAGACTTATCTTTGTTCTTGTCTGATGCTATTTTTTCTAAATACTTATTTTGCATTTTGGTCAGGGACTAATTTCAGATTTACGGTTACCTTAGGCTTTTTCCTAAGAGCCTCTGAAATACCCTTAAGCTCGTTCAGCGATTGCGCCTCAAGTACGCCACGTTTTTTATTGTCAAGCTTATTCTCTAGGCTATTACTATAATTAGCAGCGCCTAGAGAGAGACCGGCAGCAGACATACCCAGACCAACTTTAGAAGTTGTTGAGCTTCGTTTCCAGCCCTTCGCAAAACTTTTGCCGAAACCAGTTATGGATTCAGCTACAGCTTTTGCGGATGCGATTTTCTCTAGGTACTTATTCATATTTATAGGAACGACTTAGGTGAGAACGAACTGTTATCTTTCCAACGACCTTCTAGATCTGTAAGACTCTTGATAGTCATAATATCAATGCCGTCACCATGAACTGCGTTGGTAAGAACAGATTGTAGCAGATTAGGATCAGTTGCAACCATAGGTGCAAACTTATAGATTGTATCTGCGTAATGCTCTACCTTAGAACGCTCAGCGGTCTGAAGGATATGAGAGTTTGAAATAGCTTGTAGAAGAGCCTTCTTAAAGCGATTATAGCGAAATTGATCTACTACGCTCTTCGCTGCACCTGAAAACATCCAAAGACCTGTACCTACTGCAAGTCCACCTGCTGATTTACCAGCTTGTTCCAGAAAGCCCTTTGCAACGCTTTCGCCTGGACCCATAACACGGGATTGAGCAGCATTAGCTTGTTTTTCAACTTCTTCAGCAGCTTCTTTTTCAAGCATTACATGCGTAACAAAACCGGCTAGAAATTCATCAGCCAGTTTTTCGTCTCCAGCAAACTTCTCAAGACCCATTTGCTTAACTTCATTTAACATTTTATGTTGTTCCTTTATTCAATCTTTATTAATCACGCTGGAGAGCGCTCCAGACATCGTTACTTCTACCGGTTGTCTTGTCTACACCTGGATCATAGAAAGCTGCATCAGCTATAGGACCAGCAGCATTAAACAAAGACTTACCAGCGCTTACTGTAGTCTTACCGATAGCCTTTGCTGTATTTTTTATGGTGGGTTTACCAAGTGCTGAAAGATTGTCTTTAACAGACTTATTAACAGCTCCGCCTACTGCCTTTGCTACTCTCATCGGAGAAGATGCTACAGTACCGATTATCTTACCTGCTGCGTATGCCGGGTTAGCTTTTTGAGCAGTAACCTTAGCAGAAGCTGCAGCTCCGTTCATGGCCCTAGTGAACATGTTTGATTTTACACCTTGCGCAGCATCAGCAGCGCGTTTCTGAAGACCAGAACGCTCACGTTGTTCACGAACAAGTTCACGAGCTTGTTTGTACAGATCTGCAAAAGCATTTACTTCTTTAAGCTGAGCTGATTTAAATAGACCTAGCTCACCAATATCACGATACGCTTTAACTTCGCCAGAAACGAGGACAGAAAGCTCTGAGAACGTTTGTTCTTCTGTGACACATGCCAGCTTATCCATCCATGCATCATCCTTGCTAAGAGCCTTTGCGGCCTTCACAAGCGTATCTGCTAAAACGATAGCATCAATCTCTAGGCGATCAAGAGCTTCTTTGTTAGCTGCTGCTGACTTTATAAGATATGTGAGCTTCTCTGCTTCTACTAATTCTAGTTCGTGGCTTGAAGCTTCTTTCTCAAGATTTGCTTGAAGCTCTTCTGCTTTTACTTGTGCTACTTTTTCTTGAAAACCTTCAGGAATCGTAGCTGCTGACATTACTTCAGCAAACTTAGCTAGGGGGAATTCTACTGTGCGGTCTTCTGCATGTTGAAGAACCTTCAAATAAGCAATGTTATTCGTTGATTCAACAGCACGCTTCACTTGTTCTACATTCAGTTCGTAAGCGGCTGCTTGTTTAGCAAGGCCCTTGCTCAGAGGAACTTTATTGTTCAGGAAATCTTCAACTGCTTGAACTGAGATATCCCGAATAAGTTCAGGGGTTACGTTTGCCATTCTTGGCTCCATTCTGTGACTTTATTTTAACCTTGGCTGACAAGGATATAAAAGGCTTCTTGGGATGCTTAATAGCCTTTTGACCTTTACGCATCGTAAGCTGACCCTTCTTTTTAGACGCTATTTTTTCTAGGTATATGTTCATAATTAGTCGTTACTATCTGAGTCAACCTTATATAGGTCGCCATTCAATTCAGCCATACTGAAACCTTCCAAGCTATCAAACCCTTCAAAGTCAGGTACAACCTCACGAATAGCGATCTCAAGGTCTTTCTTAGCAGCGCCAGCATCGGTAGTCCAAATCTTCAACAGACGCGCAATGTCCATTGATAGCTTCGTCCACTTAGTTGCTTCACGGCTTGACTCTGATGCATTCTGGCTGAACATGGCTTCACGGCTCTTATAGACACATGTCGTAAAGAGATCGACTAGACCTTCAACCGGAGAAATTGTTACTTGTTTGCCCATTCTCCAAGAGATGAAAGGCAAACCTTGACTAAGTGCCCATGTTTTCAGGGCAGCTTCTGTTTTGTCACGCACATCCAAGAGTTCCATCTTGCTTAGTTTATCCAGTTCCATAACATCATAAAAAATGTCGTTGTACATCTGGATAACATCCGCTGGAATTTCAAGGATGTGGGAAATAGCGTTTACGTCGTTGCTACAAAGCAAACTAGCTTCGACGTAACCTTTTTTGAGTTTCGATTCTTTTAAAGGTATGGCTTTCAGATAGGCGGTACGTTCAGGGCAATCCACTTCAGATAATAGGATATCTACTAGTGGATCAACGCCCCGAACATTGTTACGGATGTGTAATTCTCTCTGATTAACGCGCATATCTTCATGTTTACTCTTTTACCGACATTTGTTTGCCGGGTGCTTCCGTATCAATAGAATCACTGACAGCAGCCATTTCTTTCAGCTTAATGAAATTGTCACCAAGCAGACGGTACACAGTCTTAAGCGAAGCTAGGAAAGCGTATACTTGATCGGCATCATTTGCTTCAGCAAGGCGGCTAATGTGAACACGAGCCATGAACAGAGTACGACCAAGCTTATCAATTGCTTCTTCAATGTCTGGCAGATATTCATTGATCAGCTCAAACATATCAGGAGCTTGAAGAAGTTCAGAAATAATCGTCGCTTCCGTTACCTGTGCATCACCAGCCTTAAGAGATTCTTGAACGTTAGGAATCATGTTTCCGTTTGGCTTGTAAGCCCCGTTCATCGTAACTTCATCTGGTTCAATGCCAGTTAGGTCTTCTTCACCATAACTAGGAATCTTGCCATCGTCTGAATCTGTTGTGAAGCCAGCGCGCTTAGTCATGTAGACCTTTGCAAACTTAACTTCCTTAGCCTGTTTTACAAATGATGCTGCATGTTCAGGATCAATACCTTCACCTACGACTAGACGCTTCATTACGTCAGCTTCGGCACCAGCAGTCTTACCATTGATAGCAAATTCAATACCATCGTAGCCAATATTCATTTCTTCACCAAGCCACTGAATATCAGTCAGCTTACGCTTGTGTGATGCTGCATTGACGTTTACTTCTAGCTCACCGGTAATGTCTCTACGCAGTTTGAGAATAACTGAATTATGCGGAATATAGATCTCATGCTTTGAGCCCTTTCCACAAATACTGATTTCACCTGCAAGATTACGATAACCATATACTGTTACTGCACCATATCCTGTTTGATATGATGAGCCAGTTGCTTCTACTCCGAGGCTGCTAAGAGCTACACGGTTAATAGAAATCGGACCCAGGAATCTACCTGAGTTAAGCACGATTACGATTTTATCACCAGATTCTACATCTTTCAACATTACTGGTGGATTATATTGGAAAAGAGTCTTTAGGACTTCTTTTCTGTCAAGGTTGTCGCCTACCGTAATAAAGCTACCTGAAAGCGCATAGTCGCCTGATGTAAAAATTGCAAGAGATGAAGTAGGATCCTCATAGCTACGACCGTAGCTCGTGCTCACACCTCTTGGGCTAGAACCCACAGTATACATTTTCGGAACGTACGCATCACGAGACGAGCCATTAGTAAGCATAATTTCAAAATCTTTATCTCCGTCAAGATTTGTGATGTTACGGAAGGTCCCTGAAGAATTGAAATCATGCACACATACAGCTACTCGTGAGGAAGGTTGCTCGCCTGAAATATGATACCCGTCGTTCAGGATTGAGGAGATCTGATCTGGGGTCATGCTTGGGTTTGCATCTGTGACTACTGAGATTGGAGCCTCATTAGTAGCAGCAGCCATACTTTGCGGCTTTTTCTTTAGAACGTCAAAGATTGCCTTCAGTCCATACATCTGATCGAGCGAGTCGTAAACCGACTTTTCAGCTGCGATCTTTTCCATAGTAACCTGCTTTAGATAGTCAGGCATACTGGCTAGAAAGTCGGTAAGACGACTTGTACTAGCATAAACATGTTTACCAGTGCGCGGAGGATTAATCATGTCCGCAACACTAGGATTACCAACGACAGTCTTCGGAATCTCCGTAGGCTTGCCTTGTTCGAGTTGGCTTGAAGCGACAACCATCGTCACTGTCTTCTTGGTCAGAGGGAAGAATTTCTTGTCTGTATCAAAGAAGATTGAATCAATCGGATATACGTTATCGTTTTTAGCTACGACTGGGATGAAGAAGATTTCACTTCCGACTCTCAATACGAAGACACCGACTTGAATGCCAGTGTCGTCTTGAAGTTCCTCAGAAACGTCTTTAAACGTGATAATGTAATTTCCTAGCTCCGGAACAGTTTGAAGCAGTTTTGCAAGAGCGATGTCGGAGAAATCCATTTATAACAGTCCTTTGAAATATAAGCTCAATTATGCAGATATTTTAGCAGAATAACCTGCATTTAGTCTACGTTTGATTTTAGCACCCATCTGGATGCTTATTATCGCCTGAGGCAACGGTGATTGCGGGTCCTGCTGCAGCGCCTTCTGCACTCTTATTAGCTACTGCTACTCCACCCGGCCCATTGGCTTTTGTAAAGTTAGCTCCGTAGTATATAGTAGATACGTATGCTTCGGAAGAACTACCGTTACCCTTGTCGTTAGAAGCCAATCCGATATATCCTCGGAATGTTGCTTGCATACGACTGTCATAAGTAAACTGACCAATTGTAAACTTATTGCCTGCTTGCTTCACAAGTTTGTACTTCTGTTCAAGAACAACTAAACCAGCAAGGATTTGATCCTCAACTGTACTTTGACCGTTTAGTTTTGCCGCTAGACTTTCTCCAGGATTTACACAAAGTCTTGAAACTAAGTCTGGTCTCGCTATTTCAACTAGGCACTTACCTAGCTTCTGAGATCCGCCTTTGACGTGGTTCCAACCCATACTTTGCATAACGCCCCAAGCTCGTAAGCCTTGATCGATATTTACCGATTGCTGGCTAATACCCTTTCCAATCACAGATTGTACAGCACTAGCATTGATATAATCCCTTGCCCCAGATGAGTTTACAGGGTTAAGAGATGGACCTTGAGCATTGACATTGAAATGGCTCTCAGTTTGTATTTGAGCCATTATCAATTTTACAACGTCTGTTTCTTTACCCAAGGTATTAGCAAAGAACTGTTGAAGTAAATTGCTAATCGTAGTGCTACAAATCTGTTTAATCGAGGTATCGATAACTGATCCTGTAGCTGCCATTAGTATTGGCCTCCTGGACCTTCACCAAACTCACTGCCGAGAATGTACGGAGTGATAGGCTCTGTGCTATGTACATCTGATTCCGCACCAACTGCAGCGCTTTCACGAAGCGTATTCTTAAGACCTGAGAATGAGAGCTTTGAAACCCAGTTATCATCAAGAAGCTTAGCTGTCTTAAGACCAGGTACAATCGGAGTAACTGTCAGGCCAGTATTGGCTACATGAACAGTTTTAACGCCGTGGCTCTTGAGATCATCGATATGATTGCCATCTAACAATGTACCGGCTGTAAGCTCGTGAACACCCTTTGCAAGAAGCTTTCCTTCAGCCTTATCGAGAGATACTTCGCCAGCGGTATTAGTAAGATATTTCTGAACTGTGTTTACGTCAATCTTCTGGCCTGGGAGAAAGCCTGTCTCACCTGGATCTTGCACTTCTACGTGCTTGATAAGATTCTTTGCAATCAATTCGAAGTGACGAGGATCAAGATCTGAACCATAGATACCACGTAGTTCGTGAGCCATGTGAATACGACCAGCTCCGAGACCCTTTAGGCCTACCAGTTTACGAGGGTTAACAACACCAGTTGAAAGAGCATCACCCTTTAGAACATTATCACCTACAGCTACTTTCAAACCCTGTACTCGTGGTACGAAGTGCATCTGCTCATTAACGAATACTTGATGGTCACCAAGAGGCGTTTGCTTAATTGCTGAAACTACACCATTGATATTCGTGATCGTTGCTTCATCCTTGAAGTTCTCGGCAGGGTTACGGAGCAAGTTTGAAGCTTGTTCATATGAGTTACCTTTACGAGCGCCAACAGACGCCTTGTGCTTTGTTGAAAGCATCGACTGCGTCAGAACTTCTGAAACTGATTGGGCCGCAATGACCCCGACATTTTCACCAATTTCTGGAAGCTTACCGTTAGCCATTAGGCCATAGCACTTTTTGCAAATGCCTTGATGAGCTTCGCATGTAAGTGAGCTACGGGCCTTGATACCTTTTTTGCCAGAATTAACAAGTTCTTTGTAGTAGTGTTCGTCAATCAGAGTATTAGTGCCAGCTTCGTAACGGCCAATAGCGCCTTTCTTATCTGTGATAGAAAGCAGAATACCATTAGTTGTTCCACAGTCATCTACAGTGATTACTTCATGAAAAGTAGTCGGAGAAAGTTCTTTGAATAGAGCGCCAGGAAGAGCAGTTGAAAGCTGTGATAGTACAGTAGAACCACGGCCCATGTACGACATGCTCAGCATTTCTGCGGGAGACATCCCTTTTGCAAATGATGACTTAATTACATATGGAACAAGTTCACCCTTCAAATTAATTGACATAAGTGGTGTGGAAGTACCGGTAGCCAACTGAGTTGGATTACCACGAGCGCCAGTACGTGCCATTTTCGCAGCAGTAGATCCCTTTGATAGAAGATAGTCAAGATTCTGCTTCTCAATCTTAGTATTGTATGCACCGGTCAATGCGCCAAGCTCATCGTTCTCTTTAGTCTTAGGAAGCTTCTTAGCGAAAATCTGATGAACCTTTGTTTCGAATTCATCGATAATAGCCTGACGTTCATCACTTTCATTAATATAGTCCGTGAGCGGAGTTGTAGCACCGATGGCCGTAGCTTTATCGAAGAACTTTTTACCAAGATCATTTATAGTCTCGTGACTATTTGTACCACCGTACTTTAAAAGTACATTTACGAGATCGCTAATACCCTTCTTATCCAAGGGACGATATACGTCGTAATTATCCCTAGCCTCTTGAGTAGGCAATTCGGACTTTAGCTTCAGTGCACCGGCTGTTGTGAATCGTTCTGTCATTTTAGTAAGTGGGTAAAATTATTCCCTATTTTAACGGTTCGGGTTCCGACATGTCTGGCCACCAACGGTTTCCTTTGGACAGGTTTTTAAAAGCTGGAAGCAATCTTAGATTAGCTACACAATGTAGGCCACAAACTGCGTCAGATTTAATGGGTACAATATGATCTACGTGCCATTCTTCCCCAGATAGCTTTGACCATGCAGAAGCTCTTCTATAAAAATCTTCGATAACTCTATGGTTGACCCATTTAGGAGTCGCCTTCATTTTTTCAGCATGCCTTCTTGCATTTGCGGCCGCATACTTTGGAAGATTTGCTTTTTGATATGCAAGAGATTTTTGATTGTATTTAAGTCTTTTTTCTTCGGAGAGATTTTTGTTATATTCGGCATCATACTCAGCTTTACGATTTTTAACAGAGTCCCTATATGTTTTCTCGCAGGCTTTACATTCTGAACGTAGTCCATTCTTGCCTAACTTACTCGGTCTGAAATTCTCTAAACCAAGTTCTACTTTACACTTTGTACACGTCTTCATAATCTTTACATATTACCTTTCCTTTTGGTATAAGTAAAGTATGGAACATAGTTCTTACTTTAGGGAGTCGAGCGTGTACAAAGTTGAGTACGAGTTTGGAACCTGGTTTGTGTACAAACTCGGTAAGCGTCTTCCTAAACCTTTCGTTTCTTTTGAAGCCGCAGAGGCTCATGCAGAGGAGTTGAAAAATGGCTGAAGAAATTACGCACAACAGATGTAGACTTATCAGTGCAACTCCTGAACTTGTTTTTGTAGTGTGTCCTAAGGGGAGACATTACGCAACTGCCAAGGGGGAGGGTGCAATTTCTGACGCTAAGATCCTTACCAGTATGTATTGGGATGAAGTTGAGATGTTCGGATCAGCGATATATCCGGAAGATTTGGATAATCTTAGAAAACTGAGGGAATCATGCTAGCAGCATATAGAGTTGAAATGCTGGAGTCAGAGGCAGGATGGGGCACACGGCCTGACGGTTATATTTATGGTGCCACAAAAGAAGCTGTAGAGACGGCCCTTAAAAAAGTAGCGGCAGCTGCTAGTTACGAGGAATATTCCCGCCCCAATAGTGACATCGTACTAGTAGAGGTCAATGAAGATCTTTACGACAAGCTCCACTGCTCTGATGGTCCGACTCTCTGGACGCCAGTAGGTAAGCACGCTGGCGATCTCACCCGCAAGTAACTCAACCACATAGGGACAAGCTATGTTTGCAGTTTACCGAGTTTGCATGAAAGAGTACATTCCCGGAATGGGATGGGTTGACGACGGTTACATTTACTCTGCTCAACAGTTTAGCGTTGAAGCTGAGCGTGAGCGTCGTCGTCTGAGTTGCTATCAGGAGTCTGGCAACGTCCACGGAAGCAAAGCTGAAATCGTGGTTGTTCACGAGACTTTTCTCCGTGACCTGAAGACCACTCCGGTCCTCTCTACCGTCAAGGGAAAGCACCCTGCAGATCAAGGTCTTCTCGAAGACTACAAAGTGCGTATGGCTAAGGCTGACACTCTTGGCTTTGATCCGGTTGCTCAACTTGCAAGAAATACCAGTGCCCTTTCAGCGGCTCTGTAGCCTCAACTAGTTTGTAGTTCTTCTCCCATACCGGGCTGAGCGGGGTCAAATAGATACGATCCCCCAGCCCATACTTTTTCAGTAAATTTGGTAGGTACTGGTATAAGGGTTGGAAAAGCCTTCTACCTTTATTTTTACTCTTCGCAAGTGTCTTTGCTGTTCCGCCGAACTCACCAACAGCGTTTAAAACAAGGTAGCCTTTATAAATAGCAATGTCGATTGGGAGTCCAGCTATCCATGCTGTTCCCGGAAGCATCGTTGCATCTTTGAATTCGATTGAGACACCGGCTAGCTTTGCCCAGTCTTTTAAGAATTCATTGTCTTTAATGAGTAATGTCATATGGTTAATATTTCACAAACTGCAACTCCAGCTGACTACTGGACCCCACTCCCTAAAACCAATGATCAGCGGAGTCTCATACGTCGCCATGTAAATCAAGCAGTAAGAGACGCTGGTTCAGAAATTGGTATCGGTATAAATTTGCGTGAACTAAAAGAGTTTTACGTTCCCACCAGATCAGAAGTTTCAACTCAGCCTCTTTCCTATACTTTAGATGGTTACAGTTATAGACGAGCATCTAACGAACGTGTTATTACCGCAATTATAACAAGGCTCGGCCTGAGTTCAACTCCTGAACAAGTGCGACGTACTGATAAATGCACTTCATTTATGAATGAAGGTATTGAAATCAAATTATATCACTTCGGAGATGCGAAGGATACGGCACGAGGACACATCAGCGTAGATATTAATCTTCAGAGCATTCTTTTCGGTTACGATGGTCTTTACGATTTAATCAATATTGTACTCAAGAGTTCTGGGTTCAAGATTGGAAGCGAGTCTCTGTATCTGGAATATGAAGAAAACATCCCAGGACGAGGTCCGGTAAGCTTCAATGTAGCGCATAGTGCTGATCTTGTTTTTAAGGCACTCGGGATGAGTGGAAGAGCATTTTCGGATATGCTATATTCACGATATCGAGATGCTGGAGAAATTACAAGCTGGCTTCTGACTGGCAAGTACATTAGCTTCAACAATTTCTTTCTCGATGAAAATAAACGGTACGTAGGCCCAGGCGATTACTTCGGTTGTGATCTTTTTAGACAAGCAGTTGCATATCTTCAGGTTTCTGACTGGAATACACTCCACAATCCTAAAGTACTTCCAGAAACTGCCAGAAAGCACATGCTTAAAAATTGGGAGGGTTGGAACCGTGCTACATACAAAGATTACAACGTTGCGATAGAAGGCGCTTCTAAGTATAAGCTGATCAATGAAAAGTACAACGACAGCATCATCCAAGAAGTAACTGGCTGGACTCCTGAAGACGTAATGTTCAAGACGTTTAAACCAGCGTTCGAACAAGAGATTTACGCTAAGCAAGATTTAGAGTTCTTCCTTCTTAGTTCATCTGTAGAAACTATCAAGGCTCGAATCGCTGAATCCCATCAGAGACTCACGGCTTAAGTTTTAAAATAGCTTAGACATGTTATAATGTGTCTGGGCTTTTTTTAGCCTTTCAAAGGGCGTCTTACAAGAATGTTACAACCAAACGACGAATTTCTATTTACCCGGCAACGACACGAAGCTGATGTCATGGGCCTTCATTATGACCTCAGGCTTGTCCACAAGGACAAGGCATATTCTTTTGCAACGCTTAAAGATATGCCAAAGCCAGGCGAAATCATTGGCGTCTTTGAACAGCCTGTACATGATCGTGCTTACGCATTGAGCAAGAAGGTAGTAATCCCCAAAGGCCAATACGGTGCTGGAACTACGTATTTAGATTGGGTTCGTAAAGCTGTTGTAGCTCCACATAGTACAGAGACTATGCTTGTAATCTTCACCAAAGATGGTGAGAAGTTTTTGCTGAAGAAATCACCGACTAAAGAAAACGAAAAATCTTGGATTCTCAGAAACATTACTGGTATGGGTAAGAGTACGAGCCCATATTTAACTCGCAAATCTTCTATTGAGAAACGAGCTTGGGCGCTTGACGACTATGCTGGTGGTAACGTATACCTAGAAAAAATTGCCAAGAAGAAGGAACAGAAAGATGATCTACGTCCCCACCAAACTGATGCCCTTGATCATTTGGATAAAGAGCATGGCGTCGTCCTTCATCACAGCCTTGGCAGCGGCAAGACTAAGACGTTCCTTAAGGCAGTACAACGCTATCAAGAAAAGTACCCGAAGAAGCGGGCGTTGGTCATTGCTCCTGCCAGTCTCGTCACGAACGTTGATAAGGAACTCAAGAAACACAATATCAAACTGGACAGAGATCGACTGGATGTAATGTCCTATGAGAAAGCTGTTATTGATGCTCACAAATTACGTAAAAATGATTACTCTATCGCAGTTGCAGACGAAGCTCACAGGCTCCGTAATACGAACACTAAACGTACTAGAGAACTCCGAGATATTATCAGCGGTGCTGATCGTCGTTTACTTGCTACTGCTACTGGCAATTACAATAAACTCTCTGATATATCCGCTCTTGTAAACATTGCGGCCAATGATAACGTTCTTCCTGAAGAATCAAAGAAAATGGATGATCGTTACACGAAGGAAGAAATTATTAAGCCGGGCTTCAAAGATAGACTTCTAGGAGCCAAGCCTGAAGCAGTGCGTAGACTTGATCGTAGAAAAGAACTTAAAGAGATTCTCAATCAGTACGTAAGCTTCTACGATAGTAAGGATGATCCAGAAGCAGCAAAGCATTTCCCCAAGAAGACAGAGAAAATCGTTGAGGTTGAAATGTCCAAGGATCAGCAGAAGTATTACAAGTTTGCTGAAGGCAAGATTCCGTTCTTGCTGAGAATGAAGATTCGTCACAACCTTCCACTGGATAAGAAAGAAAAGGCTAACCTCAATGCTTTCTCAACAGGTGTAAGACAGGTTTCTAATGGCTACAGGCATTTGACAAGCGACGGTAAGGCTGAGTACTCACCTAAGATCCTCAAGGCTGTAGAGAGCCTGCAGAAGGGTATGTCAGAGGATAAAAACTTCAAAGCCCTTGTGTACTCAAACTATCTTGATGCTGGACTTAAAGACTACTCCAGAAAGCTTCAAGAGATGAAGATTGACCATGCTGTTTATGATGGTTCTCTGTCAAGAGCAGAGAAGGATCAGCTAGTCAAGGATTACAACTCTGGTAGGAAGAAGATTCTACTGATTTCATCTTCAGGTTCAGAAGGTCTTGACTCAAAGGGTACAAAGCGTGTACAGGTTCTAGAGCCTCACTTCAACCCCAGTAAAATTAACCAAGTAGTAGGTCGTGCAGTTAGATTTGGTTCGCATGCACACTTGCCAGAAGAAGAACGTAAAGTACTAGTTGAGCATTTCCACAGCGTACATCCTAAGCCGCTATGGGGCAAGACGCCATACTCTATTGATAAGTACTTATCAGAGAATTCAGATACGAAAGAAGAACTGTTTGACGAAGTTAAGAGCTTGATGAAAAATGACTAACAAATATCTAGAAAAGATAGCGACAGACCTTAAAGAACCTGCTAGTCCAGAGAGTCTTGGCTTTGACTTGTCTAAAGGCGATGAAAAAGAACTGTACAAATGGATGACGGCTGTCACTCTTTTTTCTAGACCCATTCAACGCTCAGTAGCAGGTATGGCTGCAAAACACATGGCTTCACAGGGTTTTCACTCACCTGAAGCCGTGGAATCTGCTGGATGGGAAACTCTTCAAGATAATCTAGTACAAGGTCACTACGGTCGTTTTGACGAATCTACAGCTACGACGATGCTTGCTCAAGCAAGGCATTTGAAAGAGAAATATGGTACAATTAGTAATCTGATCGACAAGCGGACTCCTGAAGAAATCAGGGCAGAGATTCAATCATTTCGCGGGATCGGTCCTCTTGGGAGCCAGCTATTCGTGGAAGGTATTAATCCGTATCTCGAACATATTCAAAAACAAGCTTCAATCGATACCTACGTTCGTCACAAATACGTAGAGGGAGATTGGACTCAGCTTGAACATCCAGTAGCTTCAAAGAAGTGGGATGGTGCTCACTTCGTACTTACCGTACAACCTGATGGTTCTTTGACTTATCATTCCCGTAGACCTAGCGTAAAAGGTGGATTTCCTGAGCGTTCAGCACAGCTTCCTCATCTAGCTAAACCGATGCCAGAATTTGCTGGAAATCAGTTTGCAGTAGAGCTTGTACATACAGGTCTTGCAAAGTCTGAAACCGAGTCTCACCCTACTGTTTCCGGTATTCTGAATTCTCTTCCTCCACGTTCAATCGCAACTCAGGCAGAGAAAGGTCCAGTTCGTGCAGTACTTATCGATGTTAAAAATCCAGACTTGCCAACGTATAAAGACAAAGTCGAATACATTCAAAAGTTCGAACAAGCTTATGGTGAGCCAGATCTTCTGTTCTCTCCTCATCTAGAGCACGGCGTTGAAAACATCAACAAGTATCTAGACAGAATTAAAGAACAAAAGGGAGAAGGCTTAATCGTTGCAGACTACGCTAAGCCAGAGACAGAATCAGTACGGTACAAAGTCAAGAACTACGTAACGTACAACTTGAAGGTAATTGGCCAGCAACAAGAAATCGACATCAAAGGCAACCCTAAAGACAGTATGGGTGCGTTGATTCTTGCAGATGCTTCAGGAAGAATGGTTGGTAAGGTTGGAACGGGCTTTGATAGAGATACTCGTATCAATACTTGGAAGACTCCCGAACTGTTCAATGAGAAGCTTATTCAAGTTAAGGCATATCCCCCTAGCGTTCCAGGCGGTCAAATCAGATTCCCAGTTTACAACGGCTTCGCTGACGGCGATATTGACCGTGTAAATCTCTAAAATCCACAATGGTCCTTCAAATTGGTATAAGAGTTATGTAGAGGAAATTCATCTCTACTAAAAACAATTCTACTCTGTAAGGACCAGTACCATGAATCAGCTTTTTGCAGCCCCTAAACAGTCTACAGCAAGTTATGACAGTCAGGGGTGGCTCATTGAGCCCAAGAACTTTTCCCATGCTGTTTATTTGGTCATCGAAGCAGAGCCTAATCTCAAGCAGTCAGAGATTCGCAATGTTCTGAAGGCTCTTGGTAACTCGGTAAACAATTTGCATCAAGCCATCAACGACCTTTTCAAGGGCGGGTACATTGCGTACTCGAACATCAAGGGTGCAATGCATGACCCGGATGATCGTTTGAAATTCCGCTGGCGTGTTACCGACAAGGTGTACAAGCCGAAAGCCATCATGAAGAAGATCAAGCCCCTTCCCGTCACGGAAAACGCACCCTCACTTCCCAAGATCGATGAGCACAAGCCAACGAAACGGACCCCGGAGCTTCATATCGTACAAGGCATTGCAACGGTTGATGCAGATCATCCACAGTTCGGAGAGATTGCAAAAACCATTCTCGACGCTACCCAGCAGCATCAGACTCCGGTCAAGGTCGAAGCACCGAAGGTAGAAGAGAAGCGTCTGATCACTGGGATTTTCATCGACATCGATGAGAAGGGAATTGTACTGACACCTGAGCAGTTCATGAAACTGTTCAAAGAAATGAAGACGCTCATCGAAGGATAAGGCACAGCGTAAGGACTAACTGCGCTTGCCCCCAGCGAGCGTGGTTGGGAGGTTGAGGAGAACACCAGACAACCCTGCGGGTGTCTCTCCTCTTTTTTTGCTTAACCGTGGCTGGTAATTTTAAGCGGAGTGTTTTCGTTGATTTCGCCACTCTTCAGAGCTTCGAGAGCATCTGCCTCTGTTGCGAATTCACGAGGAGCTTGAGTCGTATCTGGCTCCGTGATTGCCATAGATCCAATAACTGCTTCGTGACCAGGAGCTACCATTGAAGCGCCTTGACCTTTACGATAGTCGTAAATGTGTTGTTGAGGCAGAAGCTTTTGTTTAGCTTCTTCAACTGCTTCAGGAGTCATCGGTACGTGTAAAGTCAAAGCGTCGCCATCGAAGTCACCTGCATACATAGGAAGGTGAAGTGGGTTAATACCAAGCGTCTTACCTTCAATTGGTACAGGGAAGTGAGCCGTAATGTTTGTTCTCATAAGAGTCGGAGCACGGTTAAGAATTACCGGAACCTGCTTAATCATCTTATTGAAACTATTCGTTGCAGCAACGTCACGCTTTTCTACAGCCTTTCTAGCAGCAATCCAATCATAACCATTACGAACCAAGTCACGAATAATGTGGAACTCATACATGGTCCACAGCATATCTTTTGGTGCGGCTACTTCATTAAAGCCAAGATTAGGCTCTGCATAAATCGTTGCTCGACCTGAGAAGTCTTGTTTCTTCTTTAGGAGCTTATTATGGAAGAAACCGCCCTTCGGACCAGTGTCTCCAGAAATTTGTTGAATATAACCTTTAAGCTCTTTACCACGAGCGCTTCCTGAAACAGCATCGCCAAGACCAAAAATAGCCTTGACTCCGTTATACGCATCTTTACGTTCATTTACTAGTTGATCGTGAGTCAGGTCATCCTTAATGTCCTTCAACGAATTGTTGATGGTCATGTGGTCACGATAAAGCGTATTTACGTCAGCAAACTCAATACGGTTTCCACCCATAGGAATACTAGGTCGAACAAGAGGAGGAGTGACTGGAATATTGTGAAGCACATATGCCGTCTCTGGTCTCAAATCGACTTTTTTTAGCCCGGCTAAGTACTTGATTTTCTTTATAATTGCATCTCTCTTAGACGGAGATTTAGTTTCCTTAATCTCAGCCTTGAGTGCGTTAAGTTGCACATCTACATCGATGGTTGATAGCATCTGATGGAATGCATCGCCTGAAACCGCTAGGGTATCTGGATCTACTGGGTCGTTTGGTTTGCTCATGATTCCAATTTTAAGATGTTAGCGGTTCGTCATTACTGTTCTTCTTGCTCTAGCAGGGCCGGTATATGCTGCATTCAAGTATTTTGCCGCGCCTATCCATACGTTTCCGCCTCCTCCAGAATCAGCTTGAGTAAGAGTTATATCAAGCTTAAGAGTTTGCTTTGGAGAATTTGCACTGTATGTAATGGTAGAAAACCAATATCCAGTGTTTTGTGTCAATGCTTGGTTTTGAGTAAGCACTGGAGCACTCCCGTCAGAAAGAGTAGCTACCAATCTCGAAGCGCCACTTGAAACTCCCCAATATATAACCGCTGTTCTGGGAGTAGTATCTGCAGGAAATGAAATACTAAACCCCTGACCAGGAATAGAGTTGCTAGCAGGAGCTACATAAGCACCTTCCCGTCTAGTGGTTCCAGATGCTAAAGGAGTTCCGCCTGTCCAAGTATATCCTAAGCCGAAGTTGAAGCCAGCAAATGAAGCGTTTGTACCTAGGATAGTAGGTAGACTTATCGTTGAACCAGCGCCGCTTTTGCGATTAGGTGCAGTGGCTGATTGTGGAAATTCTATCCAGTCTGTCTGATTGGGAGTCGTAAGATTGTATACTTCAGTTCCCGTAGCTGTTGTAACTGAACCGCTTAAAGTACCCATTATAATAGAGTTCCTACTAGATTAAAACGAATGTTTGCAAGAGTAGCATCCGCAGTTGCAGGTCCTACGATTTCGAAAATATCGTCTATTGCAAAGTTTACGCCGGAAGCAAAAGTAAGGGTTGCTACTATTCCGCTTGCTGCGAATACGGCAGTTCCTATTGAAGTTCCATTCTTAGTAAAGGTTATAGTTGTGGAAGCAGTTGCTGCAACTTTGGAATCAACTTTACTTCCAGTTAATCCTGAGGGTAAAGAAAATGCACGACGTATATTTATTGAAGTTAAGGTTTCTGCATTAGCCATACTCCCCTGCACAAACATAATAACGTCGAAAGGTATGCTCCCTCCCCCACCAGAAACATTGATAGTGACATCTCCTGTTCCGGCATCAGCTCCCGTTGAACTAAACGTAACGCCAGTACCAGCAATCACCTTAGTTATAAGTGCGCTTCCTGCTGTAGTAGTATTTAGATCTGTCCTTAAGATAGATCCATCTGCGCCTTGTGCTCCAAGATTAAGCTGTGTACGTGCCATTTATTTTCTCGTTTTACGTTCTGGCTGAATCATTTCTTTCAGCTCTGTATTAGACTGTTCTAATTTTAGAATTCTTTCTTTTAGATGGCTGATTAATTCTGCATCCTGTAGAACTCTTTGTGTAAGACGTTCCTTCTGAATTTCTAACATCCATACGTTAGAATATAAAACGCCCAGCTCGTTTTGCATCTTTCCGAGCCAGGCGTCTTGTTCTGGTGCCATTCGAGTGTTATTCGTCATTTCCAGTAATATGCTCTTAGCTTGTCTCCGGTTAACGGAGCGAACAGCATAGTGATAGCTGTTCCGCTAATAGTATAATCGTTTCCTGCACCCGGTTCAAGTAGCATACCGTTTAAGAACAGTTCAAGCGAATTAACTTGTGGAGCATTTGCAAGTGCAAACGATGTGTTTGAGCCGTTAATAGAACCAGTAGGTGTTTCATTGTTTACTTGGTTACCATATTTCAAGAAGCCAGTACCAGCAACGTTATTTACTGTCATTGCACCAGCAGTAGAAATGGTTACATCACCAGAAGCACTAACCCAAGCAGGTTGATTGGAACCGTTGGATACAATAAGTTGACCAGAAGTACTTGAAGCAGTAATTCCTACTCCGCCTGCAGCAACTGTTAATAGTCCACCGCTTGCAGCAACAACTTGAACATTGTTAGAGCCGTCGAAGCCAAGACCGTTACCGTTCTTAATAGCGAAGGTAACACCAGTTAAACTAAGACCTTGACCATTGCTATATGAAGTGCCTGAGGTGTCTTGTGACCAAGCTGTTGACGTTGTGTCAACTGTAATGTTTATTGCCGTGGTACAGAACCACTTAGAGTTCTTATATGTTGTGCCTTCTGGCTCAACTAGAACGTAAGCGCCTTCTTTCTGTGAACTTGCTGCAGCCCAGTCAGCAGGCCGAGTCCATGCACCTACAGCTACAACCCAAAGACCATTCTGTGAACCAGTAGTCTGTGCAGTTGCAAGAACACGGTCACCTGCTACAAGAGAAACTCCGTCAATAGTCTGAGTTCCACTTAACGTAATATTTGAAGCGGCAAGTGCTCTAGCTGCGTTCTTAAAGCTTAGACCGTTAGCTAAAGCGTCAACGTATGATTTGCTAGCTACGTCTGATCCGTTCGTTGGAATACCTACGTTGGTAATCGAAAAACCGCCCATATTAAGAGAAGCGGCCATAGCAACAGTGCCTGTCGAACGAATAAATGAGGCACCGTCTTGGAGTTGAGATGTTGGAAGATTGAGGCCGGATACAAGCGCTGAAGCTGGAATAGATCCAGCCATTATCTGTGAACCGCCCCGGATTAATGTTTGAGCCATTTGTGGCTCTCCTTTTTAAAAGAGGCCCGATAGTAGCTGGACCTTAGCTTACAAACTGTATTTTAACTTTTGCTTATTTTATATAAGTCAGCATAATAAGGTCCCCGGCATACAGATCTAAATCTTCTGGTAGTATAAGGACGTTACTAACTACTTCATAACAAGTTCTGGATTGGAGAAATCCATTTATAAACAACATTGTTCCTAGCGTAGGAACATCTGGTAAAGATAAATTTTGTGCACCATCAAAAGCCAGAGTAAACTCGGCTTGTTCTAGGGTAAACGATGATGGTGAACTGTCTCTTTCTTGTGTTGGAGGAGCTACAACTCCCACCGGAGTAGTGGGAGGAGTAGTTACTATCTGATCAATATCATAGTCATCATCCACAATATCTGTAAGATCAGATAGCCCCCTTATAAACCTATTGGGATTCGTGATCATTATGCCCTTCCGCTTCGCTACTTATGTTAGCACTATTCACTTTTATAGTTTTAATGTGCTGACCGTTAGACGTATTGTGCAGGGCAAATGAACCATCATCCAACTTCTTGATACCTATTGAGCCTTGGATAATACCATCATATTCGCTTGACTTTAGACCTAGCAGACTCTTGATAGGACGTTCAAACACTGGGTTTGGAAGAGCTTCAGCTAGTTCGTAGTGAGTCCAGTTCTTACCCTTCAATCCACCAGTTGTACCTGGGTCATAAAGACCACCTTTTTCAGGCTCAAGGTTCTTGGCACTTAGAAGTTCAGGTGACTTAATTACACCATTTGACATTCCGATAATATCTTGATCGGTAAGCGGTGACGCTGTAAGCTTTCCGTTATCAATACTTGTCTTAATACCTGCACCTTTAAGATAATCGAGAAACTTCTCGGTAGCAAAGGTCATACGTGGCTTTGGAAGAGCCTGACCGAACTTAAATTTCGTCCAGTATTCTGAGTTTTCCTGAGACTTAAGCGTTGCAATTTCTTTAAGGTTCTTACGAGCATTAGAGCCAAGAAGACCAAGCATTTCCATGTAGCCAACTGATTTAGAACCTTCTTCACCGCCCTTGGTAGGTTGCAGTACGTTATCGTAGCCACCCGTATTCCGAGCAGACCAGTTTTGGTCAGTAGTTTTGTACAACTTCAGAAAGTACTGAGGGCCTGTAAGAATCTTGCCAAGGTCTTTACCAGTCTTCGGATCAACCATCATGTCAGTATCACTTACGCCTGCTGCATCTAGTTCTCTCTTTAGATCAGAAACGTTACTGTTCTTGCTGAAGTTGTGAACCATGTATGTCTTGCCAGTAACTTTAGCAAGTTTACCAGCAGCAGTTTCCATTAGCTGTCCAAGGTTAATACGAGAAGTAACAGAAGCAGGGTTCAAAAGAATATCAACTGGTTGACCAGATTCTTTCTTATAAGGCATTTCATTGTCATTAAGAATCTTTGAAACGATACCTTTATTACCGTGCAGGCCTGTCAGCTTATCTCCAATTTCAAGAGGTTTTACTGAACGCACTAGAAGACGAATATTCTTACCTTCTGTGTGTGCATCAACTACTGTGCCGTTCTCTTCGTGGGTCCATAGTTCTGAAGCAATACGGAATGGATTAACGAGTGACTTGTGAAGCCGAGCCAACATTCTGTCTTCAGAAGTAGGTTCACGTTTTTCAAGTACAGCATATACCGGATCGCCATGATTAAGAACTGCACCAACCTTAGCAAAACCACGTTCATCCAATTTTTCAAGCTGTTCTTTCGTGAACTTGCCAGAAAAGTGTCTTACCAGCAGAGTCTTGCTCATAGTAGAGATTGGCTGTACAGAGTAGTCAACCTTATAAGCGTGATGGCTGCTAAGACTATCGGCACATGAACGGCTAATAACCAAGCCGTCTTCGTGGTTGTAGCCTTTATATGGCATGTACGCTACTTCAAGGTTCTTACCAAGAGCCAACTCTCCGTCAACCGTATAGTTGTTATCAGAGATAGGCTGGCCTTCCTTCACTTTGTCACCGACCTTAACGAGAGGTTTTTCATCATCAAGGAAACCCTTCATGTTGAATGGAAGATTCTTAACGAGGTCTACTTTGTGAGTCCTACCATCATCGTCTTTAATATGAATCTGTGACTTAGTGATGTGCGAAATGCTTCCTGCAACAGGAGAAACAGTGCTAATAACGTTGCCGATAGCTTTTGAAAAACTTACGCCTTGACCATTTACTGTCTGTACAAGTGGCTTTTCACGTTCTACAAGTGACAGTGCCTGAGGAATAGCTTTACCGGCCATCGTTAGACGACCTGGGTGATTACTGTTCAGGAACGGCACGAGGTTAGTCGTAATAGTGTACATGTCAGTTGTATCTGCCAGCCAGTAATCAACTTGGCTTACTGGAACTTCTTTAAGTGCACCACGAACCTGAGCTTGCACAGTCTTCTTCCCTTCTTGATGTGGGAAACCAATTGTGCTTGTCATCATTTCTTGGACTGACAAATAGTGTTGCTTGCCCTGTTTATCAAGAACTCGTGAATAGAGATTACCACTATCATCACGACGAGCAGAAATAGTGAAACGTTGGTCAATACCAGCGTGACCAGATTCAGGAGTACGACTCGGATCGATAATGCCAAGGTGTGACGGATCGATGTCTCGTGCTGACATAGGTACGCCACGGTCTGAAGCAATACCGCCTTCACCTGCACCTAATACAGTGACCTTTCCAACGCTTTCCAGACTCTCTAGCGGGTTCGTTTCCGAAGGGGTAGATACCAGGTTAGAGTCGATGATGTAGCCCGTCATAACCTTGTTAAAGGGCTTGCTGACCACTACGTCACGTACAGACGGATTCTTAGTCTTGTCTAGTCCAGCTAACAGCTTACGACGAATGCTTGGAAGCATTTCGTGCTTGCTGAAACGAGTACGGATGAAATCAGGCAGATTCTGAACACGCTTAAATTGCAGAGAATCTCGATTATCTTCCTCACGGTCACCTGAGTGAACCTGTACAAGATTACGCATTGCACGGAGAATGGTTTCTGAATTTACAGCACCAAGTGACTTACCAAGCGTAACCAGAGTTGTCTGAGGAGAAAGTGATGATGCCTCCATTGATTCACGGAGTTGCATGATCTTTTCTTCAAGACTTGCAGTAGGCTTTTGCTTACCAGTAGATACAAGTTTGGCGTATAGATCGTTAATGATCTTTTGTTCTTTACCTGCTGAAGAAGCTAGATTAGCTTCCCAAACCTGAGTAGGTACGTATTGACTTACTTCTTTTGGGCCAATGCCAAAAACTCTTGAAACCAGAGGTCCAAGAGGAATACTTGAAGACGAGCTTGCAGGATGAACTGAAAACTGGAATGTCTGTGGATCAAGCGTAATTGAGAAGCTTCGACCAGAACCAGTGTTGAAGTGGGATTCTAGTTCACCAGTTTCCTTACTACGAGTGTAAACACCAGGATTAAGCTGGAGCTGGTTAGCAACTGAGTAGTTATTACCCTTGTAAAGCATTGTGTGCTTTGGAGTAATGTGGAATGCATCCATCAGTGAGAAGTTCTTATTCTCATCAATAACTTTACCAGTAACTTTGTCAATAAGCTTAATGTGGCCCTTGATTGGATATGCAAGAGACTTTGACTTAAGAATTGCATCCTTTTCGTCAAGGTGAGTGAATTCCTTAGGCTCTGTACGAAGATCCTCAAGAGTAAGAATGTAGTTCTTACCCTCGATAGGGAATTGAGAAGCGATGCCCTGCATTAAGGAAGCGTCAACTCTTGTGCGCATTTCCTTAGGTGATGAAAAGATAAGTTGTAAATTATCGGCTGGTGTCGGCATCTCGTGTCTCTAATTCCAGGTAGCTTACTACCATATAGTATTTATCCATGAAGGTGAATTTATCCTTCGTCAGGATAATAACCCCTTGTCCCTTAACTGCTTTTGTTTCAATGATTTCAAGCTCTGCTCTTGAGCCTGGGTCCATAATATCTATTTGAGCGTATCTAACTCTGTAGTTATTAAAATCACCTTCATCAACCTGTTTCGGGCCGAAGCCCGGAAACGTAATTGGTTCAGAAGGACTGAGTCCATTTGTAACGCCGTCTTTTGAAGCCATTTATTATCCTTTCTTACTGTTGTTCAGCAGGGCCGCTAGAAGTATCGTTTTGCTTCTCTTCTCCAGATCCATTTTGATGTTCTGGACTACCGGCCCCATTTGTTGGTTCGTCAGCAGCCTTTTCTTCTCCGCCTGGCCCGGCCGGTGCTTGCTGACCCGGTTGTCCTGGAATCGGTTTACCATCCGGTCCAACCTGTTGCATAGCCATTTGGGCCTGCTGATTTTCTGCGTACTCTTCAAGAAGTTTAGCGACGAGCATGAACATCGCATAATCTTCTAATTTTAGACGGTTAAGTATAGCACGTTTCGTACCATCGTCAGCAGTATAAAGCTGTTCAGCAATTTGCTGAGCCTTAGCTAGAGCTGTTTTATAGTCGTTGTTACGGTCAAACGAATCCCCAGTTTCACGAGCAGCCAAGTACGTGCTTTGATCAACTTCGAGCTTCGTCTTAACTTCGCTAACAGCACGAGAAATAGCATCTTCACGCATCTTGTCAAGCTCTTCGCCAAAGTTCATACCGAAGGATTCGTACAGGCTTGACAGTGAACCATTGTTTGACTGAACTGCTTGGATAAGCATTTGTTGTAGATTCAGGTCGTCAGTTAGCTTGAACGGTGCAAGATCAACATCACAAGTCTCAAGGTTCAGGTACTTTGATACACGAGCCATGATCCAAGTAATAAGATCGGCAATCTGACCGGTATAGCAAAGCATAGTATTTTCTAACAGACGAAGTCCAGTCGTTGAACTAGTCCAGTTAGTCGTACCTGCAAGCAACTCTCTCGAAACGCCAAGAGCCAGAAGAATTGAATCTTCAGCTTGTTGGATTTCAGAAGCTACGAGAAGACTCTTGCCTTCACCGCTAATAGCTTGGTAACCGATAGGTACTGGCGCAACTACAACGTGGTTATTGTCTTGCTTATGCTTGACCAAATTAGCCTGCATACGTTCTACGAAGTTACGTAGACTGATCTGTGACACAGGATCGCTGTTAGCTGTCTGAGCTTGCGGGAAAATCACACGAAGCGGAGACATAAAGTCAGTAGCTACAGACTCGTTTGCTTTACGAAGCGTTGCCTGATAGAAAACAAGGTAGAATAGTGAAATAAGCGGAGGTACGGCAACGCCATTAATCTGTTGGCCTGCGGATAGATTCTGCAAGTGGAACAGATTATTCTTATCGAACTTGAAGTCTTGGTTATTCTTTACAGCTTCAATAAATCCCCACGGAACACTGTTCACGAATAGCTTATCCCCTTCACGAACTTTACGTTTAACGTCGTTTGGAATCTTGTAGAAGTATTCGTATTCGCCAGTGATAGGGTTGAAGTTAACGTTGATATTGATCGGATCCCATTGAATCAGATTCATATCTTCCACGTTCATTGACTTAGCGTCTCTACGTGTAAACGTAACGCCTTTGGCATCACAGTGAGGGCAGTTACCTACGAATTCGTAGTTTTTGAACTGTGTGAACTCTGCAGCTTTAGCAGAGGTATTACCATTACAAAGTGGGCAGTGCAGCGTACGGTGAATAGGAAAATAGATAGAGATAAATACGTTACCTACTGTGTAATACTCGAAGCCAATATTGTGAAGCGCTGATTTAAGCTTGAAACTCTTGAATACTTCTTCGTACTTGCGTTTCGTAGCATCTGATTTTGTACGTACTACAAATTCAGTAATAGGATACGTTGCAAATTTACGGATGACCTCAGTCGTCACCGGTGATTGAACGGTGATGTACTTAGCCCATCTGATTACATCGTGAAGATTTCTCGGTAAGAATTGATTCGAGACCGAGAACCAAGGACTCCCTGCAGTTGCAAAATTGCCTGCTCCCGGCAGCTGACCGGAAGTTCCTGGAATAGGAGGAGGTTGGTATGGTACGTAAAAGCCGTTATTTGACATGTCTTGGCCAGATTAATAGATAACCGTATTTTAAACTGACCCCTGATCCAAGTCAAATGGTAAAAATTCAATTTTCCGGGGTCACTCTTGGTATAAGTAAAGTACCGGGAAACAGTATCGTTTTGATTAGTCGAACGATATTCAATTTTCAGGGTCGCAGCTTGGTATAAGTGCTGTGTAATAATATTGTAGTTTCCTCCCGAAATCAAAATCCTTTAAGGAGCAACATCATGACGACGCAAAAACCGGAAGCAGGCAAGAACGAAGCAGGCAAGAACGAAGAAACGCTGTCGAACGACGAGCTTCGCCAGGCTCGTGAACGCTCGGAAGAGCTGGAAGCAGAGAACCGCCGTCTCAAGTCGGAAGCGCTCCGTGCCAAGAAGGCAGCCGGTCGCTACGAAGATGCTGCGGCGATCATCGAAGGCGAAAGCCGCGTCGGTGCATTCTTCCGCCACATGAACCGCTCGGTTCTGGCAGCAGGAAGCATCGTCGTCGGAGCTGCTCTCGGCGTCGGTGGTACGGTGCTGGTGCAAAGCCGCATGAACCGCACGGTCGTCGGTACCACGGGTTCGGACAATCCCGAATTCCACGTCACGGCAGAGTAAGCTGTGCAGGGGCACTGGAGAAATCCAGTCCCCACTCTTCACCTAGAAAACCGGGACCTCGCCCGGTTTTTTTAGTTTCCTGAAATAGGGTCAATTATTGGTATAAGTATATTGTAGTAAAAAGTATCACCACTAAAAACGAATAAAACTTTACTTTTAAAGGCTAGGAGCCAACGTCAACTATCTGCTTGATGCCTCACTTAATTAGGAGTTAGTCATGTCCCAATACAAGCCCCGAACCACAGATAAAGAGGCACAGTCATCGAGAATCATCGGCGGCGTCTTCAAGGAAATCGTTCATTCTGCGGGCGTAGTCGTCGGCGGTCTTTTGATCTCTGTGTTACTTGTCTCCCAGGAAGGGCGTACCTTGAGACACCACTAATAATTTCAGTCAGACCAAAAAAGGAACAGGAGTTAAAAACAAACCTTCTGTTTTGAAGTTTTACAACGGGCGTTGTTAGTATTAAGTGCTGTTTAATTTTGGAGTTTCAAATGGCATACGAAAAGAGACCATACGATCCGGACCTGGATCTGGATAACGGGGAACTGGACGCTGAGAAGATTGCGGGAGGTTTTCTCAAGGGCATTCTCAAGGTTGCAGGCTTTGCGCTGATGGCGGTCATTGCCGGATACAGTGCTGGCGTTGCCCAAGAGAACTACCGTGCATCGCGTGAGCGGTCCAGTGGCGGCAGTTCGGCTAGTGCACATAGGTAGAAGATACCCTGACATATATGAAGAACAGGAACTCGAAGACTAACAAAACGAGGCCGACTATGTCAGGGGTTACAAATCAATCTCATGATTGGCAAGATCAGCTTCTGGAAGTGGGAAGCATCCTTGGCAATAGGGATCGAGATGCAATCGGAGGGTACGTCTCCAATCGTTACGTACGCGGTAAGGTCAAAAAACTCCAAGAATCTGATCCATTCGAAGGAGTAGTTTTCTCTGGTGTAAACGGTAGTGAAAAAGCGTTAACCAATGTAGATAACCTAGACGATGTCATACACGAGGCGGGGAATCACCCGGGAGACATCGGTAGTGAAGAAGTTATAGGTTCAGAAGTTGGCCAGCTTCAGGTTATTTACAGCGAAGAAAATGGTGAAGAGGCGTCTATGAGTTTAAAGAGAGAAGACCCATTTCTGCCGGTCGGCAGTAATGCACAAGAAACCAATGATAACCCAAAGGGATATGGCAGCGGCAAACGCAAGGCCGCACATGGCGATGACGATCATAGGGAAGAGGACACGAGGACCGATGAAGAAAAAGCCGACGATGACCGCAAGCATAGAAACAACGAGCGCGTCAAAAAAGGCATCATCTGGGGTCTCTTGGGTGCAGCTACTCTCGCAGTACTTGGCGGGGGCATTGCGGTTGGTTCCAGCTTGCTTGGAAACAACAAATCCAATATCATGAACCTCTAACGCAATTTAATACGAAGGCCCGTAGAAACTGCGGGTCTTCCTTAAACTAAGGATATTACAGGACACAATAATGGCATTAGCAGATTTCAGTTTTAAAAATCCACAGATCCTAAATTACTTCAAAGGATCGAATTCATATATTCCCACTTCGGAGCTTATTTTTATCCATTCACATCCACTCGTCAAACCTAATTTTTTAGATGAGATGGAAGCAATGATCCTTCGAACAAGTCAACTCATTGATCAAAAAAGTATTAGGGGCGCAGTGATCGAGAAGCTTGCTAACCTCGCAATGAAATTCGGGGCAGAACTCCCGAACATTAATCAAGAGAACGCCCCGACTATTCTCTCTCACTTGAGAGAAATCTATAAGCTATGTGATGGTTTATTGAAAAACAACAATATCATGAATACGTAAGTTACCAGTGTTGGTATCAGCAGCGTTTGAGCCAAGTCTATTCAGAGTAACGAATAGCTTCTCTTTGTTGATTACCCACTGGTTATTTACGAAACCTGAAAATGCGGTTGACGGAATAATAGCCGTTGCAGTTGCATACGTTTGAACTGCGTTTGCAGAAACGTTCATAGCTACTGTTTCAACGCCCGTTGTAGTAAGACCTGAAGTAGTACTGTCACCTACGCCAGTTGCAAGGTATGAGAGTTGCAGGGCGAAGTTATTGCCAGCAGCGTCTCCTGAGAAAGCAATACGAAGCTTAATAGGAACATACGGATTTGTGTTCTGGCTACGAAGTGGAACTGGAACAGCTACACCTTGAGTAGCAGCATTTGCAAAGGTCCAAGCAGGAATACCTGCAACAGTAGTTTGCGTAGCTGAGTTTGACAGAAGTGCAGCCGCGTCAACTGAAAGATTAATACCTTTAAGGAACGGTGCTGCAGAATTTGCAAATACAGTAGGGTTGGTAATACCGAACGTAGTTACGAACGTATACAGGGGAAACCATCCTGCGTCGATAGCCGGTTCAACCTGGGTGCCAGTAGGTGCTTGCGTACCTGCTTTAAGCTGAAGCTTAAGTTCTTTATTCAGAAGCAAGCAAGGCAAGAACGAATTAGTAGAATCCAGAAACGAAGCTGGAAGACCTGAAGAGGCCATGTTTACAGAAGACAAATCAGAAAACTGAGCTTCTACAACATAAGAAATAGATGTGCCTGCGTTCGTAGGTGAAACGAGGTTAAAGCTAACAGGGGCGAATAGAAGTGCCTGCTTAACAATGGTTTGAGCAATGGCGTCATTCGTTGCCTGAGCTTGGTAAACAGAGCCCGGATTGATCGTAATGATGTTTGAGCCAGGAAAGCTAACTGATAGCCCTGACATAACCATTGAGTTGTTGGCATTAGAGAACAACTCTTGAAACACAGACGCTAGAGAAAGCTCGTTAATAAGAACAGCACGTCTAGCAGAGTCGCCACCGCCAGAACCGATAGTGGCAATATTCTGAGCTAGGTCAGTTAGCGGTCTGTTATCAACTGCATAGTGATATGGGTCGAATTGGGTGAAGTAACGCACTGTTGTTAGTGAGTTGCTGTCCTGAGCGACGAAACCTGGTGTAGACATATTTGTTGAATTCCGATTGAGTTATGGTACAATATCTATGGCTTATTTTACAGCATTTATTTTTAGGCTTCAACTATGAAACTCACAGAAAACGGCATTGTCTACGAATATCATGGAGACACAATCACAAGGCGTTGGCCTTGGAGAAACCGTCACGGATCAAAGTATTACAGTGACCAATATTCTCTGTACTTCAATAGTTTTAACACTTACTGGAAACATGTTGGCACAGCTCAAGCTGCTCTTATCCAGTCAGAAAGCAAGCTAGAAGGCTTTTCATACGGCGAAGTTCTAGGTCAGTGGGTTAGAACTCGTTATCCTCATGAGAGCATTGTTGTCCTCAAGGATTTAAATGCTCAAGAGCGTGGACTATCTTTCTGGGCAAAGATTCCCAAAGAGAAGATCGAACACATTCAGAAGGACATTATAGTACTTCGTTGTGGCAGCAAAGAAAAGGCTTGTGAGATCGTAGATTCTATTGAACCCAACTTTGCAGATGCCTTTGCGTTTGCTGGCGGTATTTTAATCAATTACAACTGATGAAAGGATATGCATTTTTAGACGTAGATGGTCGTCTACAGTATCGTATTAAAGAATATATTGATATAGACAATCCATTTTTTTGGCAACAAAACAGATACGACATTCTTCGAAAGTGGCAGTTCGATACCGCAGACTTTAACTCAATGCTCTTTATGTTTAAACAAATTAGAGACTTGAAGTTAGATGTAAATATGGTAAAGGAATTTTGCACGATGATTGACTTTGATATTGAGACATTAAAGATTGCTAGTAAGATTCAACCAAAATAAAACAAGGGTATTGTTCATTAATGAAGATATCAAAGAATACAAGAAGTTAATGGAATTTCCGGCCTTTCTACGTGATGGGCCGTATTTCTTTGTACCCGCCACATGGGCCGTTGCTCGTAACGTATATATGCGTATGAGAAACGACTTCAAAACAATGAAATTCAAAGTCGATTTAGACGTTCACGAATTTCTAACCTCAACCCCCAAACTTAAAGAAATCCCTGAATCGTTCAAGTTCTTCACTGAACCTATGGACTTTCAGAGAATTGCTCTGCGCTACATTTACACAGTAGGAAGCGGGGGTATTCTTTTAGATCCAGGTATGGGTAAGTCTAAGGTAACACTGGACTACATTGCCTTAATGGGTTTTAAGAGAGTAATTATCGTTTGCCCGAAGCCTTTGCTTTTCGTCTGGGAAGACGAAATCAAGTTTCACCGTCCTGACCTTACTTTCTACACAGTTAAGACAACGAACTGGGAAAAGGAAAAAGAAGGGATTCTTAACAACCGAGTGACAATCATCAACTATAACAAGGCTGTAACGTTCGAACACAACCTTAAGGAAGTTGGATATGAGTACATTCACTTGGACGAGTTCTTAATCAAAGATCCAAAGACGACGAGAACAAAAGCTTTAACAGAGATTTCAAAAGTAATCCAGTATAGAACTGGTGGTTCTGGAACGCTTATTAACAACAGTATTATGGATGTGTTTTGTCCGGTACGGTATTTGCAACCAGCATTGGTTGGTTGGAACTATCGTAACTTTCTTGATCGCCATGCTGTTAAAGTGGCTGTCAAAAAAGGAGAACAAGGCTCAGTCCAAGCTATTGTTGCGTTTAAAGGCATGGATATTGCCAGGTCTATTCTTGAGTCATGCTCTATCGTAATGACGAAAGAAGAATGGCTTAAGGGAAAGATTCCGGAGAAGGTATTCCACGATGTTTATGTGACGCCATCTGCTCAGCAAAAGGAAGTGTATAACTCCTTGATGAAGAATTACATTGCTGAGTTTAGAGGAAACTTCATTGAAATCGATAATCCTCTGGTTATGCTCAGTAAGTTGTATCAGATCTCAAACGGGTTTCTGTACAAGACTGATAAGCCTGAAGTAGATATTAAGAAGACCGATGCCTTTGCAGCTAATGACTTAGACGACCTTCTGCAAGACGGAAGTGAACGCAAGCGTAAACCAAAGCGTGAAACTCTGTTCTTCGATGAGCAACCTAAGGTTGAAGCGTTGCGTGATATTTGTGTAAACAAGATTCCGATTAAGAAAGCGATTATCTGGTTCAACATGTCAGCAGAGCTTGAACTTATTGAAGCTATGATGCAGAAAGAAGGTAAAACCTATTCTGTAATCAAAGGTGGAGAATCGAATATCGGGAAGAAGGTTCGTGAGTATAATGCCAATCCAGCAATTCAGTATTTGATCTGTCAAGCTAAGGCAGTTAACTACGGTATTACTGTTCTTGGAACTACGATTGAGAAACTAGAAGACTCAGATAGTGAATACGAGGTAATGCCAAACATTAGCCCAGAAGTTCACACTGAAATCTTTTACAGTATGAACTTTAGCTTGGAAGTATATCTACAACAACAAGACCGTATTCACCGTATCGGTCAAAAACACGTTTGTGACTATTACCGTATATTCGCAAATACATCAATCGAACATCAAATCAGGAAAGCAGCAGTTGATAAGATGAGCATTCGGGAAGAACTTCTCGTTGACATAGCTCACAAACTTAGAGAATCAGATGCTAATTTGGTATAAGGTTATTGGGTAAACCTGTAACTTTTTACCGGATTTCATCATGTGGACCTGTATTCCCTGTCTCAAGCAGGCCAGTAAGAAAGTTCCCAAGAACTTGCTTATTCGGACCTGCAATGTTTGCCATACGCCAGCAGTTGAATGCGCTATTGAGCAGACGAAAGTCAATATTGAAGCACCGAATTGGCATAAGGGTTCTGAGGGCAAACATAGTCTTTCCGCTCCCGAACCTTTCCAGATTCCGGAGAACGGCTTGTACCTCTGGCTTAGACCACAACATTAACCCCGTAGTAAAGACCTGACCAAGAAGGGTAAAAATAAGATGACCGCAGAAACTCAGCATTTTCTGAATCAAAACGCCGTTGAATCGCAAGTCAGCATTGCGCTCAACCGCTGGATGCAAAAGCATCCTGACCACACGTCGGAACAACGTGCTGCTATAACGGACAACCTCCGCGACAAGATCACGAACTCCCGGCTGAAGGGAAAGTTCCAGAACTCGAAGGTCAACCGTGCAGTTCGCAAAGCTGCAATCGCAGAAGAAGTTACGAAGCACGGTCTGGAGTTCTCGACGGTTCAAGAAACCGTGTTCGTAGAACGCAAGCCGCAAGATCCGACGACGGCTCGGAATGGCTTCGAGATGTTCCTGGAAGATCTTCTCTGCGCGACGATTCCGGAGATCGCAACTCGCACGGTGACGTTCGTGTTCAAGCGTACCAAGATCGGCAAGGCCTTCAAGATCGACTACGCCGTAGCACTGCAGAATCCGGCTGACACTGCGGATTACCTCGTGGCGAAGGAGTACGCAGTAGCTCGTCTCCTGAACGGTCAAGTCCTTACGGTCTACGCAACTGACGCCGACAAGCTGTCGTATTCGGACATGGCTCGGGGCCTGGTCAATCACAACGCTCACGAAGTGTATTCAGCAGCATATCTGTAAAACCGTATTCCCGGGGGCCGTGATAAACACACGGCAGTGAATACTCAAAGTAGATGGCCAACCTACAAAGAGTGTAGTCTCCTATTGGCAAACAACCGCAGTACAAAAACTCAACCAATCTGTTAGGAGTAACACCATGAAACGCAACTTCATCGCTGCAGCAATCCTCTCCCTCGCATCCATCGCTGCATTCGCTGGTAACGGCAATGGCAACGGCAACAACGGCGGCGCAGTCTCGGGCGGCGTGGCCGGACAAGCAGAAATCGGCGGCCAGATCACGGTCGGTCAGGTCAACGCAGGTCTGTCGGCTTCGAGCCAAACCAGCGGCAATGCAGTGTCGTCCACGAAGGTCTTCGGTCCGAATGCGTACAGCACGCAATCGACCATCTCGACCGGCGCTGGCACGACGACGGCAAGCGTGGACGTCAAGCCCAACAGCGTGACGGCAAACACCTCGCAAGGCGCAGTCTCGAACGTCGTGTCGAACTCGAACCAGTCGTCGCAGCTGCCGACGCTGGACGACAAGGGTCTGCTCATCAACGGCACCGCTGGCGTCGCTCAAGTCCAGAACACCGCCGCTGCTGCTGCAACGCAAACCATCGTCGGCGTGACCGGCATGGCTGGCATCGAAGGCTCGGCAGGTCTGTCGGCAATCGGACACGTCGCTGGCTTCTAAGCGACGAGTAGTAGAAGCACCGTAGTAAAAGGCCACAGGTAGGGGCGTACTGATGGGGTACGCTCCGCCTACATAACGATACTAAATTCTGGGGTAGTTAACATGAATCGCTTTGCAAAAGTTATCCTGGGCACTGCTCTGGGATTGGTGATAGCTTCGACCGCAATGGCTCAAAACAAAGTCAACGCGGATGTCAGCAATACAAGCACCACGAATGCCGTCTCGCAAACCGAGGCAAGCAATCAAGGTGTGAGCGCCACTAACAACTTCAACACGACTTCGCCGGAACATACCTCCACCGATGTGCATTACTCCGGTGTGACGGGTTCGAACACGGCAGTCGGGCTGGGATCATTCTCCAGCTCATTCTCATCGGACTATTGCGGCGGTACGCAACAGGCCGGTATCAGCGTCCCTTACGCAACACTGGCCGCTGGCGGGCCGGTGCTGAAGGAGCCAGGCGTAGCTTGCGTGAACACTCGTGCAGCAGTGCACACGATGGAGTTCTCGGCAACGTTCGGCAACGCAGCAGCACGTGCATTGGCTCTGGCAGACGATGCCAAGAAGCGCAACGATGTGCAGATGGCTGTGGCGTATCAGGACAGCGCTGCGAATTTTGCAGCAATGTCGGGCAAACTTGCCCAAGCTTCGGTAAACATGTTGTGCAATCTGTCAGACGATGTGCGTCAAGCGTATCGTGATGCAGGAGTTTCGTGCCCGGAGACCAAGCTGGAAAAAGCTGCAGCAGACAAGCAGCAAGCAGTAGCTCACAACGAGCCGGTGGATCCGTTGATCCGGCAGCGTATGGGTCTTGCGTCGTTGAAGTGAACCTGGACGAGGGCGGGGCTTAGGCTCCGCTCTCACCACGTATAACATATAAAAGGAAAACACCAAATGAACTTCGTTCAAGCACTCAAGAAACTGTTTCAAGCTAAGTCGATGCTTACCCAAGTGGAAGTGTCGGCAGAGATCCAGAAGGTTGAACCTCTTCCTCTTGACATCTACCAGGACTTGCCAGATATCGGTGAGCACCGAGAAGAGATCATGAAAATGATCGCCAAGATGCATCCGGAAGTGGTTTACGCAGAACAGCATACGATTCGTCACAATCGTCGTGCGGAATACAAATCGATACACTTCTTACGCACTGAAAGCAAGCGTAAGTGGGCGTACGATGTCAAGGTTGCAAAAGGCGAATACACTACCGACAAGCTCGTTCGAGTTGCGCCGCAACAACGCCGGACTTTGCAAGCAGTCTGATTGGGGTTAAACTCAATCAAAGGGCTACTCGATTCACGTCGAGCAGCCTTTTTTTATTTTTAAATTGGAGGTTTTACCTAATGGCTTATATCCGACGATGGGTAGGAAAGTTCTTCCCCGCACTTGCAGTAACGGTGCTACTCTCGGCGTGCGGCTCTCAAGAAGTCAAATTTGATAATTCATCAATCAATACGCCTGTTTTAGCAACCACACCCACACGGGAATCCACTGTCTTAAATGCTGCGTTACAGCAACAAGATACTTTCTCTTTATATGAGTTCGTAGGTTCAGACGAACCACAAGAGACGAAAGATCAGAGAAGTGCAAAACTGATCAAATTTGTTGCAAGTAGATTCAAGAAGCCTGAATGGTTCATTGAAAAGATCGTGGAAACTGCCCTTAAGTATTCTCGGCCAGATTTTCCAACAGCAGATGATATTCTTGCAATCATCGCTGTAGAGTCTACTTACAACACAAATGCGCAGCACAGAGGATCGTGGGGCCTGATGCAAATAGAGGCTAAATCACACCGTGCTAAGACACGTGGTGAAAGTCTCAAAAACATCGACACCAATATCCGTGTTGGGACAGAAGTTCTAAGCGAGTATTACGAAATCACACACAGTAGGTCAGGAGCAATCCAGGCTTACAACATAGGGATCGGTAATTTCCTGGCTGGTAAGAAAGCCAAAACGTACCTGTCGAAAGTCAACAAAGAGAAGGCTATTCTTAAATCCATTTAACTCAATTACAATATCGTAAGTTGGTATAAGAGAATTGGGTAAAACAATCTTTTTTGGAAGGACAAGTTCCAAATGAAAAACATCGATATGCGACATATGTTGTCTGAGCAAAAAGTTGTAGCAGACAAGGAAGATCTGAAGGTTTTCGGTAGCTTGGTGGTACTGGTTGTTGCAGTCACCATTCTTGCGACTTTGACCATTCAATCCTTCTGCTCAGGAAGCAACGTCTGCATGTAACGCTCCTCTGGAGGTGTGACATGTTCGTGTTTCTGTTCAAGGCTTCTGTAGTAATCGTCGTAGCAGCAGTGCTGATAATGATCGTTTTCGCAGTTGTAGTTTCTGGGATCGTCGGCGCTTTCAAAGGTATATTCGAAACGACGGAAGAAGGCGAGAAGAAAGAATGAAGAGGCGCTCCGAAGTTTGGAGCGTCTTTTTTTGCCTTTCTAAAGTGAGTAGCTTTTTTTAGCTTAATAACCAATTAGAGGAGCGAAACTCTGGAACACAAACATGGACAAAATTAAACGACCGGTTTACAATAAGTTACCTAGTCAGGTAAGGGTACTAGGTAAGATTTTCAAAATTAGACGTATGGAAGAAGGGGAGTGGGAAGACGCTGACGGGATTATGCAGCTAGACTCTCAAGAAATTCTAGTGAGAGAAAAATCTGCGTTGGGATACCAGCAAGATACGTTACTTCACGAGACCATTCATGCCATAGATGAAACCCTAGTGACAGGAATGACTGAACAGCAAGTGAGTAATTTGGCTAGTGTATTACTGGCAGTGCTTAAAGACAATCCAGAATTCACAAAATGGATATTACAAGATGAGTAACGAACTAACCCATGTGAAGAAGCCATCTATTTGGTTTATTCACGGCGCTAATGCAACACCTACATCATTCTCAGCCATTCAAACAAAGCTTCACGAGTTTGAAGAAATGGATGGCACAGAATTTGTAAATGTGCGATATGATTGTCAAGATCCTATTGCATCAACAGTAGAAATCATTGCTGATTCACTCCCCTCTGACAGGCCTATTTATTTGATTGGGCATAGTCTAGGCGGAGTTTTAGCAGTAGCAGTATCTCAGAGAGTTAAGCACTTTGAGTTAGGCAAAGACATTAAAGGTGTAATCACAATGGCTTCCCCCATCGGTGGATGTGAAGGGGCAGATTATCTTCAGTGGCTTTTCCCACACTACCATCTATTTAAAAACATCTCTACCAAGAATAGAGTAGTCAATGATATCAAGGCTGTAGGTGCTGTTGTTCCTACACTTAATTTCATAACCACATCTGGCAACAATCCGATCTATCCGGAATCCAATGATGGTGTAGTAACTGTCAATTCTCAACGTGCTCTAAGACGTGCTAAGAAAATCGAAGTACCCTTCAATCACTTCGAAGTTCTTCTGAGCGATAGCGTTGTGTCACATATCAAAACTGCAATTTTCAATCCAGACCAAGTCTTCGGTATAGAATTCAGTACTCACACAGTACAAACTTCAGACGATTAAACTAACTGTTTTTATTTGGTATAAGCCTCTTAGTAAAGAATACTTTCTAGGAGGCTGAATTGAATATCATCGATTTTTCCATTCGGAAAAACACAGAGGCTAACGCTGATTTAGTTATCGGTACGCCTGAATACAACAAAATCAGATACCCTGCTAATTATAACGGCAGAGGTAAACCTATGTGGATGTACACATTGGAGTATGATTTAAAGTTTAAGAATGAACGTAGATGGAAATATTCTCGCCATCTAAACGGAGTAGTTACTCATCGCGCCGGTCATATCCTGAACAATGATATTTCTATGTGCATCGGTAACAATCTCAACTTCAAATCGAAGTCAGTAGAATACCGTGCTAAGACTGGTGAGGTTTTTTTATACGGTCAATACGTAGGCTCGGTTAATAAGAAGCTTCATCGATTCAATACCTTCACTTTAAAGAATATCAATACCAAAGAAGTGAGACACAGACTTACTGCGTTCGGAGTAGATCTTATTTCTAAGAAGGGTAAGACGTATTGGAAGATGGAATTCGGTAAAAATTACTTTGAGTCTATTTTGAAAGAATACGGTTCGGAAGAAACTTTAAAGTACGAATTTAGAAACATCTTTCCTAAGATGAAAATTCTTAAAATTGAAACCACTGAAATAGTCAAGTATAAGGCTATCTGTCAAATAGTTCCAGAGCTAACGTATCCGATACAATCATTTCGTAAGACAGGTATTACACCGGAGACAGATTCCAGAACAACAGACATCTTCAAGTGGCAAAAAACTGATTTACAATGGGAACAGATGTCTTTAGAATGGGAAGACGAAGTTGTAACGGTTGCTCCGCTGAAAGAAGCTATACCGGTAGGATGGCTTAATCCTAACCCGAGCACAAGACTAGAGATTTGGTAATGGAAGAAATTGAAAAGCTTAAAGTTGTTGCACTAGATGAGTACCTTGCAGGAGACAACTACGCTCAAGTAGAGGATCTATTAGCTACATGTGCGTTGAATTTATCAGTATCACTTTCCAGTGTTCTGTTAAAGATATACGAAGTAAGAGGTACAGGTAAGAACCCAGATCTCGATGCTGTAGCCAAAGAACTTAGATCCGTCATCCAGCACGTTGCTGTCATTGCTCACTGCCTTGATCTATACATTCCTGAGTACGAGGAACTAGAAGAATTCGTTGAAGACGAGATCATCGATGAAAACAAGATGGATGCTACGATGTGTATTCTTAGCATTCAACACATTTATGCAAACATGATTTTGGATTATTATGTCGGGGCCTTTGATTCTGACAATCCAGACATGGTTGACATGGACATGATGCAAGTTGGTATCCTTGATATGCTTGCCAATGTTCTCTGTATCTGCAATCGTTACAAGATGGACTTTATCCAGACAATCGTCTACGGGTAATAATCCCCAGTATTTTGGTATAAGAGTATTGAGGAAGATCGCATTATTGTCGTCAAGCTGAAGACGTACTTGTCCTACGTCCTCGTCAACGCTCCAATGGTGAAGGCCGATCTTCCTCCTTCTCAATTAATTTGGTGAAACAGCCATGCAGCAAGAGTATAAAAGCGACATCCTTTCTTTTTTCCCTTTGGAAGAAGCGAGGCCTACGCAGAAAGCAGTATTGTTGGAAATCGATAAAGCGTTTCATGAGGGCAAGAAATTCGTCATTCTAGAAGCACCAGTTGGTTCTGGCAAATCCCCCGTAGCTATGACTTTCGGAAGAAAGTTTCAAGACTCCCACATTATCACTCCTCAGAAATCCTTGCAGAACCAGTATTACGAAGACTTTTCAGAAGACACAGTTCTGATGAAAGGCCGTAATGCGTATCCGTGTACTCGCAACAAGAGTCGCAAGATTTACATGAAGGTGATTAATGATATCAAAAAAGGCCAAGTAAAACAGCCAGGTCAAGGCGAAGACAACTGTGCTAACGCACCGTGTCGTAATAGTGAAACTGTGTATAAGATGTGTGTGGAAGCGCAAGGGCCTTGCCCGTACACAGCTGCAATCGAAGTAGCACAAGAACACCATACAGTTATTCACAACGTTCACTCGTTTATCTTCCAAACGAATTTCGGTGAGAAATTTCAGAAGCGACGTTTGCTGGTAATTGATGAAGCACATATGATTGAAAGTATCATTCGTGACTTCATTACGAAGAAGGTAACGCTCAAGGGATTGGTTGAAGCAATTGATACTCCTGGAGATCCTTCAATCGATAAGTGGTGTGATTTCTTTATGACAGACAGGTTTCTGCCAGAAGTAAGCGCATCTGAAAAAGCAATGAAAGAGGTTGATGAGAACTATCTCACCGAGCGTGACAAGTATCTCGAACAGATTCTGGCATTCAAAGAAAAGGCTGAGTATTACGGTGAAGCATTTACCGTTAAGCGTACTCCGAATTATCTTGGTGATCGTTGTATCAACACTGTGTTTGAATTCATTCCGCACAGCGTAGGCAGTGCTCCGACTAGGTTGATGTTTGACTATGGCGAACACGTATTGCTGATGTCAGGTACGATCTATGACAAGAATATGTATTGCAGAAGCATCGGTATCAAACCTGAAGATGCTTACTTCATCCGTATTCCATCGTCGTTCCCTGTCAAGAGTAGACCGATCATTTTGAAGCCGGAGTATCAAGTCGATACTTCGTTTGCTAACTGGAATGATAACTTTAAGGAAATGGTTGAGAAGATCAACAAGATCCTGAATATCTTCCATGACGTTAAAGGATTAATTCATGTTCCTTCCTATCAGGCTGCTGAAGAAATTGCAAGTTGGCTTCCACCCGGACGCGTTATATGGCATGACAAGTCTAATGTCCAAGAGAAGCTCTCGGAGTTTTACGCCTCCAAAGAGCCAAAGGTTTTCCTCTCTCCGGTCTGTCAGCAAGGTGTTGACTTCAAGTACGATAGATCGAGGTTCCAGATCGTACTTCGCATCCCATACCTCAACACGTCGGATGAGTTCGTCAATTTTAAAGTAAAGAACGATTTCAACTGGTACAATTATCAGGCATTGATTACGTTCGGTCAGCAGATTGGTCGTGTGAATCGTGCAGAGGATGACTTCGGAGTAACGTTTTTGATGGACTCTAGATTTAATAAGTTCATTGCGAACAATTCCAGCAAATTACCGAAGTGGCTTAAAGATGCGTTTGTCTACAAATAAGGAAGGGTATGTTTTTCCATATCAATGAAAAAACTCTCAAAGATGTAATCGAGAACCAGAAGAAGAGAGATGAGCAAGCTTTCGGAAAATCTGGTACAGTAAATCAAGGCCACGAAATTGATGGTCATGTGCTTCAATTTTTTCAAGGCGTTGATGGATCGGTCATTATCGAATCCACTCCACCGCTTATCAAGGAGATTGAAGGAGACAAAAATGCTCAAGCTGAAGACGTTGATAAGTTAACGCCTTCTGGTTGGGTCCCTGTTAAATAAGAGAGCGGTATGAGTGTAATGTTTGTGATTTATCTGATTGCCTTAGGGCTGTGTACGTGGTTTGGTCCAAAGGTTTCAGCTGTGTTGGATAGCTACGATGTAGAGGCGGAGATTACCAACAGGGATGCGTTTGTTAGTTTCGTCATTGGACTCATTCCTGTATTCAACATCTTCTTTGTATTCTTCGGAGCCTGGCTATGGTCTGATATTTCGAAGGTTACAAAAGAAGCTAAAGCCGGTAACAAAGAAGCAGTAAAGCAATTCAATGAAAAACTAAGGAAGTTGTTCCATGAGCAATAATCATTCTAAGCATATGGAACATGCAAAGTTTATCGGGGATCTCTATAGCAAAGATCAGTCAACGAAGATCGGAGCATTGATTCTAGGCAAGAACAACGAGCCTCTATCCTGGGGCTACAACGGATTTCCAAGAGGGTCTAACGATGACGCACCTGAACGTCACGACAGAACAAAAGAGAAGTACAAATGGGTTGAACATGCAGAACGCAATGCAATCTATAGCGCTGCACGCTCTGGACACGAATTGGCAGGCAGTCGAATATATGTGTCTCGCCTCCCTACCTGTGTGGACTGCGCTCGTGCAATTGTACAAGCTGGAATTACAGAGGTTTATCTAGAGGCAGATGCTTTGCTTCAAAACCGCTGGAAGGAAGATTGGGAACTAACCCAGAAGATGTATGAAGAATGTGGAGTCAAAGTCTTTGTAATCCCTAACACTTGAGGTAAATATGGAACGTCCGATTCACTACGAGATTCACGTAACGGTAAGAACTCAAGAAGTACAACGGTTTATGGATGTATGTAGTGAAATCAGAGTTAAACCTATCGTTTTAGATTTACAGAAGAAGGGTGGTTCCGGTTCTGTCCAAGATGTAATGACTTCTTCAAAGATAACCGGAACTGATTTCGATGCTATTCTGGAAAACAGGATGGTATCGGATGCTCTTTCTTCCAGAGGATTTGAAGTTGTTAGAGAAAAGATCGAAACCGTTCCTTGGCATCCGAAGGCGGTTGTATATGATCCGGATACGGATAAAGATGGCTACTTTGAAGCACACATTCCAATCATCGTAGCTTCTGAAGACGAGAAGACTTTTCTCTCCGATACATGTCAGAGTCAAGGTCTACATCTGAGCCGAAATCCGTTTAAGACTTTTGATAACGGTACATATGTTCAGTTCATTACGTTGCGTAGAAAAGTTCCTGTTGATAAGTTCAGGCAACTGGTATCAGCGACTGTATTAGGATTTCTACGGAATGGCATTTCCATAAGCGGTTCACCTGAAATAGAATTCGCTCTTTACGATTCAAACGTTAATCACGACGCTGATTGGATCAATTCATAATCAGCGTTAGAAATTGGTATAAGTATATTGTGGAAGTAAATAACACCCAAAACATTTCGTCTATTCTTTATCCAGACCAAGAGTCAAAAACAAATGAACAACCAAGAAAGCGTGGTAGACCAAGGAAAGTCGTTTCCCCTGAACCCGCTCAGCAAAAGCTTGAGCCAGAAGGAATCGCAAAACCAGTCCCGTATGTCTGGCCGTTTCCGCGATTTGCATTCTCACCGGAAATCACCAGCAAAACTACATCTTTTGACACGGCACGTATCGGCGGTTCTGGATCACACGGAACGGTCAGAGCAGCCAATCCTGACAAGCTGGCTTCTGCCGACAAGTCTGGAGGAAGTGGAGTCGGATCTCCCGTTCTTGGCAATGAGCCAAAACGGCGTCGAGGACGACCACCAAAAAACGCAGGAATATTGGTTCAACAGGGGAGCGTGTCGGTAACAGGTAGTACGTCTGAAGCTAATAAAGTTCAGACGTTGACCGAAAACGTTGCGGAAACTTTAGCCATTCAAAGCCCAATCGGAGATCAGCCTGTCAAAAAACGGCGAGGCAGGCCACCTAAAGTAAAGCCTCTGGATAACTGAAAGAGATTTTTTTGATTAATTTGTGGGTAAAGAAAATGCCTTGGAATTGGGACCACTGGCCCGTGCCGCCGACTAAGTAATTATCTCACGGGCACCAATTTCTCTTTGAGCATATCCATTGCTTCGCGCTTATAAGACCTAAGCTGGTCTTTGGAAATGTTCAAAGTTTTTGCCATCTCTGCATGGGTTTTGTCGTCACCGTCTTTTAAGCCGTAAGACATGATGACAATTTCTTTGTGTGGGCTTGGTAGATCGTCTACCATTTGGTGGATTCGTTCTTTATCAATTCTGCTTTCAACTTCGGTTCCAATGGGATCGATTTCAAACTCAGGACTATCCGTACTCATATCTTCTATGTAGTAGGTTAAAAATTTTGTTTCTGAGAGTTCCCTGAGGTCCTTTTCTGAGACCTTGGGGAATTTCTCTTTCAGCATTTCAAAAGAGCAGTTATCTGGATTGGCTTCAATAAACTTAGAAATCTGTTGACCGACTTGTTGTTTCCAGATGGGTAGAGAGACTATTCTCATTTTGGACATTGTGTACAAAATTCGCTGTGAGACCCACCACCCTGCGTAAGATAGGAATCTAACTTCTGGAGTTGGATTGTATTTCTCGAATCCGACGAGAAGTCCTTCGTTTGCTGAACCGATCAGTTCTTCGAATAGATAGAGATCACCTCCGCTAAAGTACTTGGCTTGTTTAAAAGCAAAGCGTAAATTGGAGTTGATGATTCTCTTTTTGATAGCTTCTTTTTTAGCGACTGAGGCAGCAGGGTCTTGGTATTCCAGAAACAGATCGTACTCCTCATTCCTATCTAATAGGGGGTGCGCACAAATCTGTTCGTAGTATTTTGATAAATCCATTATAGTTTCCGGTCATGAGACCTTGAAGTCTCCTTTAACGTAGAGTATCATAAAGAATCTTAATTATGCAAGAGTAATGTAAATGTCGAAGTTTTTGATAACAATCACCGGTCCTTCTGGTTCCGGAAAATCAGAGCTACTTAACAAGCTCATTGAAACTGGCAAGTTTGCCAAACTGTTAAGCGTAACTACCAGACCGCCTAGAGCAGGAGAAGTAGATGGAGTTGATTACAGATTTACCAGTGAATCTATTTTCCTTAGACTCATGGGAGAAGACGAGTTTGTACAAACCGTTCACTTTCAAGGACTGCAGTATTACGGAACACTTAAGAGTGATGCAGCTGAAGCGATCGACTCAGGAACTGTGCCAGTTGTTATTATCGAGCCAACTGGGATACCTCAGTTTCAGAAATTCGCTGCAGAGAATGGGTATCAGCTACTCACAATCTTTGTCCAAGCAGAGTTTGACGTTCTTGTACATCGCTACCTCTCTCGGCTTGTTTCAACCGATTTCGCAGATCCAGCAAGAGTTAAGTATCACGCAAAACGTATTGCCGCAATTCACACTGAGTACACTGACTGGCAGCATGTTGTACGCTTCAATTGTACGTTTATGAATTCAGGTGATAACTTGCAATACATATCAGAAATGGCTAAAATGGTGGAATACTATATTGAGAGCCCGAAATGAGCGTTAAAGTAGAGATGGAAGTAAACGAAGAGAAGAAGATGGTCGCACTCTCTTTTCAATGCAATTCCGAAACCGACCATGAAATCCTGGATGCTATTCGAGTAGCTATGTTTGGAGACTTCGAAAAGCGCGGAGGCTACGTTAGTTCTAACCAGCTCGTAGTCCAGGTAAAGACCGAGTAAACAAATTGAGAATTTTTGGTATAACAGTATTGGTACAACATTATGCTTGAAAAACAAGGTAAAGTTGTATTGACCGATGAGGACTTAACCCTGTATAATAAGGGTCAAGTATCCGAACGGATTAAAGAAACGTGGGGTCTCTCTTTTAGCGACCTCGAAGAAGTAGTGGCCTCACATAGTTACACAATTATTAAAACCAAGGAAGTATAAGTTAATGAATCTCGATTCACTTAAAGTATTGGCAGCTGCACTACCCGATTCACATAAGCAAAACGCGCTGGATCTGCTGGACCGCATGGAAGCTGTAGTAGAAGGAATTGGCGACGAACCTATCAAGTGGCGTGCCGCCCTGTTGAAACTCATTCAAGCAACGTCAGATCGTAGCAAGCTCCCGAAGGGTGTTGGCGCTGGTGACTTTATGCTTGGTGAAGAAAAGGTCGATCAACCGCTTAAGGTTATTCCGCTGTATATCGGTAACGGTCGTCAGTATTGGAGTCCGGACAAGGATGAAGCTAAGATGCTTTGTTCCAGCCCTGACGCTAAGGTTGGCTATATCGGCATGGATTGCGCAAAGTGCCCGCATGGTCAATTCAATGAAGAAACCCGTAAGTCAGATTGCAGCAAGATCAAGCAAATGCTGGTCATTGCAGCAGACTTCAGCGACATCTTCTCTATCAACTTCGCAAAGACAAACTATGCGATTGGTACTGAATTTGAATCGCTTCTGAAGAAGGCAGGCGTTGCTCCATATCGTCGTGTTTATCAGCTTAGCTCAAAGACTAACGCAAAGTACAAGAACGTTGAGTCATACGTAGTTGAACCGGCACCGGCAGCAGAGAAGAACGTGGCACCTGAACTTGTAGACTTCCTTAAGGAACTCTTTGAAGTAGTCCGTCAAGATCGTAAGGAATCACTCGATAAGTTCTATGAGTTTATCCAGATTCGCCGTGCATCAGACTCGGCACCTCAGTTGACCAACGATAGCGCAGACGCAACTCTCGCAATCGAAGGCCCAGCTGCAGAAGAAGGTGGCGACGTAGAACTCGCTAGCAAGTACTCAGTTTAAGTAAGCGTAATACAAAGGCTCCTTCGTGGAGCCTTTTTTGAAGGTAAAGATCGTGCAAGAAACCAAGAACAACGTTCCAGTTAAAGAGAACGACGCAGAGGATACGCTTCCTGAGCATATTAAGCTGTGTGCAGAATTATCCCTAAGCATTTCTCTCGGTGATAACGAGATTAAAGATCGTGTGTTCCATCTGTTAGGTGGTACAGCGGTGTTTGGGGTGTGTATTGGAGAATTAGATGATTCGTTCTTAGTAGCTGCTTCTTGCCAGCTAGTAAGTGAAAACGGAAAAGTAGACGGTAAGCCATTCAGTCGATCCAAAATTATCCGACTGATGCGAACCAGCGTTACATTCATCACTATTCCTGAAGCAGAGCATCGCTATTATTTCTATAAATGGCTAAAGAAGCAGTTTACGAATTTACCTTCTTTTTTTAGTCAGGATAGACGTGACATCGTTGAAAACTTCGTGTATGCTTATGAAAACCGCAATACACATAAAGTTGAGCAAAACGATGATCAGATATCTGATGAACCCGAACTACAAGAGGATAATACTAAAGGTAGTGACGACAGCTTCTGGTCTCCCTACACTAGTATGGAATTCCATTAATTATGACAGACGTAGTTGAACAAGTAGAAAGTACCGGAGAAGTAAATGATGGCTTGAAAGAGATTTCTAAAGAGTTCCTTGAAACCCTCTACAAGCAAAGTAGTTCTCTTGAAGAGGTAGCACTTGATGATATTTCGCTTGGACCTTGGTCCCATTCGAAGCTTAAGGTTCTGGAGAAATGCCCTTTACAATTCTATCTGAAGTACATTCTGAAGGTTAAGTTACCGCCTCAGTTAGCAGCAGCGCAAGATACTTCGCTAGCCGACGTTGGTTCGGCAGCACACAAAATCCTGGAGTTGGTATTCTTCGGTCACACAGTAGCAAATGCTTATGCAATGGCTAAGACAGAGTTTGTACCAAGCAAGCTTACTGAAGAACTCTGGATCGAACGAATCGAGGGAGTTGAGTATAACATCACTCAGTTCAAGGATCGTATCGATAATTTTAAGAAGCGTAACAAGGTTAAGAAGGTCTATACCGAGCTTCGACTAGGTGTTACCCGTGACTGGAAAGCCACGAAGTTCTTTGCAGCAGATGTATGGTTCCGAGGCGTAGTTGACTTCGTAATCATTCTGGAAAATGGCGATGCCATGATCCTGGACTGGAAGTACGGTCCTCCTGCAGCGGCTGGTATCCGTAACTACAAGCAACAGTTGGATTCGTATAAGCCAATGATTAACTTCGGGCTGACGCCTATCAAGGGTGCTACGTCTGGAGTTGGCTTCATCCGGGAGGGTGAGATTATCCTAGATGAGTTCTCTAACAAGGAAGACATCGAAGGTAAGATGAAAAACATGATGGAGTTCAATGTACAAGGTGCTATTGACTCTGTATCCGAAGATAAACACTTCGCTCATCGTGTAGGAAATCACTGTAAGTACTGTGAGTTTGCTCCTTGGTGCAAGGCCAAGAAAGCTGACGGTAACCTCAAAGATTTGGAGAAAGCTACTTCCAAGTTTTTCGAGATCAAAAAAGTAGAATAAAATCAACAGCTTATAAGCTGTGACTAGAAAAGCGGACTAGAGGTCTGCTTTTTTAGTTTGTAAATCGTAGTTCTTTTGAGTTATCCTATGGGACTTGATTAAGGCGTAGGTAAGAGATGTTTGAAACAATTAAAAAGGCTGTAAACCTGCTTGAGCAAATCGCAAACGATACTCAGCAGTCAATTGTAGAAAATGGTACAAACACATTTAGATTTGAAGACGATGAAGACGTAGGCTGTCCATTCTGTGGCCATAAAGGCTGCTTCAAGATGTTCTTTAACGAGGACGAACCAGAGAAGGCAGGTTACCACTGTTTTAGCTGTGAGGCTCATGGAGACGTCATTGAGTGGACTGCAAAGCGTAATGATGTAACTCTTCGAGAAGCGTGTCTTAAGCTTTCGAAGGAACATGATATTAAACTGCCTTCGGACTACAATCCGATTGCAGAGATTTTCCAGTTAGCAGCAACGTATTACGAGAATTGTCTTTGGGAAGAGTGCAACAAGCCATATATGGAGCTTGCGAAGATGACTCCGTCCGAGTATCAAATGAAGGTACGAGGACATTCTGAAGAAATTCTCAAGCAGGAACATGTAGGTTGGTCCGATGGCGGAGTTGTAGCGTATCTTGAAGCATTAGGGTATGACACAGAGATTCTTCTAGCTTCAGGACTTAAGAGTGAAAAGACTGGTCGTGATTTCCTCCCTTCGAAGGTATTCATCTATCCTCATTATGTGAAAGGTAGAGTCTCCCACTTTACCTTCAAAGATCCGCTAAAGAAATTGGCGTATCAACTTCCAAATCGGTTCTGTCTTAACGGGCACCAATTTTGGGGACAAGATACTGTTGTAGGTAAGGATGTCGTCTACATCGTTGAAGGTGAGAATGATCGTTTGAGTCTGTTGCGTGCAGGTAAAACTGGCGTACTGGCAACTATTGGTCAGATCTCCGGTAGTCAACTTGACTGGATTCGTGAGAATCTCAGCAAGAAGACAATCGTAACGTTCTTCGATAATGATGAAGCTGGCGATAAGTATCGAACTAAAGTTGATAAACTTCGTAAAGCGTTGTCTACTGTAATTCAGGTAATTCCTGGAGAACGTGAAGATGACATTGATAAACTGATTTGCAATGGAGCAGATGTAGATGCGCTTATTGAAGCGAGCAAAGGGCCAGGAACGCAGGTCGTGGCTGTGGAGTCCGGGTCTGGAAAAGTACAGTTCGATGGGGGCTCGTATCTTCAGAGAATGGAGTCGGCAGGCGGTGAAGGACATAACGGAGAAGGAGAACGAGATATTTCTGGAGAAGATTCAGGAGATATTGAAATCCTCCCTCCCGGAAAAGAACTAGCTCAGAACTCAATTGTTCAGAAGAAGGGTTCCTACTGGCGAGTAACGTTTAAGGAAGGTGAACCGCAGTACACGAAAGTAAGTGACTTCGTAATCGTACTGAAGAACATTTACATTACTGAAGATGGGGATAGACATCGTGAAGTCGTTATCGTCAGAGAAGACGGTCAAAAGAGTATTCCAATTCTAATCGACTCGGAAACTAAAGTCTCTCTCAAGCCTTTCAGAACATTGCTTGCAAGAGCGGTTGACGCCGATTTCAAAGGCAATGAACGAGATATGTCTGGACTTTGGGAACTCGTCTACTCCCAGTCATCAGAAACACAAGTCCGTGTTACACGAACTGTTGGACGTCATGAAGGAATGCGTGGTTGGATCTTCCGCAATCGATTCATTTCTGACACAGGGGCAGTCATTGAGCCTGACAAGGACGGTGTCTTTTGGCTTGCAGGTAAGACAGTCGGTATTAGGCCTGAATCGCTCAACGTTGCCTCGAATCAAGTTCACACAACTGGGGACAACTCCGGGAAAGTCGATATCCCTTATATCGAGCCTGACATTTCAAGAGCTGAAGCAGATGATCTCATGAAGGGTATCGTGGAGAATCTAAGTAAGAATCTGAACAATCCAGGTCACGCTTTGATTCTTCTAGGCTGGATGTATGCTTGTATTTACTCAAATACGATTTTCTCTTTGAACAAGAGTTTTCCGTATCTGTTCCTATGGGGCACGAAGGGTAAAGGTAAGACTTCGATTGCGAAGTGGATTCAAGACTTTTATGATATGCGTGACTGTGGCTACACTTCAGTTCCGCAGTTGAAGTCAGCAGTAGGTTGGGGTCGTAAGGTTGAGTACTATTCTTCACTTCCAGTCTTCATCGATGAAATTCGATCAGACCAAGAGACGAAAGAGTATGTGAACTTGTTTCGTACGTACTATGACCGTACTCCAAGAACGATGGGGGTTAAAGATGGTTTTGGTGTCAAGACTCAAGAAGTCCGTTCCTGTTTCATGTTCGTCGGTGAAGACTTATTTGAAGATCCTGCAACCAGAGAGCGCTGCATACCTGTTCGTATTCCAGTAAACAAC